AGGACATCGTATACAGCTATCCGTTTGGACCAAGTGGTGTGGTCATTTGGCGCTACAACACCATTTACAACTCGCCCAACGATGGCATCTTCTTCGAGTTCGGCGGCGCGGATAACTTTCAATTCTACCGCAACGTATTCTACGGGTCGCAATTCTCGCTGTTGACTACTAAAGCACCTGGAACTTACGGGCCGATCCTGCTGTACAACAACGTATTCGCGTCGACCACTGGGCCTTGCTCCAGTAACTGCGCAGCCGTCTACGACGGCGGCAGTACCATGACCGGAGTCCAGGTTTACAACAATGTCTTCTACTATGTCGCCAATGCAATATCAGGCAGCGCCGGGGAAGCCAGCGACTACAACGCTTACAGTTACACCACCTATGGTGGTTTCTCTTGGCCATCAAGTGAAACGCATTCTCTGACTTTCAATCCCGGTACGCAGAACCCATTCGTGAACATCGCGAGCGGCAACTTCCATCTCAGTAGTCTGTCCACAGTACTCAATGGTGTTGGAAAAACGCTTACCAGCGACGGCTTTATCGACGTAGACATGGACGGCAACGTCGCGACCGTGCCGTGGAATATTGGCGCGTTCAACAACCCGCCGAACACGCACCTGTCGGTGCTGGGAAACACCTCGTGGGCAGGCCCAGCAACCACGAAGTGAGCAAGGAGTGGTTACATGGCAAGCAATTCGCAGCGCCGCGTCGAACTCAAAGCCATGGATGTATTAGTCTACAAGGGCATGGAGCTGGATCGTGGTGTCCTGGACGCCATTATGGAAACCAACAGCCGCCTGCTCTGGGCCTTCATGCGTGACGGCGACACCGTTCGCGCCGTGCCCTACTCGGAGGATCAAGTCATCTGGATGGCCGAGTCCGACATACTCAAGGAACAAGACGTTGAAATTTAGCAGTGTAGAAAGGACGTTGGCAGATGCCGAAGCCGCGCAAACGTAAGCACGCCAACCCATTCGAGCAAGCCATGGGGGTACACGGCGCCACGTCGGCCACCGCTGCCGATATGTTCACCAATGCGGCAGCACGTATGGGATTTGGTACGCCGTCGTTGGGGCAGGGCGCTGAGTACACCATGGTGCGTATCAGCTACGATTACTGGCAGCTGATCACCTTGTTCCGCAATCACTGGATTAGTCGTCGTATTGTCGAAGTACCAGCGCAAGACATGGTCAAGGCTTGGCCCAAGCTGACCAGCGATCTCGAGCCGAAGGATCTCACGCGCGTCGATCGCGCCATTCGGCGTACGAACACTAAGAACAACGTACTGACCGGGCTCACTTGGGGCCGTCTATTTGGTGGCGCGGGCGCGCTCATCGTTATTGATGGGCAGGAGAATGAACTCGACCAGCCATTGGATTTAGAGTCCATTCGCATCGGTGCGTACAAGGGTGTTATCCCGTTTGATCGCTGGGCAGGCATCACGCCTGTCGGCGATGTGTGCACTGACATAAATCGCCCGCTAGATTTCAACAAGCCGGAGATGTACGAGGTGCGCGTAAACGGCGGCTCTGCTTTTCAGGTGCATGCGTCTCGGCTGCTGCGCTTCCTTGGGCCAACCGTACCGACGCCGGAGGTAGAAGCGCAGAGTTACTGGGGCATCAGCGTGCTGGAGCCGACGTACGAGTCCATCACCATGCTGGACAACATGTACTGGAACATCCTGTCGCTTTCTTTCCGCGCCAACCTGCTCGGCATGAAGTTCCCACAGCTGGCCGAACTGCTGTCCGGGCTCGGATCGTCGCAGCTGGCCTCGCAGAAGTTCGAGCAGCGCATGTCCGCCGTCAATCACCTCATGTCGAACAACTCGCTGATTCCGCTGCCAGCCGACGGCGGTCTTGAGTCGACACAGTACAGCTTCGGCGGGCTGAGCGACGTCCTGCAGCTGTTCCAGTTGAACTTGGCGGGAGCGGCGCAGATGCCGGTGACGCGTCTGTTCGGACGTACGTACAGCGGACTTGGGCAGGCCGGAGATGGCGACGAGCGCATCTACGAGGAGAAGATAGCTACAGATCAATCCACCTACATGGTTCCGCAACTGGAGAAGCTGTACCCAGTAGTGTGCATGTCGGAGTTGGGCGAAGTGCCAGACGATCTGGATCTGAATTGCCCTTCTATACGCGTGCTGGACGAGAAGGAGAAGGCCGAGCTGGCCAAGTCCGTGGCCGACACCACTACTGTGTACCTCAACGGCGGTATTATGTCGCCGCGCAAGGTGGCGCAGGAAGTTAAGCAGTCCAGCGACATTACCGGCATCGGCACCAACCTCGATGACGAGTTCATCGCTAAGCTCAGTGACGACGTTCAATCGGAGGGCGAGCTGGGTGATGGTCTGTTCGGCGGTGAAGGCGCTGGCTTGAACGAGGCGGATAGCCCCGGCAAGGCTATCAAAGCTGAGAACGAAGAAGGCAAGGAGGACGCGAAGAAGCAGCTGCTTGCAAAGGCCGGGGAAGCGCAGGACACAGCGCCAGCCATGGACACACTACCGTCTGGTCTCAGTGCAGGCGAGAAGGTGCTGGTCAACGGCAAATTGCTGACCGTGCGGAAGGTCACCACTGGTACGACGGACTTATTTGGAGAGCCTACCGTACAGGTGTTGTTCGACACCGGCGAGATCGTCGCCTACCGTCCGAACAAGGACGTGAAGGTGCGTGCGGAGGATGCGGAGGATGCGGAGGATGCGGAGGAATCTGTATTGTTCCGCGACCTGGCAATTGGAGAACATTTCCTTTGGCGGTTTGGTTCTGAGTACTTGACACTAAAGAAAACTGGCAAACAAAAGGCCGTCGACCCTAAAGACGGCGTCGAACAGTTCATCTCGTTGAACTATCCGACGCGGAGGGTTCCAGCTACTGGCAGGACTAAAGCCACCGACTCCGCACAGAAGTTCCACGCACCCAGTCAAACCAACACCAGTAAGTCGAAGTGTGGTGCAACAGCTAGGCGCGGTGGCACACTATTGGTTGCCACTGCGGAAGAATGGGCACGACTTCCGCAGACAGAAAAATGTAGTAAGTGTATGGAACGTGACCGCGCCACCGACGACGATGGCGCTTCCAGTATGACGCAGCGCGCCATTGACTTCGAGCTCTATCACGCCATGCCAGTACGCGTTGAGTCGCGGCAGGGCACGGTGCGCTCCGGCATCACGCCAGACGGCAGGTCGTGGAGCGTCAACATGCCAGCAGACTACGGCTTTATCGATGGCGCACCTGCGGCCGATGAGGACAGCCTAGACTGCTACATTGGCCCTGCACCGGAGTCGAGCAACGTCTACGTCGTGGACCAGTACGATATCAACGGAAAGCGATTCGACGAGCACAAGGTGATGCTCGGCTACCACACGCAAGAGTCGGCGCTGGAAGACTACATGTTAGGCCATCACCTATCAAAGAAAACGTTCGCAGCCATAACGCCGTTCACCATGCCAATGTTTCGTCGGTGGATCGCTACGGCAGATATGACTGCGCCTTGTAGCCCTGCTGTACAGCGGTAATTGTTCTGTGAACGGAGCCTTGGTTATGGAGCTCGTATCAACGCAAGAACGCCAGCGCATCTTTGAGCATTACATGCGTATGGATCCGACAAAAGCAGCCGATCGTTGCTTCATGGAAAATAAGTGCGCGAGTCTAGCGCACAGTATGTTCCTGGAAGCGCAGCAGTTGGAGCTACTACGCAATCGGCTGGAGGCAGGAAATGGTAGCGTGGATAATTGCAAGAACAGACCTGAATAGGCCGTGCTGGTTTACTGTGTATTTGGGCGAGTTCACTTACAGTACAGAAATCTGTGAGGCTATGCGATTTTCAAGAGAGCAAGATGCCGTCGATATGATAGACAGCAAGTTCTTCGAAGATGCGCAGGTTGAAGCACAGGAGCAGTTATTCTTATGCGCTTAGTGACGCAGTCTCGCGTAGGTGATAACGGCACTTGCTTTCGCTCTTGTATCGCCTCCATTTTTGACGTACCGGAGTCCGACGTTGTCGACTTCGACGGGCCGCGCAAATACATGCATAACGCTACCGAGCTTGACGATTACTGGGCCAACGTACAAGGTTGGCTCGGCGAGCGCGGTCTACGGTATCGTCGCGTGCCGCTTAGTGGTAGTAAGCCGAGCGGCTACAGCACGATTGAAGGTATAAGCCCACGCGGTGGCCTACATGCTTGTGTAGCCTACGACGGCAAGTTGGTGCACGATCCACATCCACTGGATGGCACCGGGCGCGGGTTACTTGAACCGCGTTATTACGGATTGTTAGAGCCAACTGAACGCGGGCAAGCTAAAGACGGCGTCTTGAGCCGCGCGCTGCTGCTGGCGGCGCTGTTGGCTTGGTACAAGGAGCGCAAAGTGGCTACCAGCTGCCATACTTACAACCTGGCAGAATACAAGCCGAGGCGTAGGGCGTTCGACGGTAGTCTGCCGCTCAATCGGTATCCGATGCACAAGATACTGGATGCGTTGGGGATAGACATCAAAGAATACATGCGGCGCACGGAGAGCCAAAAGACCGAGCTGTTGCGCACCGCCATAGAGCATTTAGATAAGGCAAGGAGAACTTAGTCATGGCAGCAGGATCTTTCAGCGTAAGCGCCGCGCAAGGCACCAGTTTCGGCTTCGCGTCCACCAACATCGCACTTCCCGGCTCCGGCGCGGTGCTGCGCGTAGCCAACCTGGGGCCATGCCACATCACGGTCATGTTGGGTGACGGCACAACCACCGTTACGCAGTCCACCGGCGTCACCATCCTGGCCGGACAGACAGAATGGCTCACCGTGAGCGGAGCCACCAACATCGCCGGAGTAGCGGCGGGAGGGCCGGGCAACACGTCCACCGTCAACCTCGCAACCGGCGCACTGACCGCAGCAGTCTAGGGAGAACGACAATGCCGCTACTGGCGGGTAAGAAGAACATCGGCCACAACATTGAGGTTGAGCAGGCGGCTGGCAAGCCTCACAAGCAGGCCGTAGCCATCGCGTTGAGCAAGGCGCGGGGCAGGGACTTCGACTACACCAAGCTCAAGGGCTTCGGGCCGAAGAATCCACGCGGTTCGAAAACCAGCGCAGCCCTGGCGCGAAGCCTCAAAGATCTTACGGCGGCGTACTTAAAGGCAGGCCGTAAGAATACGTTCGCGGAATTCGTCAAGGCGGCTGATCCGGTCAATGCCAAGGAGATACTGGCGTATTACGAGGCAGCGCGCACCAAGGACGAACTCCAGCCTGTCGGCGACCCGGAGCGCGCCGTGGCGCTGAAGAAGCACGAGGCTGGAGTCACCAAGTCGCAGGACTCCGCCGAGCCGGTCACCGGGTTCGAGAAGGGCGGCGGAGTAGGCGCGCGCGACTGCGAGCACTGCAAATACATGGCCAAGGACAGTGGCTGCGACCAACCAACCATGGTCAAAAGCAGCAAGCAGCCCAAGAACGGTGCAGGGCTGCCTATAGTACACGAGCACGACGTTTGCGCGTTCTTCGAGCGCGCTGGAAAGGCTGCAGACATGAAGGCGAAGGACATACAGGCGGACGAGGTTCGCGCGGCGCTCGGTATCAGCGAGTCCGATTGGGCTAAATTGGACAAGAACGCGCGGCAGGAGAAAGCGCGCGAGGCACTGAAGCGGCGCGGCAAGGACGTGCTACCCATAGCCGTCAAGACCAGCAATCTGGTGCCGCTGCCGACGGAGAACGGCGAAGCGACCTACGCTTCGCGCGGCGCGCGCGACCGAGGTAGATTCGCCAAGGCTGGCGACAACATCGCCACGCTGCCGCTACAGACCTCCGGCTCCGAGCCGCAAGACCACATGACGCGGGCCGTCCAGTACGAGATTGCGGGCGACCGCGCGCGCGCGCTGGACAGCTACCGCGCAGCCGCTTCCGGCTACCGCCGCGCCGGTGACGCCGCCAACGAGACCAAGGCGCGCGACGGCATCGAGGCCTGTCAGGCCAGGTTCGCGCAGCAGTACACGCATCCCGGTCGCGGCAAGGTGAGCGTCTGCGACTCAGCGGACACCGCGATTCGCGTGGCGATCGAGCGCACAAGGGCTGGGGAATCGGTCACGGTGCGCGGAACTAAGGTGCTGCCGGGTAGAGTGCGCATCGGCGACATCAGCTACGCACGCGTACAATGCGCTGGGTGCTCGAAAGTATTTGCAGACTCGAAGCAGCTACAAGCGCACCTAGACAAAAGCCCCAAATGTGCGAAGTTGTACCGCAATGGAAAGGCGACCGACGAACACGAGGGCTTCGCCAAGCTCAAGGGCGAACTCAGTCATGAGAAGGGCGTCGCCGAGCCCGGCGCGCTGGCGGCCTCCATCGGGCGCAAGAAGTACGGCGCTGCTGGCATGGCCAAGAAGGCCGCTGCTGGACGTGCCAAGGACATAGCGAATACTCGCGAATGGAGCGAGTCCGCTCTGCGCAGCACCCTTGTCGACCTTGAAAAAGCGCTGAAGGACGCGCGGACGATGGGAAAGCCGCAGTACGGCGGCAACACGCGCCAAATAGAGGAAGACATCGAAGACATAAAGCACGAGCTGAAGGATAGGGCGCGCGCAAAGGACAGCAGGGAGGTGCTGCCGGTATGATCGACACCGAGGAGTTGGAAGACCTGGAGGTGCTGCCCGCGACGCGCAGCCCGCACGGCTACCTCGCCAGCCCGCTCACCGACAACATCCACATGACGGACGAGGGCTACCTCGTCGTCGTCGGCTGCCCGATAGCTCGCACCGGCTGGCAGAAGTACGCCGTCAAGGATCTGCCGCAGCAGCGCGCCGCCGATCTTGGTGTGGACATCAGCAACCCGGAGGCGTCCATCGAGCTCTACCGACCTGCGAGCGAGGTGTTCAACCCAGAGTTCCTGGCCTCGCTCAACGGCAAGCCCATCACCGACGGTCACCCGCCCGGTGGTGAGTTCGTCGATCCAGAGAACTTCAACAAGTACGCCAAGGGGCACATCCAGAATGTCCGCAAGGGCACGGAGCCGCTGGAGGACGGTGAATGGCCTATCATCGCCGATCTCGTTATCAGCGCTGAGCCGCTCATTGGCAAGGTTCGCAGCAAGGCGGCGCGCGAGCTCAGTCTTGGCTACGACTTCGGCATTGAACGCGACGGCGAAAAAATCATCCAGTGCAACATGCTCGGGAACCACAATGCCGTGGTGCCGAGCGGTCGCGCGGGTGATCTTGTGCGCATCGAAGACGCTGCGCCCGAGGACAACACAAGTTTACCAATAGATGTACAACCTGCGCCAGTGGCGGAAGTTATCGAAGCCCTTCCAGCGTACCCACCAATAGCAATCAATTTCAAACCAAATAAGGAGAAGCAACCCGTGGCAAAACCCAACAAACTGCTTCGTCTTTTCATGGGAAAGCATATCATCGAGATGGCGCGAGCCACGGATGCCGACCCTGAGAAGATCATGGAGGCGGCGGAGGCTCTGCACGAGCCGGAAGAACCCAACGCCGAAGATGCGCGCAGCAAGGACGGCGAAGTGCCGGCTGCGCTCAAGGAAAATGAGTTCAAAGCAGAGGACAGCAATCGGGCGCACGATGCACTGGCGCGCGCGCTGGATCGTGCTCTGGACGCGCGTGCCAAGGATGCGAAAGCCAAGGACGCCAACATCGAGGCTTTGAAAACTCTTCTCGACGAATTCCTTTCTGAGGAAGAAGGCGAGGCGGAGCATGCTGCGAATGACGACGATCCCGAAGTTGATCCGTCGGAGCTGGAAGCTGTACTTGCTGGCGAGGCGGACGACGAAGAGCCGTGCGCAGAATGTGGCAAGGCGCACGACGGTGAGGAATGCCCCGGCGAGTCAATGGAAGCCAGCGGCGAAGAGGCCATGGATGAGGAGGGCGAAAGCCCAGATCCCGACTCCGACGATGATCAGGAGGACGTGGAAGTAGCCAGTGACAAGGGTAAGGCGTCCGATCGTGCACGTGCGGCAGACGCGGCCACAGCCGTACTGCGCATGATTCGTCCTTTCGCAGCTCGCTCCAACGACAAGGCGTTCCAGGCTACATTCAACCGCGCGCTCGATTCTGTAAAGAAGTCTAGCCGTACTTCGACCGGAAGTTACGGTGCGTTTGCCTCCTCGGCACGTGCGCGTGACAAAGCTGGCCGTAGTCCCAATCCCACTGACCGCACTCGCGCTACGGACGCTGGCAAGGCAGATCCGATCAGCAAGATGCAGGAGTTCTACAACACCGCCCATAAAGGAGGCAAATAATGCCACAGTTCAGCTTCGGCCAAGTCATCAATGTGACAGGGCCGAATAACGGCTTCCAAGGTACGGTTAGCCGCTTCGGCGAGCGCGTCATCATGGCGCGTCAGTTCATTCCGTACACCGCAACCAACAATCTTAACTTCGGAGACCCTGCGGTCATCCTTCCCGGCGTCGGCAACGGCGGCGGTGCAGTTACCTCGGTGGCCGACCTCGTAGGACATTCGGCTGCTGGCATTGCGCTCGTCGCTTCGGCGTTCGCTGGCATGGCAGTGCGCGAGGTTAAAACTCAGCTCACCTACCCGGCTGGACAGCAGCCAGGCATCCAGCAAGTTGGCTACTACGCCAACGAGCAGATGTCCGAAGTGCTGGAGCGCGGTAATGGGACCATTCTGTTGAGCGTTGGTGCGCCACTGGCGGAGGCGCAGGTTTACACACGCGTCGTTCTCAACGGAGCTGTGCCTGCTGGTGTCATCGGAGATTGGGAAACCAATCCAGCTGCCACCGACCTGTTTAGCACTACGGCCACCGCAGCCGCTATTGGTACTGCGGTTACGCTTGCTTCTGCAGCCAATACGCAGAATGGGCAGGTCGTGACCGGTTTCGGCATCGCTCCTGGCAGCTACATCGTCAGTGGTGGCGGTACGACTGCCATCGTGCTCAACCAGAACACCACGGCTATCATCCCGGGCGGAACGCCCATCACGCTCAGCAACCTCGTGGCGCTGCCCAATGTCGTCGCACGTACCGGCCATCTGGACAGCAACAACATCCTCGAAATCACCATCAAGGTTCGTAACGCGGCCTAAGGAGAGCACAGACAATGAAGCGTACTATTCCAAATCGTTCGCGCGGTTTCGACGCGTCGGGCGCATCCGGTCTGGCGTTCCTCCAAAGCCAGCTGGAACTCATCGACACGGACCTAGTTCGTCCGTTGCAGGCTGTCACGCACAAACGTGACATCGCTGTTGAAGTAGGCGGAGGCTTCCCGGAATTCATTTCGGCGTTCGCTTCCAACTACGCATCCACCGGCACCCAATTTTACGGGCTGCAGGGTACCAACAACACGGAGATCCCCGAAGCGCAGGCCGACATCCAGAAGGGCATCTGGCGCACGTACAACTGGGCGATGGGAATGACCATCACCTGGATTGACCTGCGCCGCATGGAGACCGCACTGCGCACCGGACAGGCTCCCCCGTTCAGCTTGCAAGAGCTTTACGAGGAGTCGGTCGAGACCACCTGGGGCAAGGCGCTGGACTTCGTCGTCTACGCCGGATTCCTTGGCGATCCCGGACTGATCAACAACCCGAACATCTTCGAGTCGGTAGCGCCGAACGGCGCTGCTGGGTCGTCCACTTGGGCGCGAAAGACGCCGCAGGAAATTCTTGCGGACATCAACTTTGCGCTCAATCAGACTGTGGAGAACTCCGGTTACTCCGCCGCTGAGGGTATGGCCGATCGCTTGCTGATTCCGTACACCCAGTTCGCTACACTTACTCAGCCCATCGCAATCGGCGGCTCGCCTGTTGCAATGAGCACCATTGAGTACGTGGAGAAGAACTGCGTTGCAGCGCATAACGGGATTGACTTCAAGATCAACTTCCTCCCCAACCCATGGATCAGTGGTACTGGTAGTGGTAACACGCTGCCGCCAGGGTCCCCCACTGGCGGTAATGGACTTGACCGTGGCTTCTTCTACAAGAACTCCAAGAAATCGGTGTACTTGAAGATTCCACAGCCGATGATCCAGGCACTCTCCGTCCCGACGACCCGCGCAGGCGGTGCGTACGAAACAATGTTCGCCGGTTGCATCAGCCAGGTCATTTACAAGCGGACCACCACCGCTTACTACTTGGACGGTATCTAAGCTGTAGCCGTCTAAGCGAGGTTGTGCGGGCAGTTCGAAGCTACACTACGTTGATCCTTGCCAACGGCGTGTAGCGGACTACTGCCCGCACAGCACTACAACCAAAAGTAGCAAGGAGAGTATACCGTAATGCCAATGACACTATATTTCAAACGTGCGAAGTGCTTCGTCCAGAGCGACGACAACGGCACTCGCAAGTTCCTGGCCCAGCCAGGACCCAGTCCGCAGCCAGTGCCTTTCTGGGTTGCCAGCACGGCAACATTCGAGCGCGGGGTCAAGGACGGCAGCATTGTCAACCTCACGCCACCAGCACAGATGCCCGGCTATGTTCATCCCAAGGCTGATGACGTGGCTGACGAGCCAGCCGATGTTGTCGGCCCGCAGGATCCGGCAGGCGAAGAAGTGGAGCAGAAGGAAGTGCCGCAAGCTCCATTCGGCGGCCAACCCATGACGCCAGTAGCGCCTGCCCCAAAAGTTGGTAGCGTGCGCGCTGCCGGTGGCCGTGGCGGTAATAAGTAAGTGATTTCCGCCGGATGCGCTCTGCTGTCTGCGCTCCGGCGGAATTTAGCGCTGTTACAGGAGATACTCTGATGGGCGGTTTCTGCAATAATCTGAACACCCCAAATTTCAACGCATGGCTGCAGACCGCGTGGGGCGCAGGGGCTGAGTTCGGCGTTGTTTGTGGAGCGTTCTACAGCGCGACGAATTTAGTTTTCGGTCAGAACCCTCCTTACTATCTAGACGACTTCCGAAGCATCTATCCCAAATTCTTTGGGCTGCCGACGGCGCTAAGTGGCTGCGCGACTGTCATAGGATCAAACGTTGTCACAGTGCCTTCTGTACTTGGCTTGGACTACGGCCAATTCGTGCAGGCAATGGGCGTATTCCCGAAAGGCACCGTAGTCACCGATATTGGAAGCAACACCATTACGCTCAACAACGCGGCGCTTTTGACCACTGCCAACGCCACACTCATGGTGTTCGAAGCTTCTCCCATACCAAACGGCGTTATTTTGATGTACCTGAATCTTGCGTACGCATCGCTTGTACAGGCACGCTGGCAGGAGCAGTGGTTCGTGGCCATGGGCTGGTTCATAGCGCATTACTGCACACTGTACGCGCGGTCTGACGCCAGCGAAGTGTTCGAGACTCTGCAGACCACGATGCATTCAGAAGTGCCTATGGGCACTACGCCGGGTAGTGTGTACACGCTCAGTTCTGCACCACCGGGCGGAGCATTGCAGGCATTAACTAAGAATGGCTTGTTCCAAACTCCTGGCATTAATTACACGCTGAGCGGAGCAACAATTACACTGGCCGCGCCTACCATAGCAAACGACACTCTTTACGCCGTGTGGCCAGTTCAAACACAGACATTTACAGCCAACGCTCCTAATGGCGCGCAGATAGCCGCGCAAGGCTTGGCTGGTGGGATACAGACGTCTAAGTCGGTTGGTGATGTGAGTGTTGGCTACCAAGCTCTGACTGCATTGGAAGATTGGGCGGCGTGGGGTTTGACAAGCTACGGGCAACAGCTGGCCACCATGGCCAAAGTCGTAGGGGCTGGCCCAATGGTGATTTGGTAAGCAACAATACATGAAAGATGGGGCCAAGATATAATGTCAGACGGCGAAGTCGCGATACTGCGCAGAGAGATAAAAGACCTGTCCGATAAGTCCGACAGGCAGCACGCGGCAAATCAAAAAAGCCAGCAAGAAGACAGAGACGCTTTCCGTAATGCCTTGCTGGCGCAGCAGCAAACTTTCGCCGCTGCTATGAACGAGCAGCGCAACATATTTCAGGAATCAATTAATAAGCAATTTCTAGCTCACGTTGACCTTGACAAGAAAGTGGACAGGCACAACACGCTGCTGGAAAGCATAGTAGGCGATGGGCAACCCGGCGAAGGTAGGCTCGGTGTATTGGAGAGCGGCATGGATATCATGAAGAAATTTCGCTGGCAAGCCCTTGCTGTGGTTTCTCTCATGATGTGGGCCATAGAGGTGTGGCGCCATGGCCACTAGAACCGGGCCGCAAATAACAATAGCGCGCAAATCTGGTGCAGCAGTGCTGTTTGCTCGAATGGCCGGTCTTGGCAAGACGAGCGCTTATGTTGGTGTGCCAGCCGCTGGGCGCGACGCGCGCACGAAGCAGCTGCTGGACATGGCCGGCAAAACTAACAGTAAAAAGAAGAAGGCCAAGCTGCAAAAAGCTGCCAAGCAGGACATTAACAACGCCGAGTTGCTGTTCATACAGGAAAACGGAAGCCCCATCAATCACATACCGGCACGCCGCGTATTGGATCCGTCTATCAAGGCTGACGGTAACAAGCAGGCTATAAGCCACGAGCTGGAAGCATCCATCAAGGCCACACTGGACGGCGAAAAGGACAAGGCCGAGCAAAAAATGCTGCGCGCCGCCTTGGCTGGGCAAAATGCCGCGCGCAAATGGTTCACGGACAGCCGCAATGGCTGGGCACCCAACGCACCAAGAACCATCAAGGCAAAAGGCAGCGACAAACCGCTGATCGACACAGGTGCACTGCGTGCGTCTATCGTGGGCGTTGTACGAGAGGAGTAGTTCATGCTGAGGAGTCGAGAAGTGCTGCCGGTTGGTGACGGTCAGCTGCCCCGCGAATTCACCTCGCACGCGGCTTTTTCAGAGCGGGCGCTGAAACTGCTCAAGAAACAAGCGTTTGAGTACGCTGATGAGTGCAGGAAAGAAGGTCAAGAAGTTAAGGTGACGGTTCGCTGGAGCACCTTCACCGCACCGGGCAGGGGCATCGTGCAGGTGCCGACGTACACGGTGAAACAGAAATGATCTCGGTATTCGAGGTCGTAGTCGATCCAGACATGATTGCTCCCAAGCCGTTCACGATCCTGCGCAGTACGGGCAAATTTGTACTCGGCGGCTTCGAATCCACGACCACGTCCATCCCAATGTTTGGCCCAGTGCAGCAGGCTAACAACAAGGAACTATCCATGCTGCAAGAAGCTGACCGCATTGGCAGCATTTTCTCCTTTTGGTGCACTAGGCCAGTGTACACCACGCGCGGCTACGCGCCAGTGCCAGGTGTGTACGGAGAAACGCCACAAGGTTCCGGGGCTGTCTACACTCTGAGCGCGTCGCCCAGCGGTGCGGTTGACGTGTACTCGGCAGGCCTGTTGCTGCAGCCGCAAGGTGTGGATTACACGCTCACAGGCAGCACGCTGACATTTAATGTTGCTCCGCCGGAGCCGCCCTACGTAGTGTGGCAGATAACGGTTAACTCGGAAGCGAGCGCCAGCGACATTCTAGAATACGACGATGAGCAATACCGCATACTTCAGACGTACTACGATCCTGGCGGTGGTTATTGGAAGGCGCTGGGAACCAGACTGGCGGCGGCTTGATGACGACGACCACGTATCCCAACGGCCAGGTCCTGACGTCGACGGCGCTGACTGTACAAGAAATAAACATTGTTGTGCAAGAGCAGACGTGCGGCATGCTCGGTATTGTACCCGTTGATCCTAGTAAAGTACGTGTCGCTTGGCAGCCGCAGGGACAACCAGATGTTTCGCTGCCCAGCCAAGATAGCTGCTACATCAGCTGCGTACTGCAAGATGTAGACTACTCCAGAGTTCGTGACCGCACGCTAGCTGGTACGGACGGCGTCACTGAGACGTGGGTGTACACGCGCGGTTGGCGCATTGCGTGGAACACTTATGGGCCTAACAGCTTTGACCGCGCAAGGCAGATTCATTCTGCCTTGTTCCAGGACTACTTCAATGACCAGTTCGCGTTAAGCAATCTCTATCCTGTTCTAGAGCCTGCTGAGCCGACACGCTTGCCCATTGAGCATAACGCACAATGGTACGATGCCACGCAGTTCAGCTGTGTGTTTTACGAACAGATAACAGAAACAATTCAGACACCAACAGTTTCCAGCGTAGAAGTTAGAGTCTACGATGGATCGGTTGACGACCCAATTGCCGACGTAACGATAACCTCATAGGAGCCAATTTACCATGGCGCAAATACCGCCTCTTTCGCTTTCCAATATCGTAGATATTACGGTCCAGGTGTCGCCGACGGCGGCTTCTACGAATTCGTTTAATGTTGGCTTGTTTATTGGACCAAGCGCAGTCATACCGTCCTACGGGGCAAACGCGCGCGTAAGGCTGTACACCAGCACAACCGCCATGCTCAGCGACGGGTTCACAACCGATGACCCGGAATATCTGGCCGCGCAGATTTACTTCTCACAGTCGAAAGCAGCGTTCCAGATCGCCATCGGCAGACAAGACCTTACCGCGCTGCAGACGATTGCCATCGACGCGCCCGGAACTGGCTGGGCTGTTGGCGATCAGTTCAACATCGTGCAGGGCGGCGCTAACTATGGCGTTGGCGTTGTGCTGGCTGCCACTGGCGGCGTACCAAGCGCCATTGGCATTGTCGACGGCAGCCAGGGAACCGGCTACGCAGTGGCCTCCGGTCTAACGACTACCGCCGTGAGTCCTTCTACTGGCGTCAGTCTGACGGTAGACATTACTGCCATCGGTGAAACGCTGTTGCAGGCTGCTACTGCGTGCCGTGTGGCGAGTAGTCTGTGGTATGGCTTGGCGGTGAACGCGCCTGCCGACGCGGACAACTTGGCGATCTCCGAGTGGGCAGATCCTATCTGGCAGACAACGCGGTACTACCCATTCACAAGTGACGCAGCCGTCCCGTCGGGGACAGCTAACAACATCGCGCTGCAGCTTCAGGCGTTGAAGTTGCGCGTGCTGGGCCAGTACGCTACCACGCAGAACGGCCTGTATCCAAACAATATCTACGCAGCCGCAGCACTGATGGGCCTTGAAATGGGGCTCAATACTGGACTGGCCGGCAGCTTCTTCACCACAGCGCACAAAACTCTGATTGGTATTGCACCAGAGCCTCTGACGCAGACTCAGTACACGAACATAAAAGGTTCTGGCTTCAACGTGTACAGCACGTTCCAGTCCTACCAGCTGGAAGAGCCGGGTTTCATGTCCGATGGTTCACCGTCGTACCTTTGGCTCAATTTAGCACGCTATGTAGCGCTGCTGCAGAGCGAGGAGATGGCCGTATTGCAGGCAAATCCTGCAGTACCGCAGAACAACGCGGGCGAGCAGCAATTGCTACACGGTGCCAACAACGCCGGTACAACCATGAACGAAATCGGGTTCCTGGCCGATGGTATATGGCAGGGTGCTTCAATCAACATCACCGGCTTGTCAATTACGAACGGACAAGCGATTCCGTCAGGGTTCTTAAATCTTGCGCAGCCGTATTCGCAACAGTCCACGGCTGATCGTAACGCGGGTAAGGCCATGCCAATCTACTCGTTCATCACGACGGCAGGAGCGGTCCAAAGCCTTGTCATCGGCGTGTACACGCAACTGTAATAACTACTGGAGGATGTAGATGGGACAGGGCAGGACTTACTCATTCAAATCTTTGACGGGCGTATTGACAAATCCCGTCTTTGGTATCACAATCCCGCTTACGGGCGGCAGCATTGGTATTGGTAGCATCACTGTGCGCATGAACACGACGCGTACTACGCACGATGTTGCAGCCGACGGCACCGTGATGCCGTCCTACATAGCAGGCGACAACGGCGAGGTCGACATACAGGTGCAGGAGACTTCGGCAATCCATACCGCGCTATTGTCTTTGTACAACCTATGCGTACTGGCTGCTAACAATGAAGACGTGAACGGCTGGGCGGCTACTGCCATCTCGTTCACGCTGCTCATCGACGGTAGCACGCACGTGCTCACCGGTGTCAGCTTTGACAAAATTCCAGACAAGCCGTACGAAGCTAATGGTCAAAAAATGACCTGGAAGCTGCTGGCGGCCAACATTATCAATACGTAAGCAAGGGAGTTGTAGATGCAAACACGAAGCAAGGTCGTGGATCTTTCCGGAAATAAATTTCATGTACGCAGGCTGCCGCCTGAGGTCGGCAGCTTTATTCTCATGCGCATGATTGGCGTACGCATGCGCAGCGCCGATGCCGCGCCTGTAGCGCAGAAAGCAGAGTCCGAGCAGGCTGCACCACCCGTAGCATCTGAGAAAATAAACGGAGAAATGCAAGTTCGTGCACTCGCGTTCAGCGTATTCTCTGGTGGTGTCAGCTTCGATGACTTCAAGTTCATACAGAATAGCTGTATGAAGGTAGTGTCCATCGTGAAGGAACATGCTGGCAACGAATTCCCGATGCCGATTGTAACTGACGAAGGAGTGTGGACTGCTGACGGCGCGCCAGTGGCTGAGAATGTGGGTTTGATCATGCAGCTTACAACCGAAGTGCTGATATTTTGCTTCGCTGATTTTTTCGACACGAGCGGTACTGGGGCATAGACGTCGATACTGACACGGTAAGCTTCACTGTGGTTACATTTCCAACACTGAACGCTTTACTGTGGCGACCAGTGGCCGCTGGCTTGTGGCGTCAGCATGAGCTGTTTGACGGCACGTACGATGTCGGTGATCTTCTAGAAGTTCTAGAATTTCTAGACGTCAAAGAAGAAAACGAACGCCGTCAGCGCGCTTCCGTTGAAAGAGGTTGATAAATGTCGACTAACTACATCGACGAGTATTTGGTGAAACTCGGTGCATCCGTAGATCAGAGCGGTATGCATCGATTTCACCAAGCATTGCGTGAGGCGGCTACTGTCGCTGACAGCAGTGCGGCTTCCATTGCTGGTGCGTTCTTTAAGGCACAGACAGAAATCGTTAGTGGCTTCGCTGCCATTGGTAGCGCGGCGCTTGGTCTTGTAGACAAGATTAGCATGGCCGATCAAAGCTACCGTCTGTTCGCGTTGCACATGTATATGTCGAAAGAAGCCGCGCGCAGCCTCAAAGTGGCTATGGACGCGCTGGGCGAACCATTAGAAAACCTGACCTGGGACAAAGAGCTGCGGGAACGTACACACCAGCTAATCGTGGATCAAAGGGCCATGGCGCCAAATGGTGACTTCGATGCCCAGATGCGGAAAGTACGCGACATACGATTTGAGTTCACTCGTATGGAAGTGGAAGGCCAGTATCTGGCCATGCACGTCGTTACCGACTTTATGAAAGCGCTTGGCTTCGGTCCAGATGAATTGTTGAGGAAGCTACAGCACTTCAACGACTGGGTAACTCACAGCCTGCCGCAAATTTCTGAGCGAATCGTAACCCTGTTTCTGCCAGTGTGGAAAGACGTAAAAGATGTATTCGGTGCTACCGCCGAAGCAGCTTCTGCAATGGGCGTAGAGTTCACAAACTTAGTCGGATTGCTCACCGGCGACCACGCCATACAAGGCACTACGTTTAATCTAGAGAAGTTTGCAGGGGCGGTGGTGCATATTGTGCACGGATTTGCCGTGTTCGCGGAGGCCATAGCCAACGTAGAGGGCATGCTGGCGCATCTAGTCAGCGCGCTAGTATTAGTTGCGAGTGGCAACTTCTCTGGCGCGGCGGCAGAACTAGGCGCTGCGTTCCACGACGTCACTGCTAAGGCTGTCGGCGGCGTCATTGGCGGCGCTGCGGGAGGAATACTGGGCAGCGTTGCCGGCCCGATTGGCACAGGTGCTGGTGCGCTAGGTGGTGCAGCTATCGGCGCCAACATTATGGACAAGGCATTCGGCGGCACCCCGTCGAGCGCAGGCAGCGACGCAAACATTAGTGGCCTTGTGCAGCGCTACGCTTCGCAGCTCGGCGTAAACCCAAGGCTGGCGCAAGCTCTTGCCATGCAAGAAAGCGGCATGCGGCAGTTCGGCAGTGGCGGTGGCGTGATTACCTCTGCCACTGGCGCAATGGGGGCTATGCAATTGACCGGAGCTACGGCACGCGCGTTGGGCGTCGACCGTACTAACGCCGAAGACAACGTAAAGGGCGGCATGACGCTGTTCGCGCACCTTCTGCAGAAGTACCATGGCGATGCGCCAACGGCCATTGCCGCGTACCACGAAGGCGAGTCCAAGATGAACGCCATCCTGGCAGGGCGCGCTACGCTGTCATCGGAGGCGCGGGACGAAGTAGCCAAGGTAATGCGTGGCGCTGGAGGTCATGGTGACGTGCAAGTTGGATCGATCACGATCCACATCGACAAACCGAACGCCACCAATGAAGACGTTGGCAACGCAGTAGTCGCCAGATTGCGCTCCATGCAAGATAAAAAAGTACAGCGCAACTTAGCAGAATTTCAAGGAGTGAGCTGGAGCTACTGACATGGATGCCATAATCAGAGGAAAACCCACCGCAACATCCGGCTGGCGTCCGCCACAGTGGTCCAAGCCAGCAATGATCTCGGTTACGGTGCCAGCCGGATATACGACCGACACGCCTGACAACACGCCAATATCGACGGACGCCAACGGCGTAGGCACCATCTCGGTAAAACCTACAGCTGCAACTTCTTACGTATTCGACGCGGTGCTGGCCGCCGAGCACGATCAAGAGCTGACGAAGACGACACATCCGGTGCAGACCGGAGCGTCCGTTTCCAGCCACGCCTACATCGAGCCAGCGCAGCTAGTCCTGTACGTTTTGATGTCGGACGTTACGCCGCAATACGCGATCAGCAACCAGACTGCGCCGCCCTATGTGCAAAAGTGGGCAGGCAACCCCTCTAAGAGCGTTTCTGCGTATCAGCAGATGCTAACGTTGCAGTCGGCGCGTATCCCGCTCACCGTAACAACCCGTTTGCGTACGTACTACAACATGCTCATTCTCAAGATTTCTCCAAGAGAGGATGACAAGACAACAACCGGCGCGCGGTTTCGCGTCTCGTTCGAACAGCTGTTCATTGCCAACACGCAAGCCAACCCGATCAGCGCGCGGCCCAACGACACACAGAGCACCGGCCTTGGAGCGGTAAATGTGCAGCAGCCTTCTCCAACGATAGACACACAGTTCAACGTGAAGGATGCGCCAGGAGACTTGGGCACTGGACCGGCCAACTTACTCACATTTCTGAAAAGCCATCCAACGGGCGTGAACGTTCCTGGTGCTGGTAATTTCTCTTCCGTAAACACTAACAGTCTGCAGCAATTGCCGAGTCCATAAGAATGTCGACGCAGATAGTACCGCTTGTACAAGCACCAAATCAGATGTTTGCTGTGCAGCTCACAGTAGACGGAGCACCGTTGACACTGGGACTGACACTGAGCTACTCGGTTATGTCGGGCTGGTGGCAATTGAGCATCGCAAACGCGCAGAATGTCATGCTGGTGGCATCCCTGCCCTTGATTACGGGCTGGTATCCAGGCGCCAACATACTGGCGCAGTACGGCTACCTGAAAATAGGCAGCCTGTTTCTGCTACGCACTGGTTCCAGCGGCAATGATTACCCAGGACAGAACGATTTGACGAGCTTCTCTTTGCTATGGGGTGACACGGCTTGAACACTTCCATCATACCTTTGTTCGGCCAAGCTTGGGAGCTAACTGTGCAGTACCAGACTGCCTCAGGCGTGCAAAGCGCCGTGCTGACAGCTAACGCATGGGAACCGGAAGCACTGCGCATGACCTTCGATGTCGTACAGTCTATGCTGCCGTCACCTTGGTGGTATGCCGACATTGTCGTGTACAATCTGGATACAATTGCCATACAGAACATACTTCTGAATGCTACATGGGTGACACTAAAGGCTGGATTCCAGACTGGGCCAACTTTGTCTTCTATCATCTGGGACGGCCCTATACTGCAAGTGCTGTTTGATCGTGAGCAGGTTGTCGACTTTAGAATCACGCTGCATTGCGTTGCCAACCCGCTTGTCATGGACGATATTATCGGATTTTCCATGGGACCGTTTTCCAGTCAAGCCCAGCTTGTAGCTAAGATGGCCGCAGAGACTGGCTTGCCGGCCATATCAGCAGCCAACGGCACGCTCAGCAACTACGCTGCTCAGGCTCTGTCTGCAAAGCAGTATCCGCGTGGCAACACAGTATTTGGTAAGACTGGCAAGTATCTATCGCAGATAGCCGACGATCAATTCATGACCACTTGGCGCGACGGCAGCAAGGCGTATATGTCGCAGATATCAGACGGTTCCGTGGCGCCTACGCCAAATTTAATTTACAGCCCGCCGTTTCCGCCAAACACAAACCTCAATCTTCCCAGCGGCACCACGCAAAGCATCATCGGCACTCCGCGTCAAACACCTTTTGGCGTAATCTTCACAGTATTGCTGGATCCGCGTTTAAAAGTTCAACTGCCGCCATTGGTAGTTCAACTCGTACGCACGCTCATCACGCAAATTGCCGTACTTCCAGGACAGACTGTAGCATCTCCTATGAGTGCTAACCTAACTTTCTTTGTGGCACAGGTGCGGCATATTGGCGACTCTCGCGGCAATGATTGGTACACAGAAGTAACTGGCTACGGTACGACATACGCGTCTAATCTGCTAGATGGTGTGTTCGCAGCCGAGTCGTCAGGAGCCTAGTTTATGTCAGCATTCGCACCAGGACTATCGCCAGCACAGGTTAACTATGCCGAACCGGCGCAGTGGCGGCAGATAGTTCGGCAAGCTTTGGACGACACACGTTGTGCCTCCGCAGCGTTCCTCGTGGAAGACGTCAGTGCACAGCAGACCGTGACCGTGCAGATCGCGATCCAGGAGCGTGTGCGCCCTGCAAGCGGCAAGGCGCAATGGTGGGACGTGCCGCCCATCGTCAACGTGCCCATCATAGTGCCGCGCGGCGGCGGCTACAGTATCACGCTACCGCTGAAGAAAGGCGATCAAGGTCTGCTTATTTTCTGTGACACTTGTTTTGATAACTGGTGGGTGAATGGACAAGATAAGGCACCACCAGCGGCCAATGTAACTGCGGCTTCTGGGTCGCAGCGGCAGCTGGAAGTGCGTAGACATCACGTGCATGATTGTGGGTTCCTGCCAGGGTTTTGGAGCCAGAATAATCTCATATCTAACTACTCCACGGATTCGCTGCAAGTTCGTGCAGATGATGGCTCAGCTGTTATAGACGTATCAGCATCCGGCGTCACGGTCACGAGCCACGGTGGAATGCCTTTGGCCTTGGTTAACGACAACTTTTACAAATGGTACGTGGCAAATATACAACCATTCTTGGTGTCGAAAGGCTACCTTGGACCGCCTGTACCAACCGATTCTGAGACTACTATTTTGAAAGGTCAGTGACTTGGCTACAGCGCCTACCATTCAGTATTTACAGCTAGACGTTAACGACGACCCAATCTTCGATCCTGCCGCTAATCTGACAGATGCGTACGCCGTGACGCAGGCCATACTGACGCGCCTGCGGTTATTTTTAGGTGAATGGTGGGAAAACGCCAACATAGGCTTGCCAGTGTTTCAGTCTATACTAGGCCAGCTTGCCACGTCACAAGGCCTGGCAGCCATGACGCTGGCCGTGCAACAAAACATAGAAGGCGCTCCTTACGTAACCAGTGTAAGCGATTTGGCTGTGGATTTCACAGACGGTCGGCTCGCCATCACAGGCCTAGCGTACACGCAGTTCGGACCAATTGCCATAAGTATGGCACCAGCATTGAGCACGATTGGGATAAGCGTCTAAAGCCATGAGCACTCCACCATACTTTCCACCATCGATCGGCCCAGCAGGCCTGCAATTACCGTCGTACCAGTCCATATTGGCAGACAATTTGCAGTCATTTCTGAATATCTACGGAACCAATCAGTACGTGGCGCCGGACTCAGCCATCTATCAGCTACTTAGCGCCATTTCACTCAAGCAAGCAGACGTAAATCTGGCGCTTCAACTCGCGTACAACCAGTCTTCGCCGCAGACTGCCGTCGGCGCTGGGCTCGACAGACAAGTTAAGATGAACGGTCTAGCTCGTGAGCCGTTTTCGTTCTCAACCGCGCTACTCACTATTGCCGGAACTGCGCAGAAGACGATTACGAACGGCTTCGCACAGGACCAGCAAGGAAATGTTTGGGCACTTCCGACGACAGTCACAATTCCAAACTCTGGGACAATAAATGTAACAGCAGTATGCACCACGCCAGGATCAATCACGGCGGACAGCAACACTATCAACATCATCAATACGCCAACAGCTGGCTGGAGCTCTGTAACTAATCAGAATCCGGCCATTGCCGGGCTGCCAGTGGAATCGGATTCCAAGTTGCGCGCACGGCAGGCCATATCTGTGGCGCTGCCTTCGACTACGCCGCTTGCTTCCACCATAGCAGCAGTCCTGGCTGCCAGCGGTGTGGTGCGCGTAGCGCCGGGTTATCAAACACCCGGTGGCCCCGGTTCATCCATCGAGAATCCGACCGGAGCGGTTGACAGCTGGGGCAACCCGCCGCATTCCATATCCATAGTGGCCGAGTGCACAGACACGCTGGCAGTGGCTACAGCCATATACAAGAAGAAGACAATAGGCTGCTTCACAAACGGAACGACAACGGTGCCGGTCGTAGACGAAACCACCGGTGTTACCGAGGACATCAGCTTCTTCCAACCTACTGACCTGCCTATATTCATTTTGGCTGTGTTGAACGGATACGGAAGCGTGCCGACCACGGCTGCTTTACAGGCTGTGCAGAAGTCACTTGTCACGTATCTTAATGCCTTGGAAATAGGCGAGGTAGTTTCAATAGGTGCACTGTACTACGAAATCATGGCCGTGAACGCCAGCCTGACAGCGCCTAATTTTGGCGTGCAGTCGCTGCGCGTGGGTACGCTGACTGTGGCTACTACTGGCACCTACGCCTCCGGCGCAGTTACGCTGGCCGTCGCTTCTGCAGCCGGAATTGCGGACGGCCAGCTGGTGGTGGGTGAAGGTATCGCGGCTGGAACACTGGTGGTTGGTGCGCCAGTAGGCACCACAGTAACTCTTTCCATTGCCACTACGGCTGCCGGAACAGCTGCGGCCCTTTCATTCTCTACGCTGAGCACCACGGACATCACAATGCCGAACTTTTATTACGCCGCTCTAGGCACTGCAGCTAATGTATCTGTGGTGTCGGCATGAGCAATCCCACATATGGCACGCAAGGTTACGGCACCGGCGGCTATGGCAATCAGCCCATCGAAAACTTGCCAATTGGCTACTACAAGTCACTACTCACCCATCAGTACGCTTTACCCGCAGCGCCAAAATTGAACAAACTGCTGCAAGTGCTGCTGCGCAAGTTCGACGACGTGTCACAGGTACTGGTACGCATGGACACGGCGCTGGATCTGGACGCCGCTGTCGGGGCTCAATTGGACATGCTTGGGGCAACAGCTGGAGCTGCGCGCACGGTAAATTTTCAACCCAGAAATGGCGTCAGCCCGATCCTGGACGACACCACGTATCGCCTGTACATCAAGGCAAAAATAGCACAGAATCAGTGGGACGGCAGTATATCGAGCTTATATCCCATTTGGCAGACTCTGTTTCCGGGCGGCTCGATCATCATACTCGACAACCAGAACATGACGGCGGACATAACCCTGAAAGGCACGTTCACTTCCATCATTCAGGACCTGATCACTAACGGCTACATTGTTCCAAGACCGGAAGGCGTTCTGTACAACTACTTGTTTGGAACACTGCCGTTCTTCGGGTTCGGCAGTTCACCAGGATTCATAGCAGGCTTCGGCGAAGGGCATTGGGTGTAACTAACTATGGCTGGAACTACCAATATACTGCAGTGGAACCCCACTGCAGCAAACCAAGAAACTGACAGCGAATACTTGGCCGACTCGCAGCGAGCCGGAGGAGCCACAAACCCCTCCGTGTTCGAGGCCGAGCTGGCTAACAAACTGTTCTTCCAGTGCACGACCTATGTGGCGGCACTATTCCAGGCGTTTGCCAACAAGGGCTTTACAACTTCTGACTCCAACCTTTCCACGTTGACGGCTCAGTGCGCCAACTTCCTAACGTCTGCCGACATCAAACCTGCGCAGGTACAAGTACCGTTTTCGCCCAACCCGGTATTTGACTGCAATTTGGCTAACGGGTTTCGCATAGACTTGTCCGGCAACGTCACGAGCTCCACGCTCGTAAATGCGCCGCCGTCAGGCAGCGTAATCACGTTCTACATAGTCAGCAACAGTCCTGGCAATTACAGCTTCGCTTGGCCGGGAAACGTACTTTTCGCGCGCAACGTCAAGACGGAAAGCCAGGGCAACCTGCTCACGGAGCAGTTTATATCCGACGGCACCAATCTATATCCCGCAGAGAATTTCTTGAACACCTTGAGTGGCCTGACGGCAGCGGCGCAGAACAGCGCTAACACCGCGCTGGCGCAAATAGCCGCGCTGAACTTCGCGGCCACGCTCGCCTCCAACGGATCGCAGAGCCTGCCCAGCGGTCTTATTATCAAGTGGGCCACCGGAAACCAGGACCACGGCGTTAACACCAACCCGGTGCAGACTGTCGGATTCGCGTCCAACTTTCCTAACAGCTGCTTCGCGGCCTACGTGTCTACCAACTTCTTTTCCGGTGCCAGCAATGACATCCAGATGTACTCCGTTTCCTCCTATAACAATGCCGGGGTGACGGTTATTCGCCAGCGGCGCGGGGACGAGAGCGAAGATTACGTGACCTCACCAACAGTTTTCGCTTTTGGAAGGTAGGCCAATGGCAAGTGAGACTGCAACACCCAACATAGGGCTGCAAATACCGGCGTTCGACCAAGGCAACTGGCAAGTACCTACGAACTACAACTGGAACCTGCTAGACCTGATATTTGGCGGCGAGGTAACTGTACCAGCCTTGGCAGTGACGAACTTCATCATCACGAATATCGGCCTGCAAATGGCGAACTCCTTCGTAACGGAGGTTCCTGCAGGCGTGGTGCCGGGCAATTCGTACACATTGGCCAACGTGCCTACAGTATTGTTCGGGTTCTATTGGAACGGTATTTTTCAACGACCCGGCCTTGATTACACACTGTCAGGCGCAACGATAACATTCACTGTGTCAGCTACATCAGCCGGTGATACCGTATACGCTGTATACATGAAGTGAAGGTCTCCCAATGCAAACATCATCTTGTGCGCGCCGTACAGTTGGCTTGCAAATACTATTGGTTGCGCTGCTTTTCATAACTTTCTGCCCTACAGCGCGCGCGACCACACACTACATTGGACTCGACGGCGGAACGGCCACGCAATGCACCGGACTCGCCAACGCGCCGTACCCAGGCTCTGGCACTGCTCAGCCGTGCCGCCTGAACCACCCTTATTGGCTGCTAGACCAGAGTTCGTGGACGTGGCTGGTTGCCGCGAACGACACCATACAGTTCGCCGATGCTGGGCCTTACTACATGGGACAGCAGCACAACGGGCACGGCCTGAGTTGGGCGCACTGCGCTGGCGATACGGCGGACTGCTACCTTCCGCCGTTTCCTGACGGCGTGAAGTTCTACGGCGTAGGCACGGGGGCATGCCACGACGCCTCTCACACGGGAGTGACTAATCCTACGCAGTTCATCGGCATCAACTTCCTTTTTCGCATGTTCAGCCTGCAGGGAACGAACAACGTGGACATGGAGTGCCTCGACATAACACAACTCGCCACCTGCACGTCGCAGGGAAAGACAGACGTCTCGATTACGAACACATCCCTGACCGGCAACGTTGCTACTTACTCTTGGACGTGGAGTTTCGACCAGCACATAGCGCTTGGCGAGCCAATCACCGTGACCGGAACCACGAACGGCGGCGGTGTTTTCAACGTGACAGGGGCCATCATCACTTCGGTCACGAACGCTGGCGGGTCGTCCGGCACGTTCACGGTGGCTTTGACGCACGCAGACGTGGCCTCAGCCGCCGACACCGGAACGGCGTATTTTGCCAACTGGTGTGACGCTCCGGGACAGTCAAACGACTACGTGGGCATCGGAATCGTGATGGAGTACACGGTCGCGCAAGGCCCGTCGAATGCTACCCTAAAGGACATTAGCATCCACGGCCTCAAGAGCACGGCCATTCTTGGCAGCAAGTTCAACACTGCGCCGACTGACACCTTCACGGCTTCGGACATCTACATTGCTGGCAACGGGGAATCCGGCTGGGACGCCGACGGCGGCGGCTGTGGCAATAGCTGCGAATCACAGGGTACGATGAACATCAGCTATCTAACCTCCCTCTGGAATGGTAGCTGTGAAGTTCATCCGAATGGTGGAACAATCGGAGGCAACGGGTACGCCTGCACGGTCGATCAGGCTTATGGCGGGAACGGCGACAACGTCGTCATGATCGCCACAGGCGGTACTTGGCACTGGGCGCACATCACATCCAAGTACAGCGCTCAGGACGGCTTCGACAGCCTTCACGTGGGTGATGATCCTCTAGTGCGGCCAACGCTCACCATGACCGACATCTACGCCGAAGGCAACGAGGGCCAATCTATCAAGGGCGGCGGCGGGCAGGCGACGCTCACCAACAGCATCGGCATAGCCAACTGCAACATATTTGCCAATGCGTCTAACTTTCCGCTCAACCCTCCCGGCTGGAACGCTTTGGCGCAGCTCCGCTGCCGCGCTAACGATGGCATGGCGTTCGGGATGCAGGATGGCGACACGCTTACCATTGAGAACGTGACCAACAACGGCGAGCAGAACGTCGCTTGGGATATTGCCAACGCGAACTGCTCCACCACGACAGCCTGCACGCTGATCTTCAAGAACAACACTACCATGAGCTTCATCAGCCCATTTTACGGAACCTACGCGGGTGCATTCAATTTTGGCGGACCCGATCCATTCGCCAATCCGGCTTCTTCTGCGGCGAATAATGCTTGGTATCACATGGGTAACTCTGGGACAACCTGCCCCGGCGATGGCCATGAGATCAATTACGTCTGCACCGATCCCAAGTTCGTGGCAGAGTCTGACGTTAACGCCATCGACGCGCACCTGACGTCCATAAGTCCGCTTGTAGCAGCTGGCGTGTCCATACCAGGACTGACCACTGACTACGCCGGTACTCGTAGGCCCTACCCGCCCAGCGACGGAGCCTACGAATATCTCACGCTAGTGCCGTATCCCGTATCGCTTGAAGGCGGCAACGGACTGTCTGGCGCCACACAGCTACAGTAACCAATTGCTGAAAGGGCTCTATCTGATGAAGTATTTTGTTATTCTAGCCGCACTGCTGTCTGCTTTGCTGTCGCCTATACAAAGCACGGCGCAGACACAAGTGAACCCATCGACCCAAGTACGTTGGCCAGCGATTACTGGCGCAGTGGATCCAGTATCCCCAGCATGGCCATGCGACTCCTCGCACTACGGACAGCCGTACACCAACACCGTATCTGGAAATTTATTCGTATGCGCCACTTCCGGCTGGGTCAAGGCGAGCGGCACTACGACATTGCCTTCTGGGCCGCAGTACTCCATTCAGACAAGCAATATAAGCACATTCGGGCATTCCACTGCGTTCACGGATGCCACCGGCAACCCGCTTACCGTTCTGGGCACTTTGACGGGCAACGTGACCAACGGGGCGCTCAATGCCGCGCAGTACGGCGGTGTTGTGAACGCCTACGCCAGCTCTGATTGCGTGGCTGGCTGCGATGTGGAGGTGCCGCAAACCAGCGCGTCCACGGAAGAGGTGACGACTAAGACGGGTTCGCAGGCGCACGATTTCAGGCTCGGCGGCGCGAACAGCTTCTTTCAGAATCCGCCGTCGCGGGTTTACAATCTTTTCGGCGCATCCTACGCAAGTGCTAGAACGGTCTACAGTCTTTGGGATCAGGCCACGCCGAGCGCCGGAAACTACCCCGGACAGCAGCAAGATGCGCTGCATCTAGTAAACACCTTCAATGGAAAGGGCTTCTATTTCGGCACATGGGGCGGTCCCTACCTCGGTTCTGATTGGTCTTCTGTTCACGGTATCAACATCAGTCAAACAGTTAGCACGCCTACCATCGCCAGTATGATATCTGGCACGCAAGATAAGTTCTCTTCTGGCGACGGCCAGAACGCATACCTCTACAATAATACCGACGGCGGCTGCAGTTCTGGAGGGGACGAGTGTTCCACCGGGCTTGGGTTGCAAGACAATCAGCATTCCTCATGGTTCCATGGCACGGTTGCGGCGGGAGCGACGACGGGAACGCAGCTGCTGCCCGTGACCTATACCGCAGGAACGAACTCACGCTCACAGGTCTCCGTCGGCGGAATCATGCTCAACCTCCACAGCATCGCTGTCAGCGGAGCCAACGTCACAGGAGTAGCCACGCAGGTTCCCGGCTATGCCGCGTGGGCGACGCCAACCGACGCGACAGTTACTGTATCCGGAGCATACGGACTTGCCCAGGCCGCCATTCCAACACCAATTACAAACATTAACCCACAAACTGATACCGTCACCTTTTCGGTCGATGGCGGGACGAATGCAGGAGGCTACGTAGTCGGAACAGCTTGTCTGGATGGCGCGGCGAAATATGAGCAGGTTGCCATTACAGCCGTCGGAACTCTGTCTGGCGGGCAGCAGTCCGTCACCTTCACGCACCGCTACCCGAATCCGCAGCTTGGAACTTCGCTTTGGCAAAACGCTGGAGGAGGGCTGGGAGGGCTTTGCGGAACCTACTACATGGCCTCCCAGCCATTTTTCAATGGTCCGTTTGCTGGTTGGCGCACCGACTACCCCGTCTTCGGAGCAAGATCAATACATGAGATTGTAGGTAGGTTCCTGACTAGTAGTAGCGGCACTATGGCGACATCGGCACCAATTCCTACCCTCTGGAATAGCAGCACGGCGAATGTTGGCCTTGTCAATCTATCGGTGTCTGGAACCACGGTGACGGCTGGCTTTGCGAGCACCAATTCTTCCAGCGTGCTCGATAACCTAGCCTCAGCAGTCATCAGCAACGCCTCCAACTCCGCCTTCAATGGGACTGTCACTAACGTCAAGCTGAGTAACAATAATCAGACCATCTCTTGGACGCAGAGCGGCGTCTCGGGTACTTCGGCGACGGCACAGATATCGTACCCACAGGTGTACTTCAACTACTACCTTTTCCGAGGCGCAGCGGTTGTGCAACCGGCGACTTCGGCGGGCGTTCCACTTGAACCAAACTCCGTGGACTGGAGCGTGGGAAATCTTATCGAGAACCCATTCGACCCGGCCTTCGGTGGGTACACTGTAGCGGCGGCTGCCACTGTGAACAGCCCTGATTCCGGCTCAATCAACAACATCGGCGCGTTTAATTTCTTGGGCGGCGGCATGGGGATAAGTGGGCAGTACAAGTTCCTCAGCGAGCAGAACACGAATCCTAGTTCGTGGTACGTGGGAGGTGGTGGTTGGCTGACCGCGCCGCGCGGCATCATACTCAACGGGCCGATGAGCACGGCAATCACCGTGGCTCAGTTTCCTATCGACGGGAAACCGGCCATTGCTCTGGGGTGCGTGGTTTCTACGCAGGGCGGCTGCGGCAATGCGCGCAACGACATGCAGGTGATGTCGGTAGACGGCGGAGCCGGCAAGATAAACTACACGTCCACCACGCAAGATTGGTACCTAAACAACGTAAAAACGGCGCGCACTCGTGCCAACATACTCAGCACCGGCGATGGCACTTACGTAAACGGGGGATTTACTCCGGGGCTTCCAGTGGCTCTTACATCGGCGGCAGACAGTCGCTCCAACCTTCAAGCAGCCCTTGGAACCTACGGCACGTTTGGCAACGAGGGTATCCTCGACACGTCCGCCATAATCGCCGACAAAACGCACTACTCTGGCACGCTCTACGCTGGAGCGGCGCCACCCACCATAACGTCGGTGCAACCGCAAGGCACCACCGGCAGTTCAACATGGAGCTACGTAGCCACCAGCGTGACGCAAAACGGCGAATCGCTGCCAAGCGCAGTCACACTAACTAACACTGGCAATGCAACCCTCAGCTCTACCAACAAAAACAGCATCTTCATACTGCTTGGATACGGGGCACAGTCGACTAAGGTCTACCGTACGGCAGGTCCGGGGAGCCCCTCATTAGGGCTTATTTGCACAGTTACTAATAACCTTATCTCTGGAAGTATATCAAGCGGTGCCTGTGACGACACAGGGCAGGCCGCTGGTGCAGCGCCACCAGCCGTCGACACAACCGGCAAAGTGATGTCGGCGCAGGGCACGTTCACCGGCTCGTTGACCGTTGCCGGGCAGAACGTCTGCCAGGCCAACGGCACGAACTGCCCGTCTGCTGCAAATCTACCTGTAGGAGCTCTCACCACTACCGCCGCTGCGTCCGACAACGTTACGGTGACCGGCATGACCGCCAGTGGGCATTGCTCGCTGACGGCTACCAACGCCGCCGCAGCTACGAACATCGCCACCACTTATGTCAGCGCTAAAATCACCAACCAAATAACCGTCACGCACACCGCGACCGCAGGCATGACTTACGACGTATTGTGCACACCGTATTGAGACTTAGCCATGATAACACAGCAGCAACAAGCGGCGCTACGACGCGCCTACGAGCAGGCCTGCGCCTCTGGGGTGCTATTCCCCAATGCGCAGGCCTGCGAGATGATGGTGGAGAGCGCGTGGGGAACCTCGCGCCTCTTCCTGGATTACAACAACGGGTTCGGCATGAAGCAGCACAGCCACCCGGTCTACGCCACTGTCAGCCTGCCAACACGAGAGTTCTTGGACGGACACTGGACGGTTGTACAGGCCGACTTTATAAACTACCCGTCACTGTCGGCCTGCTTTGCCGACCGGATGGACACTCTCAAACGGTTGGCACCAAGCTACCCGCACTACGCGGCGGCGCTCGTGGCCGGCACGCCTGAAGAGTTCCTACGACAAGTGTCAATGACGTGGAGCACGGACCCGGCGCGGAGCGCAACCTGCACTTCTATCCTGCATGCGCACGCAGCTTTATTGCAAGCATAAAGACCCTCTCCTTGGCCCCTTTTGTGGGCTTAGGAGAGGGTCTTTTGTCGTTTAAGGCTTCTTTTCTTGCTCTGGGAAGTAGACTTCCTTCAATTTCTGAAGGAAGTGCCCAGCCTTTTCTATGTCTTCCTTGCCATTCTTGCCTTGGAAGCGTAGTACGTAGCGGCAGACCTGCCCAACTAAGTACGGCATTTTACCGAACAGATCCCAATGTTGGATGGGGCCGCCACAATGAGGGCAAGTTCCAACAGCATTTTGGTAATGCGTACCACCAACCTGCACATCATTTGCCTTTGAAGATGTCGAATTCTGGTCCTGTGACACTTGTAACCTCTCTGTAGATTTCTTTGATGGATTCAAACATCACACTGGCGCGCAGCCCAATTTCAAACTCAATGTCGTGTTGTGCTGTAATCTTAGTTATGTAACTGCAAAACCGACGCCAGATGAGCAAGGCATTTCTATTACCCAGAGCAAGCTCTCGACAGCAATACATCATACCATCAAAGCAATCGGCAAGCTGCAGAATAGTACGCTCGTCTTCTGTAAGGTGCTGCTCGTAGTCGAGCAGATGCGTTCTCAGCTCGTTGGACTCCAAGTCATGCAGAAGCTCACGTATACCGAGCAACCGCTTGGCTGGCGCGCTTACATCGCAGGCCAGTTGCTCCGCCAAATCATGCGTAGCACATGCCATGAGTAAATTAACACTAGCCTGCGTGCAGCCTGTTTGCTCATTCTGACCGGCCAGCAGACTGGCCAGCATCAGGACGCCATGGCTGTGGTGCGCGTTTGTGTCCGGCCTTATGCCCGGACGCGTGTGGTAGCGCTGCACACTACCACCTTCCATGATGAATTGCAGAACCTCTTTCACTTACGTCTACGCTCCTTCCATTCTTCACAAGCCCGTTGCCAGTCTGGCGCATCAATACCATTCAAGCAAATAGAGCTGCTGTACTCGTCTTTCCACTTACGATACACCCAGAACAAAAACATAGGAGCTACTACGGAATACATGAATGGTGTTTCTAATTGTGGTACGTTCAGCGCGCGCAAAGTATCCCCCGGCGTCGAACGTATAACTGACAGTGCCCAAGGCATGAATAGGCGCAGATCCTCGTCAAATCCAGGTTCAATCGCAGGGCCAGGTTGCGGCAGCGCGCCAACCGTATCGCATTCGTGCTCTATTGTATTGAGCATGTCTACACTGAATTTATCGGTGTAGGTGTGCAGGTTGTTTGTGAACTGGAAGTAACTACCCATAGGCAACCCAACACGCACAGCCATGTATTCCAGCAGTAAGCTGAAGTGAACGGCATTCGCGCCGAAGCAGCCCCACATAGCATCGTTGGAGCGATTCATGACCGTCATGTTGAGCTTACCACCACGTACAGCGAAATACGCATGCGTGTTGCAGGGGACCGCTTTGCCACCATTGCAAGCTACACTAAGATCGCTTTGCATCCAAAGCCCGTCTTCACGCGCCCAAGACGGATCAGGACCATTGCCTGCCGACCATTCTGCGCCATTCCACATACTCAGCACGCAGCGCCTTGAGCTGGGATTCCTCTTTAGCTCTGCGACGATTTCTTCCAATTGATCATAGCCAAAGAACTGCCGCCAGCGCCAACCGTAGCTGTCCCATATCGTAGTTCCGTCGTCGCTGAACTGTGCGTAGGCTTTGTTAAAGAATACCGGAAATTCAATCTCGTTGCTACCAGACAGCAGCCACAGTGATTCCATAAGATGGAATACGTGGTTCGCGTCACGTGTTGGACTATACAAAACTCGCTGTCTTGGGTTTACATATTCAATACACACAGGGCCGGGTGCTACGAGCACTGGACCCACACGACTGGTTTCTTCGATGCCTTCACGCAGTAAATGCTGCAGGCCGAATGAGAGCGCTTCATTTACATCATGTGCTTTATAACTAAACATTACTTCTCCTTGTTTACTTTAATTATAGGCTGGTGTAAGCAGCTACACTCGGCCGGAATATCTGTTTAGCCCGTCCGCCGTTGAACTTCACCTTGCAGTACTTACTGAACTCGCACAGGCAATTCTGTAGATTCTGAGCATCCAGCGATACTTTGAGCTTAGGCCGCACTGCAGCCATAAGTAGTAGTAAGTCTGCCTGCCATGCACTCTCGTTGTACCGCGGCAGTGGCTCCGTTCCACGCACCCAATGCATGCCACGCCGACTACCAGGGCCGCTACGTGCAAACGTGTACAGGTCGTCAGAGCCGTATAGTGGCTCGTACGCTTTTATGTCAGCCACTACTTGAGCTCCCATAAAGCCGCCGATACCGGGCTGTTCGCACAATCTACTGAAAAATGATTCCAGACTATCTCCGTGAACGGGCCGAACAACTTTACGTCGCGCCCACAGTTCGTCGAAGATCTCCATGTAGTATTCAGTCTTAGAGCAAGTCGCGCGCCCATGTGATGATACGATGTAGGCTGCGTTGAAGACCCGCTCACCATTTGCTTGCCTCTTCTTAATGGCGGTATACACTCGTTTCTTCGTAGCAGCGCTCCATGGTAACGGCCAACCAATTGCGGCCAATGTTTCCGGCTTATTGAATACGCGACTAACGTAGAAAGCGAGCCACAGCTCGTCGGTCGCGCGGTCGCGTAGCCACTGCTCATGTATCCAGCGAGTAACACGGTCATCTTCTCGGCGAACATTTGTAAAGCGGTACTTTTGTAGTATAGGATCCTTCGTCCATGGTGCCGGCAGACCTTCTGTGCGCTTCAGGTGTATGCTCCAACGTTCATTTACAAACCGAACAAACTCATCGAGTCGCGGAAACTGCTCGCTCATAGGCCTCCAATTCAGCAGGTGTACCAACGTGGTTGAACTGGTCAGCAACGATCAGCATGGCTGTCGTACCAACGATGTTGTTGTGCGCAGGGGCTAAGTAATACTCTCCGTTCGTCATGGTCTGTAAAATAACCATTTCATAAATGGCCTGCCGAACGACAGTCCAAGACGCGAAGGCATGGACGCCGCAAGTGGCCACGTTACTAATACGCTCCTTTTCCACTACCATGGCGACGTGTGGGAACGGCGTATCTTCCTGCGTATCGACAGCTGCGAAGCTGTAGCGCGCACTGTCGTCGTTTGGAACGAAGGTCAGTACAGCCGAGTTTTTTCCAGCAGCGAATGCACGCGTAGCGAAGTCAGCGAAGCGCATCATAGTACCACTTGCAAAGATAGTATCGCAGTCCATGACAAGTAGTGGCTCATCATCTTGCATACGACCAGCCGCCGTAAGCAACGACAGCGCTGCACCTTGCTGTGTGACGTGGATAGGGCTGAACAACGGATAAATACTTACGGGTGTATTTTTGGACAGACGTTCTTCCAGCCCAGCCATGCATACGACTACTGGCGTTCGGCTTACCTCCGCAGCTTGCTCCAAGGCATGTCTGAACAACGTTTTGCCTCTGGCTGTATGCAGTATCTTCGGCACAATATCCGAGCCGAAGCGTATGCCACGCCCAGCAGCTAAGATTACTACTTGCATTTAAAATCCTCCATTCTTTCCTCAAGCGTTTCGGCTACTGTAACTGCCCAGAACTGGGCCTGCGGCTGAACACGGTACAAGCGTACCAAGTGTGTGACCAGGTAATACGCGCACAAATCTAGATTCAGTCCACATGTGTGAATGAATTTTCTGATCGCTTGCAGTTCTTCCGTAGTGCCACAATGGCCGTAGCCAAAGTAAGACTGTAGTAACTTGCCGCCATCCAACTCAGCTTCCAAAGGCAACGGGCGCGTACTGGGGTCCAGCCAGACACCATTGTACATGTAATTCTCAAGTGTTGGATCACCGTGCACAACGTTGACAGCAGTACCGTGTACTGTCTGCACACGTGCGTGCCACTGCTCCAGCGCGCGCCGCAGGAGCGGCTCAGTAGCCAAAGGCGCTACTTGCGTTTCGTGGTGTTGCGCACGCGTTGCGACAAGCAGTCCAATGTCCGTCGAGTTCCAGAGTACGACTAATCGATCCAGCGCTGCAGAAAGAGAGACACTGGACGGTTCATTCAGACGTGGCATACAGTAGCCATGGTCAGTAATACCGAGCACAGGCGCAAATACGTGTGGATACGCCAGCATCTTCCTACCTTGCGCGACTGTACCTGGGCCGCTCTTATAGATGCACGGCTCCAGCGTGGAGCCGCTATTACGTACAATTTTATGGTCTATGATCATTGCTTGCTACTTTCAAATGCTTTCTTCCAGGCTACGACTACCTCTTTGCGTGGAAAGGAGCCTTTGTAATCTCTCTCCACAACTTTGACGAACTCCGGGTGCAGCTTCTGCAGCGCGTAGCACTGCTCGTTGCTGTACTCCATGGAGCGTTCACCACTGCACCCACCAGCAGCGCCGAACGAGCCATACTCATTGTTCAGTAGCTCCAGATAATTATGACACTCGTGTCCTCTGCGCAGCATGCTTAGAACAACGTGGAAATCCTCACGAAGTCCTACACGATCGAACCGAATTTTCTCTTCCTTGTAAATGGCCGGATCTACGCCGAATGCGTACATCATGCGCGCGTTGACTTCCCATGATTCCTGCTTCTTATCGCTGTGCCGCCGATGCGCTATACCAATCATGGCTGGTTTGTGTGAAGCCACCCGTTTATCCATGTCCTGAAACAAAGAGAGCAGCTTGGCGTCCTGCGGATACAGGCGCTTCATCAAGGCAGCGTCGGCCGGGGCCTCCTTGGCCAAGGCGTAGGCCTTGCGGTGCGGCTCCCACACGCGCCACTTGGGCGGGCAGCGCTCAAAGAAGGCTATGTCGTCGTCCAGCATGAACAGCATGCGGCCTTTAATGTTCTGCATAATCCAGTGCCGCTTGGTAGCGATAGACGTAGTCCCCTTGGCTACGGCTACCTCGTTCTTAGGGTAAAGGGCGCGCAGCTCTTTCGCTTCTCCTGGCAGAGAAGTAACGAGAATGACCTCGGCCTGAAGTTTGGTCGGTAATGCTTGGAGCGTGGTTTGCTTTCCCACCCGGCCATGCGTGGGTATGATGAGCGTTAAATTTTTCATTTATCTCCGTTCCAGAAACTACGACGTCCACCCGTTGAACTGGGTGGACGGCAATAGGGGTTTGAATTTAGTTTGGTAGGCTGGCTACTACTTCTTGCGTTTTGCTTTCGCTTCAGCGCGTAGCTTACTGGTTATTTCAGCGCGCGTATCGTTAGACATGCGGCTGTGGTGCCGAACAGGAATTTTCTTGGTGTGCGTGATTGTGATTTCTTCTCCGTCCTCGTTGACCCTGAGAACGGTCTCCTTGGTTTCCTTGTAGGTTGTTGGCAGAAGTCCGATGCGGCGAATGCGACGGGCGAGCGTTACAGGCATTTGTCTGGATCCTTTGCAGGCTAAGAGGAATGGACCGGATTACGCGCCGGTCCCACGCGGTTGATGAACTTAGGCGGTGGCTACTTCGATGAAGCCTTGCTTCTGGAGCCACGCGACTTCCAGCTTACGGTTGTTGGGATTCAGGCCACTCTTGTCCAGCTTGGCCTGCGCCTCGCTGACAGTCTTGCTGCCGATGACGGCCTGGACTTGTCCGAAGCAGAAGCTGCCTTCGCGCGGCATGCGCTCCTTGTCCTTCGCCGTGATGAGCGCCTTGATCTTGCGATCTTCGGTGATACGCGGCGCGCGCTCAGCCTTGTCGTGGGCTGACTTCTTGGCTGTCTTGAGCGCTGGCTTCGCGGCCTTCTTCGATGCCTTCTTGGCGGCGCTGGCGGGAGGAGCGAACTTCTTGGTCTTTACTGCGGTTTCGGTCGACATGATGATATTCTCCTTGCAGTAGTTGAGTACTGCGGTTAGCTGTTGTTCAGCTTGTGGAGTTACAATGACACCCGCAGTTATCGGGTGCAGTAACTGGTTCACATCCCTCACTAGGTCTTCTGACACTAAGGGACGCAGGGAATTCAAAACTTCTGTCGGTACAACACCGGCTGCAACGCGACTTCCATTATTATACACGCAAATCGCGCCCTGGGAATTTGGCTTTTCCAAACACATGAGTACGATTCCATTGTTTGGGTCTTCCAGTAAACAGATGCTGGAAAGGTCGATATCTACCTTTGAATCTGGACGGGGGACCGCAATCGGCGTATACTCTTCCTGCCGCCGCTTGTGTGCTATTTGTGCTGCGAGTTCGGCCTTGGCTGCTTCGTCGGCGGCGCGCTGTTTCTTGGCACTCAGCTTCTTTACACCAGGAAGAATCGGCTTCCCATCGTGGACTTCGCGCTGAAAAGCCGTGTTCTTCAAAACTTCTTTGACTTCAGCCTTCTCTACGCGCGCTACAACGCGCTCCGCCTTCTGCTCTTGCTTGAAAAGGCTAGTGCACCGCGCTTCGAACTCAGACGCCATGACTGCAGCGGCTGCAGTCTTGATGTCCAGAGCCGAGTAAAACGCTTTGACAAGGTTGTTGACGCCGCTTTGCTTCACAAGCACCTTGTCCGTATTGAGTAGCTTTTTCAGCAACTGCAAGCGTGCCTTGTAATTACCGTCGCCGGCAAGGTCGTTGAGTCGGTACGTTCCTTTGGTCAGCTTACGAAGCAGGTCCAGCGCCGACGTTACATTCGCCGGAAGCGCTTCTGGCTTTGTTAGAGCGAGCGCGAGCTCTTTGGCGGTCTTACCATTCAGCGTCGTGCCGTCCGCTTGTTTGATGGTCCAGCGTGGCGCTACGTCCGTACTCGTAGCGGAGTGGACGAACATCGCAGCGGAGCCGTCCGGGTGGGTGTAGCCGTGCGCAATGTCGCGCTCGTCGGCAGCTTCTGAACGAGCGTGTACGAAGCCCGCATTGAGCAAAAGCTTCGTAAGCGGCGTTACTGGCGCTTTGACTGGCCTGAGTAATTCATCTGCAATAACACCCAGTCCAACCTTGTTCCGTTTACGGACATTGATTTCCTTCGCCTTGACCGGTGTGGGAGCGATGACTTCATCGGCCATCCGCGATGCAGTCGCGCTGACAGCCTTCTTGATGGCGGCGTCAGCTTTCTTTGTGAGGCGCGCGGCGGTGGCTTTTACGGCTTCTGGTTTAGCGGACTTCTTCACGGTGGCGGTAACTTTCTTTGCGGTCATTTGAGTGGCGCTCCCTTCAGGCGCTGGACTCGGGTTCGTGCTGCGTTGACTAGGCGTTTACTTCGATTCCGAGAGCTTCCTTGCGGGCCTGTTCCCAAACTTCTTGGCTGTAGGCGATCCGCGCATCCTGTATTTCTTCCAGCATGGGTTTCTGTTTGTCAGCGGCGAACTGATCACGGAACGCGATCACGAAGATTGTGAGTAAAGCGAGCAAGGCAGGAGCGAAGAAAATAAACATTTGGAGCGGCTCCTTTCAGCCGCACAACAATTATAACGGAGAAATTGGCACGTGAAGGATTTATTTTCTTCGCTGCAACCAGCGCAGAATCAGTGACTTAGCCCAGCTTCTGGGCCTCCTTGCCGGGCTTCAGCTGCGCGTCCAGCCCGATTTTCTCAGCCGTTCTGGACCCGCTGCTGTACGCGGCGTGGTCGCGTCGCTGTGCTTCGCGCTCCGCCTTGCGATCCTGCCGTTCCCAGTAACGACTTGCATAGCGCGCGTCAGCTTCTCGCTGCTTCGCCTCCTTCTTTTCGCGGCGCGCTTTCTGCTCCGGCGTTTCCAAGGCGAGCTTCGCTTCCAGTTCAGCGAGTTCACGTTTCTCGCGTTCTTCTCGCGCGGCTGCCCACTGCTTAGACTCTTCTGCCCACTTCGCATCACGCTCAAGTTTGCGCGCCCACGCGCCCGTGCCGTTGATGTGGTCGTAGTTGCCGATTTCTTCAGCCGTGGCCATATTGCGTACCGCGATAGCCGTGCTGTACGCAGCTTCGCCTTGGGTAGCATAGTCCGCCTTGCGCATAGACTCGGCCTTATCACGCACGCGCTCTATCAGCCGGTCAGCGCATCCTTCGCGCCAGCTGTTCGCTGAGCGGCTGAGTCGTTCTTTCTGCGGATACGGCAGTAAGCGCTCAATCGTGTCCAGCAGATAATCCACCATGAGCATGACCGACATCGTGTTCGCCGTGCGCCCCAGCACCTTGTGACGCTTGACATGGATGTCCTGATGCGATTCATCTTCCGTGCCATACTTGCGCTTGCTGGGCGGAATGTACGCCTTTTCAGTAACCTCAGCCGTCCAGTATTTGCAGTAGTTCGCTTCAGCAATCGCGCGTACAAGGTTGCGCTGCCACTGGTACATCGCGCTACGCTTTGTGACGGCGTAATCGCGCTTCGCCATTGCATCATCCGGCGTGTTGGTGCCGCCTGCGACTACCTTGTCCTGTACGGTGGTGAGGTCCAGGTTGTAGCGCGCGAGGAGCTCTTGCGCCTTGGCCATCGCTGCTGCGGCCTCAACCTCGTTACCGTGCGCGCGCTCCGCGAGTTGCAGCAGAAGCTGAATCTTGCGTACGACGTTGTCTGAGATGACTTCGTTAGGCATTGGAGACCTCCACGATCCAACCGAGTTGAAGCGGACAGCCATTCCACGCTTTCAAAGTGGAAGAAAATACATTCACGGTTCCGAACGTGCTGTACGTAGTACCGAAGCCCATCTCTTCGGCAATTTTCCGTAGACCAACGTGTGGGAATCCGATTCCAAACCCTCCTACCTCGTTCGCGATGCGCGGGTCGTAAGGCGCTATGCTTGTGATGAATTTTCTTACGAGCGCTGGACGGTGCGTTTCCTTCTTTGCTGCGTCTTCAGACGTGTAGGCTTTCTGTTGCAGGTCTTCTGGCAAAACGTACCCGTTGGATACGGCCATCTCGGCCAAGCGCCACGCCTTCATAGCGCCCTTCTGAAGCTGCTCAGCGAGTTGCGGCGTATACGCGTGTCCAATTCCGCAACTGTCCATCGCTTCGATCGTCAATTTTACCAGCGCGCCTTGTCGTCTTGCCAAGTGCGCATAATACGCGGCATCTGCTTGAAAATCCTTTATCGTTTTCATTTTCCGTCGGCTCCTTTCAGGCCGCTAAAAGATTCGAAGTTTGCCTGTTAGCGGCCTAGTTGATCGCCCAAGGTACGTTGTTTCTTGTTTGCGTCAGACAACGCAGACAGAATTTTGCGTGTTCATCACCGTTCTTCGCTAAGACTTTCACGAATTTAAGCGCCTCAGCGTCTGAAGAAAATCTCTCCGCTTTGTCGTAGCGCTGAATTTCAATTTTCTTGCCTGTGTTTGCAAGCAGCCACCCTTGGCGCATTGCCTTCTTTTCGTTGTACTGACTATTCGTTTTCACTGTCTTGCGGCTGCCTTCAAAGTCCGCAAGTGAAACTGGCGCCGCATCGCCAAGCAGCATTTGCCGAGTTTCGGGTGTCATTGCATTGCAGTACGCGATCCACTCACTGGTGGACATGTTGCATATAAAATCTGCTGCTGCTCGTTGAGATTTTCTGTTTTTCATTTTCTGTCGGCTCCCTTCAGGCCGCTGGAAACATTATAGCGCGTTTTCAATAGCTCCAGAACCGTCCGTAAACGGGCTTTGGCTCCCAGACCGTTGGAAGCGTCGGGAGCCAGGTCGGTTGATTTTGCTTGGCGAATCGTTCTGCGCGCCGCTCGACGACGCGCTGCCGGGTCTTCCGCTGCCGCGTAGAGTCTGGATGCGTCGGTGCGTACAGCCCGCACCGAACGGCGTCCAGAATGATATACGACAACGGCGCATGATTACGAAGCTCAGTGTCACAAGGATGGCGGTAACGTTTTGGACAGCGTCTCATGGCTTCGCCTCCGCGTCCAAGGCAAATTCGTGCTGATGGTAGAAGTAGCGCATGTACTTGTAGCCGGTGAAACCAGACATGGACTGTCCCAGTCGCAAGTCCTGCGCTTCCCAGCGCGGCTCGCGGCGCTTCCAGTCAGCCAAGGCAGCGGCATCGGCTAAGTCCGACGTGGTGTACACCCCAATGGGATAATCATTCAAACAAAGTACGATCATCGCTCCTCCGTCCAAGGGCTTCCTTCACGAAGTACGCCGTCTTCACGCCGTACTGCGTCTGAAGCTCTTCCATGGTTGTCACGAACCGCTGTGAATGTCTAGACGAAGACAGCGTAATCTGCCCTTGCGGGTTTTCAACAACGCTGTCATACTCAGTGCCGTTGACGGTGACACGCTGTTTACGCATCTTCGTCCTCCTCTTCGTCTTCCTCCTCTTCGTCTTCGTCGGAGGCTTCGACTGCGGCTTCTAAGGCGTCGTAGTCGATGGGGTGCTTCGCTAGGCGCGCCGCGCGTCTAGCCTCCCAGTAGTCTAGCTCTTCTTGGCTCGGTGGCTCTGGCGCTGGAAACGGTTTCATAGGCGACCACCTTTCTTCAGATAGACCGCCAGCGCCGCAATGCCTGTGCCGTGGCCGTTGTTAATGATTTCGATCAGTGTCTGGCCCTCGTAGGCCGGTTCATCCAGGTCACCCAGTGGTTCGTGCTCGATGTGTACCCATTCTGGGGCCAGTCTACCGCCCCAGAAGCGGATCAGCGTTGCGCCGCGCTGGAAGTCACGGTTGCCCATCACAGCGCCCAAAGGCGTCGAAGTCGGCACTTCCTCGAACCCAAGCGCTTCCATGTCAGAACGAAGTTTCATCGTCAGTGCGTTCATGCCAGCACCTCCGCGTCAAGGAACTCCAGCAAGATTGACACGAACGACTCTGTCGAATGGAACGAGGCGTGATCGACCACTTGCGAACCATCGGGCGCGAACTCCACGAGGCTCTTGCCGACCGAGCTCAGGCTGAGTTCGTGCCCGTCGCGATGGCGCCTGAATACAAGCGTTGCCACCTGTCCTTCAACCGCCAATTTCAAATTCGAATCCGCCAAATCAATTTTCTGTTTCATTTTCTGTCGGCTCCCTTCAGGCCGCTGAAAAGATTATACACGGAAATCTGGCGTACAGTGCCGCGCGAGCCGCACCGCATTCTTGTGAGGCACGCCGTCGTTATGCAGCATGGCGTACGCGACGGCCTTGTGCCATGTTCGGCACGCGAACAGCAGGCTTCTCTCCGACGCCGACGGCACGCACCAAATGCCCTTGTAATTCCGTTCGGAATTTCTGCTATAAAAGTTTCCTGTCACGCGTAGCTTCTTCATCTACAAACCCTTTTCTAACGCAGCACCAAATGCTTCCAGCTGCCGCTTAATCTCAGCGTTCTTAGCAGCCAACCGCTCTTTGATACCGTTGTTCAGCGTGTACGCGATCGTCGCCTCGTGCAGCGCGTGCTCCTTGCGTAAGCGTTCGACCAGGCCACCCGGCACCGTGAATCCCCAACGCGTCATCATTTCGCTGAGTCCTCCTCCTCCTCCTCCTTAGCTTTCTGAGCACGTATTAAGGCTGCTCTGTACGCTTCCATATTGGGTTTCAACTTTTGAATGTTTGGTCTGATAGGACCGTCATAATTAGAGAATCCATTGTCTTCTGGAGCTGGTTTATGCGCCATCTAAGTAACTATCTCCTTTCTAGTCCCGCCTAATGCCGCAATTAGTCTGCCAGGTGCCGCACCGCCTATACGTTGCGTTCAGTGGGCTGACAGACTCTAGAAATTCCATGGCAGTAGCTGTTCCGAATAAACCGTGGCTTTGGTTCAAGGTAAGTCTGCCACGCAGTATCAGCAGCGCTTGCGCAAAACCGAGCAAACCTTGCGCATATAGTGCCCTTACCTGCCACTTGTTCATGCTGCCACCTCCAGCCTTCCGGCGCACTCAGGGCCGATTCCGGCGGCAATAGATTCCGGCACCGTCAGCTTCCGTCCGCAGCGCCCGCATCTTCCTTCATGCCATATCTCCAGCTGCTTGCTGAGCACGTCGCGCTCGCACGTCATGGCGTCAAGCATCCAGAGCAGCGCCTTGTACGCTGGAGCCTGCCGCCCGACCTTGCCCGACGCCGCCGTCCAGAAGAACCGCCCCGGCTTGCGCACCACGCCCATGTACACGAAGTCGGCGGTGTTGTCCGGGCCGCGCAGCAGGTTGACGAAGTATGTCACGTCGGCCTCCGTGAAGAACGTCGGAGGTTCGCCAACCACGGCAGACAACTTCCTGTCGTCTTCCAGCCGCGCCAAGTCTTCCTTCTTCACCCTTACCTTGTACGTGAAGCGCGCGCCGGTCTTGAGCGACACGAGCGTGAAAGTGGCGTTTCCGGCGAACACGAACTCGCGCACGTCGCTCCAGTTCTGGAGGCGTCCAGATGTACTCAGCATGGAGGCCACCCCGGAAACGCACGTTTCCCGTTCAGCTGCTCCAGCAGCTCGCCTACCCAGATATTTCGTTTGCGGCATAGTAGTTCTGCCAATGGCGCCGGGACGCGCGTGAATATGTCGTTGCCTTGCGCGTCGCAAACATCCACAGTACCGTCTTTGTGCTCGCCAAAGACCATCCAACGCGACAACACGGACGTCTCTTCGTCGATGTACTTCTCCTTGACAGGGAAGCTAGCGAAACTAATCGGCAGTTGCATTACTCACCTCCAGCACTTGCATTGTCGCACCATAGACCATGCGCCATGCGCTGTTCCGCCGCGCCTTGGCGAATCCAACACGGCAAGCGTCCTTTGCCGCGTCGCCAGTCCTAAAATACTGATGCTCGAACAGCTCCACGCAAAGCGGCGCGGCGCGCACGGTCAGGTGGCCAATACATTCACTATCCACTTCTTTGGGCCAACGACGACTGATTCGGTCGAATACAGAATTCTTGGCTGCCTTGCCGCGCGGGCGCACCACGACGTCCAGATCTTTCGGATGCGCCTTTCCGCGCGCGACGCTGCCGACCACCACACCCGCCGCTCCTATTTCTCTTAGCACTTCCTCCGTCGTCGGAATCATTTCTTCACCACCTTCTTTTTGGCGTGCTCAATGGCGACGTAGTATTCACGTCGCATGAGCTTCAGCCCGCGTATTGTCATGCCGTATTCGCAGGTGCACCGCCCGGCATCTTTCATGTGCGTTACTGCGTAGAAAGGCTGGTCGTATACCCTGCTGTGTACGGTCGCTGTAGCCTGGATGGCCGCGTTCAGCACGGCCACCCGCTGCCTTGGAGACAACTCATTCATAGCGCCTCCTCTTTCAGGATGATGTCGCGCACGTATTGTTGGTAGCGCTGCCTCGTCGCCACCGCGACATCGCGCCATACAAGCACGTCAGAGGCGTCAATGCGCCTCCATATCTGCGCGGCCAGATAGTCAATGGCAGTTTCACTCATAGTATGTATTTTCACTACGCAGCCGCCTTTCGCGCGTCGGCGCGTCGGCGCTCAGTAGCCATGCCAGCCTCGGCGATTTCCTTTGTTTCCCATGTGCCGTACGTGTGTCCGTCCACGATGCAGTACCAACCATCGTGCAGTCTGAATACTCTGTCTTTGTTCATTTCAAAGCGCTCCTTCAGGCGCTGGAATAATTATAGCTCCGCTCCTCTTTCTATCTTCTTTGCGCCCACGCCTGGGTCGATGCTTCCTTCGACTTGCCAGCGTTTACCGCACAGAGTGCAGCGCAAGTTTGTCCAGTAACAATCAGAGTTACGGTCCCAGTTTCCAGTACTAGCGTCGTATTGATACCGAATGCACAAAGGTGGGTGTGCACAGGCGTCTTGTATGGCTGTCTTCTCAGCCGATAGCTCTTTAATCTGCTTGTCTATTTCTTCAATTCTGTTCATAATGAGGCCTTTCCTTGGTGCCGCTCTTCGCTGTATTTCTTCATGGCATTTAGAAATGCCTTCTGGCCGGTGTCTTTGGCGCGCAAATTGCGCATCTTCACCACGTCTACTGTTGCTGCCACTACGAAGTGGTGCTTCATGACAAAGCCAGCTTTGTTGCCTTGGCGGTTCACGCGCTTATAAAACTGGTCGTAGTAGTCGAAGTTATCCGGTATGTCGAAGAACCCGACGTGCCGCGCGTTGAACTTCTGCAGGTTAAGTGAGTGGCCCATGGACGCCGGATGGCCAAGAAGCAACGGTAGCAATCCCTTATTCCAGCGCTCGATGTAATCCGCCGCCTGCGCGCGCGTCGTATGGCCGTTGATGCATGGCACGTCTTTCCCCAGCGCGAGCCGCAGCGCTGTAACGTCGTGCTGGAATCCGATGCCCAGCAGTAGTGGCTCGCCCTGCAACTCGCGCACAAGGTCTACTACAGCGTCCACTTTGGCCGTGTGTATAACCTTGGATGGGCGCGTCTTGTTCCACCGCTCCTCAGGCAGCATGTCCGTGTAGACTGCACCATTCGCAATCTGGCAGCATTTTGAGCGCGCACTGGCCGAGCTCACGAGCGGCGCTGTAAACAGCGTGCTCATCAGGCTATTCTCAATACTGTCGTACTCGGCGCGCGCTTTGGGCGGGAGCTCAATGCGGTGGGTGCGCTCCAGCTCCTTGGGCAGTGTCAGGTAGTCTTGCGCATCCAGCCGCAGCACCATGGGCGCTACCAACGCGTCTATCTTCTCCGCCGCGCCGGGAAGTATCTCCCATTCGCGCATTTGGTAGCCGGTAGGGAAGAAGAAGTTATTGCGGTAGTGGGTAAGATATTCGCCTAGCGTGGCTCCGCGATCCATCAAATATACTTGTCCATGCAGGTCAAGATAGTGGCGCGGCCTTGGGCTGCCTGTGAGTATGACGCGGCGTTTGAACTCGGCTAAATACTTGCGCAGCGCGCGGAAGCGCACCGTGACCGAGCTCTTCCAAAGGCTGGACTCGTCCACAATAAGCATGTCGGCACCGAGCAGCTGCACACGCGTCTTATTCGCGAACAGCCACGGCACTCCTTCTGGGTTGATAATACAAATCTGATGTGCAGACGTAAGTGATCTAAGGTTCTTCTCCTTATCAGCACCGTGTAGCAGCGCAATGCGCATGTTCTTGAAGTCGGTCCAATCGCACACCTCGGCAGGCCATGTATCGTAGCAGGCGCGCAGCGGCGCGATAACAAGCACACGCTTGATCAGCTTCTTCTGTAAGAGTATTTTTACGGCTGCCAGCGATACGCTAGTTTTGCCCATGCCGGGGTCAAGTAGTAGCCCAGCGTAGCTGTGTTCCAGCAAAAACTTCAGCGCTCTTCCCTGATACGGATGCGGATGCCATGCTCGCGCCTGCCGCCGCCATTCCGACATCTTTTCGGCCAGCGATTTTGGTACTAAATCATCAGAGCTCACCTGCTACTCCTTTTCACGCGTGTCCAGTGCTTGGCCGTCTTTGCCGTTATGGTGCCGTAGCCTCTCGCGCATTCCACGTATAAGTCACCACTACGCGTGTTGATGCCTTTTACCGTCCATTCAACACCTCTGCCATCGCGTACTCTGTCTCCTAGCTTGCAATCAAACAACGGCGTAACTGGCACAAGCTCCCATATATCCACGTTGCTGCCCGTTATTTTGACATCGTTGAGCGCCGTGCAATCCAGCGTCGCCTCGCCAGTATTTTGATCTACCTCGATCACGGTTCGCGTGGGAGCCATTGGGTTCCATCCAGGCCGCACGCGCACCTTGTCCCCTACTTTGCAATCAAGCAGCGGCGGCATTGCGTACCCGCTTTCTCAGCTTTAACAGCTCCTCGAGCATGGCACAAGTGTTCGACTTGATCACGATACCAAGACCGGAATTTTGCAGAAAAGCGATCATGTCTTTGATCTCTTCGTCTTGTATTGTTCGCGCCGAGCTTTCGTGCTTGCAGCGGCAGTCTTCTGGGTCACGTTCTTTGCATATATCACAGACTGACATGATTCGTACTCCTTCATGATTTCTAAGAATTGCTCTTTACTGTCACACTTGTAGACCTTGTACCCCAATTCTGTCAGCTTTTTCCAGTACCAAGGCTGCGTAAGCTGCTGCAATCCAGAGCCTACTTTGCCCTTCTTCTTGAACTCAACGATTACTGGCGAACCGCCAGGAATGAAGAAGATGCTATCCGGTATGCCGTCGCAGGCCGTTAGCTTCGCCCTGATAATACCACAGCCCCGCGCCCATCGTACAGCCCATGATTCCAGCACGGATTCACGTCTTGGCACGTCTTGTCTCCCTCCTCACCGCCCGTTGGTAGGCCGCGTGCAAGCCTTGCATTTTGGCAATCCACGCGGCCAATTCGTCCAAGTCAGGTACTGACCGCGCCGTTCTATACAGCTCGGCCAGCACCTCCTTGGACGGGGCCACATACTTCTTTACGCGGACTAATTCTGGTCCGTCTTTGGTCAAGCGCAGTTCCGTTCGCGTATACTCAGTCATCTGCATAGTCTTCCGGATTTTCAATCGGCTGCTGGCATTTCTTGCAGAACCAACCCAGCGATCCTTCTCTGTAAATCTCCTCGTGTTGACACTGTTCCATCACTGATTCTCCGGGCAAGGGCCTCCATTCGACTTTCTGTACTTGCAGTAGCGACAGTGGGAGCCGACTCTGGCTGGATAGCGTGTGTCCGACATCATCTGCTTAATGCGCGTTGTCCATTCACGTTTGAGAGGCTTCAGGTCCTTCATGGTGAACTCTTCCGTGGCCGACTGTGTCGTGTCGGTATACAAGTGCTCAGCGATCACCTTGACGTCTTTAGCGCCGCCAGCTAGCAGGCCAAGTTCCACAAGCTGCAAGCCACCTAGTGCGTACAAACTGCGTTGTTGCTTGTGATCATCGTAGACCTTACCACTCTTCCAGTCAGTGATCTGTACTAGCGGTGGCTCCTTTGTTACCGCACATACGTCCACCTTGATACGTAGCCAACAATGTGTCCAGTCGTTCCATTGCGTCGGCAGCCAATCTTTAGTAAAAGCCCAGTCTTGTTCCACGAACGCCTTCAGCTTTCGGAAGGTTACCAAACGGTCTTTCACAGCTTTTAATTCTGGTATGATGGCCGGTGGCTTTCCTTTGCCGCCAATGTAATTCTCGGCGGATTTATGGATCATGTTACCCTTCTCAAAATGAGGGTTTGGTGGTTCGATGATACGAATTCGTTTGACTTTATCAAAGCATACAGAAAGTGGGCACTTTAGATATGCTGTGTATACGGAGTAAGACCAAGACGTTAGGTTCGCGAGTGGGACAGCCTTCTTTACGGGTGGCATAGCTGTAGCTGAGGCCTCTGTTCTTTCCTATGACATTTACAACTGCAATCAATGAATTGCCCGTGGTTCATGCTTACTTTACCGGGGCACTTATCGTGATCATTCTTGTAGCAAGCAAGCGTTTCGCTTCTGCGACGTGGTCGCCGCTTGGCATTGGGTATTCTACGCATCAGCCTCCGATGGTAAATGAAATAGATGCTGCGGGTCTTGCTGTGGATCGACTTCATGCAGCAAGGCTGTAATTACCGTGGTAAGTGCTTCCTCCTTCGTGCACGCCAGTTGTAGCATGATATCGTTAACCTGCGCAGGCTCCACACCCACGAGCATACGGGCTACAACAGCGCTCAACGAGTCAAGTGGAATACGGTAGCCCTTTTGGTAGAACTTCAGCACGCGCAGTAAACTGCCACCAGCATCTTCATTACGCTGCGGTCGTGTATACGCTAACCGCTTCGCAGCAAGGTCGGCGTAGAAGTTTTCGTGCGTAAGCGAATGCCAAGCAACGCGGTGCGCAAGTTCGTCGCGCTTGCCACTGCACCAAATAACTGTCTTTGCAACTGTAAAGTCGAAGCTCTGAATAAGCTCTTCAGGCTTGGTGTATGTCCAGCGATGGATGACCTGTATTGGCAGAGAATATTCCGCTGCTCTGACTGTGTATGCATTCTTAGTTTTGAACAGACTGCCATTTGTGCCAGCCAGTATACGTGCATATAAACTAGCACGCTCTTCGTCCGGTGCAAATAGATCGATGTCTTGCGCTTCTTCGTTAGCCACATGCGCGCGTATGAAACCGCCAGCCATGAACACTTGCGCGTTACACTCCATAAGCGAAATGACGCATCTCGGTGTACGGCGCAGAATCCAGTATAAATCTTTCGTAAGTAGTTCGGTCATCTATTGCTCCTTAAGCTTCTCAAGTCTGCCCCAATCCGTCCCTACTTCTCCATCTGAGAGCATGGGGACGTCCGTTTCTATACTACGCATACAATCGCGCAGTATCTTCTGCTCTTCTTTCATAGCCTTTGCTGGCGCACTGAAATTGATCTCGTCATATACGGTGACAATGAAGCGGCTGTTCTTTTTCGCCTCGTCGTACCGTATGATAGTCTCCTTCGTAACATCAGCGCCACTACCTTGCATCAGATAGTTCAGCAGCTTATACTCAAAGGTCATGTCACGACCGTACTTCTCGCTATACTCAGGCTCTTCGCAGTAGTACAAGCGGCCACCCCAAGTGCGGATTGGCTGGCCTTCTTTCGCTAATGCCTTCAGCTGGTTATCCAACTCTTTAATAGATGGTACAGCCGTGTTGATCGCTTGCTGAATGATCTGCGCAATTGGTCGCTCTTCGTCTAAGAGTTGCAATAGTTGCATCAGACCAGCTATGCCTTGCCCGTACAGTCGACCAAATACGCAGCTCTTCGCTGTATCACGGTCAAAGCCTTCGCGCAAGGCGGCTTCTATCAAGCGCCGCTCACACTCCGCTCTTACCGATTCGTGTATGTCGAATTTCGGATCGTGTAAGAAACCATGCATGACCGGGCCTTCTTCAAAATGCCCGAAGAGACGTAGTTCTTGCTGATTGAAGTCGCGTTTACCCCACTGTTGGCCCACGTCAGGCAGACAGTACTGTCTGACGTAAGGTAGCTCTGGAACTTTCAAGAACGCTGGATGCACATAACCGGCTGAAGCAGCGCGCTTCCATTTCTTCGGGATATTCAAAAAGTTGGGACGGGAGCAGATGATACGGCCACTGCGCGCGCCACCGGTATCCTTGTTGCCCTTTGGGCTGCGCACTTGTGACCAATTTGGGTGGATCACGCCTTTACCAGTAGTACCCAGTTCCAGCCAAGGCTTGATGAACATTGAGATAGAAGTGCTCATCTGGCCACGGTACTGGAGTGCCTGATAGACACGTGGGTCTTTGAACTTATTCAAAGTAAGTGTCTTCTTGCTTGTACTGAGCTGACCTTTGGGCGTTAGCTTAAAATCAGTGACGATGCCTTTGTCATAGAGTGCTTGCCCTAGTTGGCGGTCGCTGTCGATGTTTTCGATACCAAGACGCTTACGCAGCCAAGCGTCAGCTTTCTCAACGCCAGTAACCATCGCCGGTAAGTCGCGCTCTAGACCATCCATATCTACACGCATACCAGCCCGAGCATTGCGCAGTAATATAGGCATGAGCTTCAACTCACGCTGGTAAGCCTCCAGCATCTCAGCCTGCACAATACGAGGATATAGATAATTAAATACCTTATCTGTACGTACGAGATCACCTTTGTGGTAAGGGCGTACTACGCGGTAAGGCGCTTTCCAGATATACGCACCCCAGCTACTTGGCTTGCGCTTGGCTTCAGGCACGTTGGCCAAAATCCAATCCTTAAGTAAGTCCTGCTCCTCTGGCTTAATGCCAAGTAGACGATGCGCACTTTCTTTCAACGCCAGCGAAGGTGCATGCGGATCCCATAAGAATATGAGATACATCGTGTCCTGCGTCTTGTCCCAAGGTAGCAGTGGAATCTCCCAATGTGTCTCTGCTACATCCTGGTCGAAAGAGCCATTCTGAAAAAGCATGGCGTACTTACTGTTATGTGCTTTTTTGTATTCAGCGCGTGCTTCTTTTTCGGTGCAGTTGTTGTCGCCAGCTTCGTGGCCCCATGCCATGAGCTTGTATTCGCGCTGGTCAGGCCACTTCAACCCAAGTGACACTGGTTTAGGTGGGTAGTCAGGACGGCCTTCTATACCGTGTGTCTCAAAATCGCAAGAAATTACTGGTGGTGCCTTGATCACGCTGACCTCAATAGCTTTGTAAAACCCTGTGTAGTTCTCAAACACTGCCCCATGCGCGCGCGATCCACCTAGATCAGCGCCGCCTTGTAAGAAAGAACACAGGGAAGAAGATAATAGAAGCGACAAGCAGGCAAGCCAAAAAGAATAATTTCGGTATTATGTAGACGAACCGTAGCACAATGACGCTCCTAAAAGTAGGGCTGGCTAGACAGCACCAGCCCTTTGCAGAGAAATTGGTTTACCGCCGCGCAGACTGCTTCTTGGCGGCGAATTTCTTATTGCCACCAGCCGCTGGCTTCTTTGCTGCACTGCGATCAGCAGGTGCAGCGAACGGCTTCTGAAGAGTGTCCTGTACCTTCAGGAAGCGCTTCTCCAACGCCAGCAGAACGTCGTCGTCTTCGATGAGAGACACCATCTTGAACTCCAGCCGTATCTGTGTCTTTGGATCGTCGTAACTACTGATCTCAGTTACAACGGCCCAAGGTGGGCGGCTGTACTCTTCCTCCAGGAGGTCTGTATACTTCTTGTAGTGCGTGAGATTCGTAGGACTGACCTTCGCAGTCGCGAGCTCCGCTGTGTTAATGTTGCTGGCGTCCTCCACATCCTTTGACGTGAACAGCCCTAGGCGAATGTTGTTGCCGCACGCTTTACCGCGTCCTACCTTTGCTGTGCCGAACTGATTTTTCTCGCAGGTTGCGCAAAGCTCTGCTTGCTTATTTACAACAGCCTGATGCGGCGCCATCTCCGGATCGTCCGAGATCAGAGCGAAGGCGTAACAATCTGGTGGTTGCCGATCATTCGGATCGTAGTCAGTGGCGTACCAAGCATTGAGCGCGCAGCTACCAACGATAACGCACTCTAACTTACCGCCTTTAACCGGCGCGTCGCCGATCGTAATACTACCACGGCCAAACTTAACTCCGATACCGCCAGTGCCAATATTCTTTACCTGGTCCTTCGTCTCCTTGGCATACTTCGAAAATTTTTCATCCCACTTCACAAGTGCAGTGGAGCCTGTCTTCTTTGTTGTCGTCGCTACAACTTTCTTTCCGGCCATTTGTCGTACTTCTCCTTTGTTGGAACTACCGTGAACTTACTTTACACCCGCCGCAAGCAGAGCGTTCGTCATGGTCGCCTGGAAGTTCTGCAGACCTTCCGGCCCCGGTGGCATGAATATCATTGTGGAATTCTTGGTTGAGCCGACTTCGCGCAGCATGTCGGTCCAGTTGGTAAACAGCAGCAAGAAGGTGGCGGCACTGTCGTCCAGCGAAGTTGCTGCCTTTATCTTCTTAATGGATTCTTCCCAGCCCTCAGCAATGGCCTCTCGCTCCTTAGCCACACCGACTCCAGCAAGCCTCTTTACTTCTGCATCAGCCTCTGCCTGTCGCACCTTAAGTACGTACTCGGCGTCGCCCTGCGCCTTATTGGCCACGGCCAGACGAGTCTGCTCGTTGATGCTATTCATGGCCTTGACCACGCCCTGATCGGGGCAGATGTCAGTTATCATCACCTTGATAATCTCCACACCAAAGCAAGTCATCTGCGCCTCTAGCTCGGCTGAAACCTTGGCCGAAACCGCCTGTTGGCTTATGAACAAATCGTCCAGGTCCATGTCCGGTACGTGCCCGAGCAGAATGTTGTACAGATACGAGCTGATCTGCTTTATGGCGGTCAGCTTGTAGTAGTACGCTTGCACGGCGGCGTCGCTCTCGCCAACGTGCCACTGGCACGAAACCGGCAGAGTCACGAATACATTATCTTTCGTTTTGGTTTCAATCTTGCCATCCAGTTGAAATGTTGCCAAATTGATGAGATGTTTCGTCTCTACAAAGGGCAGCTTGAAGTTCAAGCCAGCGCGCGCGACGCGGTTGAACTTACCGAAGCGCTCGACAACGTACGCCGTCTGCGTCTTCACAGAAAATACAGAACCAGCAAGCAGTAGGCACGTACACAGCAGTGCGAATACCACAAGCGCCAACAAAAATACAGGATCCATCCAGTTTCTCCTTCAATACAAGTTTGGTAATACGTCTTCTGCGGTCTCAAGCCGCTGCAAGGCGTGACTCTTACGACTGTCCGACCCAGACATAGCAGCCATATGATGTAGTAGCTCAAGACGCTGCTCCGGTGTAGCCGCCTCTAGAAGCTCGCAGTCACTTACTGGCGCAGCTGTTTCTGGCCAACCACAACAGACTAAGCGGTCACCCTGAACGTACGCAACAAGCCATTGTTCACCAGTAGGTCTGTGTAGTATGACATCGCCCGTGTCCATGTTAGTTGGACCTGCGTATGTGGTAGGTCCGCTCGACATGGTCACAACCTAAAGGCTCGCCATGGTCGCCTAGCACCGTCACCATGGTACCGCCGCCGTAGTTGATGAACAACCACTGAGCATGACCATCCGGCGTACAAACCAATGAAAAGCCGTAATGGTCGGCTGCCGCGTACTTTATTTCGGTAGGTTCGTGGTTTGGTAGACAACGGCAGCCAGTCAAGAATACGAACAGACACAGGAGCGCGGAGCGCATCACTTACCTCCCAACTTCGTGCAGCTCACTTTCTTCGCATGGAATTTGTCGATGCCCGGTACTTCCTTCTTAGCATCCCAACGCTCCACAATGGCGGTCTTGTTAGGCGCGCGATTGAGTAGCTCAAAGCTGCCGGTCTTCTTGATGTGGGCGTAGAACTTAGGCCAATCTTTCACCACTGGTATGACGCTGTCAGTTATCTGTACGCGTGACTTGTGGCCTTGGACGCCACTTGCTTCGCCTACAGCGAGCTTCTGTATGAAGTGTTCTTCTGTCGTCTTTACGGATGGGAGCAGCAAGTCTTCAAACGGCGCTGTTAGCGCATTTAACATCTTACTGAGTTGTTTCATGTCATACAGAGAATCAGCCACTGCCCCAATGGGCAGTTTATCTAAGGCTAACTTCTCAAGCACTTTTGAGAGGCGCTTCACAGCTGGGGAAAGTGCCTTGGTGGCAGCTGCTAATTCCGGCGTAATATCCAAGTTCGGAGTCGTAGGAGGCATGTAGGTTCGCTTTCAGATGTTTGTATTGTGTAATTAAAGGTGTAATTAATTATAGCCTAAGCTACTCTTACAGCTTAAACACCGCACCTATACGTGTGTTGCGGCTGAGCTCGTCCTTAGTGATTTGTGCTTGGTGAACTGCCGCTAGCTTGTCTAGCACCGGGCCGAGCACAAGCAGTACGTCCTCCGCCGGAACCGTCCAAGGCACCTCCACTTCCAGCGTCACGCGGCGTATCTTCACAAGTCCCTCCCGTCGCGGAAGCCTAAGAATACCGGAAGACGCGGCTTCTCCATGGTTCCAATCTTTTGGTAGCGGAACTTGACAATCTTGCCGGGCAACGTCTTTCGCCGCGTCCACAGCTCCGTGCGCACTGCGTCCGTCAAGCCTACGCCAGTGCCGATGTTGAACGCCAACTTCTTCGTTACAGCGTTATCAGTGATTGACTTCAGTGACCACATACCTGCCTGCGAAAGATACTCTTCCAGTATAAGTACAGTGAACCCGCCCAACGTGTCCTTGCCCACCTTGCCGGCCTTGTGCGACGAGCGCTTTGACTTACCGAGCTCGTTAGTGGTTTTCTCGTTAGTATTTTCCTCCTGCTCATACGTGTCCAGGATGACAGCCTCGGCATCCACGAAACGTTTCACAGCGATAAGCCCACCCTCGCGCAACGTACTACGGCCTTGCTTGTATGCGCCGTTCGGGTCGCGGCGCATGATACCCTCATAGCCAAACTTCGTCATCCGCTCTTCATACTTCAGCGCTGCCGTGTGCGTCTTAATTAGCTCGTGCTTCACTAACTTGACGGCTGAAATATCCGCGTTCATGACGCAGTCATCAGCGCGCGCCAGGCGCATGTCGAACGACACGCCATCCAGCATTATGTCGAAAACATGGAATATGGCGTCATCGGACACCTTGTCGCGGCTCATCACGACGCTGGTGGAACGGTTGAAGCAATTCTCCGCCGTGGGCGGCCCCACGATGATCTCGCCGTCTAGTCCGTCCAACTCTTCGCGCCCCCACAGCGCCTGCATTTCCTTGTTGGGAATTAGCTTCAGCGCTCGGCTGTACAGTCTGCCGTTCTGCACCGTGGCGCGAATTCCATCCAGCTTCGGCGAGTAAAGCGCTGGGTACGTCAATCCAGCCAATACCTCGTCGAGCTCCTCTGGCTTCGGCTTCGCCGCCAGCATTGGTTTCCACAATTTAGTTGACATGCTGTGGCTCCTTACTGCTTTGCATGTGAACGGTGGCGACGCCGCCAAGGTTGGCGAACGCTACATCCAGTTCTGGCTTAGACAGCAGGCGCTCGAGAAACGTCGCATCTGGCAGCTGGCGCCCGTTTACCGGCACCGCCAGCATAGAACCGCGCGGACTGAAGCCTAGCTTGTCGACACGCAGTCTAGCAGTGATAACGCCCTTGGCGCGTACTAGAATGGCGCCTTCGAATCCTGCGTCATTGGCAAAAGAGCAGTACCACCAATCCTCCTGTCCAGTGGTCTCTTCCTCCAATGCGCGCATTGCCAATTCCACGATCAGCCTGTTAGCTTCTAGCATTGCCATTCTCCTTTTGCTGCACAAGCATGCGCAGCTCTATGGCGGAGTAATCCGCCCGCAGATAGCTACGTGCCGTGTCAATACTTTCTCTGTGGTCCTGCACTAGCTTTTGAATTTGCGTGTGAAATGCACTCTTTGGCGCTGGTATGTTCTGTAGCTCTGGCATTGCTATTCTCCTTTCTTTGCCCTCGTTCTGAATTTCTTAGGTTTAGCGCCGTCTGTCCACTTGAACCTCGCGCCCTTGACGTCATGCCGCTTGTGCCGTGCCAGCACCTTTCTGGTCATGTCGGGCGTGGCTTGCGTCACGAACTCCCAATCGTCCTTCCCCGGATACCAGCGCCACAAGGTTTTGTTCATGGCAGCACCTTGGCGAGCTGCAGTCCGATTGCGATACCAAAGCATAAACCGCCAAACCAGGCCAAGATGAGGGATATCTTCACAGCTCCTCCAGACTGGCCACGCGGAATCCAGCGGCGTGCTTGTGGCCGCCGCCGCCGTAGAGAGCGGCAATCAGGCTGACATCCACGCCACCCTCTACACTGCGCAGGCTGAAGGTGAACACACCATCACCGTCTTGGAAGTACGTCGCCGCGAACGGCGCGTCTTTCGCCATAAGATTGGCGGCGTCGCTGGCCAGCGTGTAGGGCAGGTTGGCACATGGTATGTCCGTGCTAGGCAGGCCGCTTCCTGCGACGGTGAAGAAGTCGCGTAGGTGCTGCAGCTTGCCGACAAGCTCCTTCACGTCTTTTATGTGCTTGCGCTCGATCGATTCACCGGCGCGCACTAAGGCAGAGTAGCGATGATCCGCCACGGCGTCTGCAAGCTCGCTCCACGTATCAAAGGCGTAGTCATAGCTGAAGAACACCGCGTTCAACGCTTTGCTGTTCGGCACCGCGAACCGCCACAGGTCGCGGTCCTCCACCAGACGAACGAGCAGCGGAACCTCCGTGCTCGGATGGAACCACTCCCACGCCAACCGCGCACCGGATTTGTGCATGTCGAATATGGCCGTGGTGTTTACGAATGTACCGTCTGCGTCCCACAAGTTCGATAGTTCTTTCTCAGCCGAAGTATGGTGGTCCAGTACGATGACCTTCCGCGCAACGCGCGCTATGGCTTTGAGCACGTCGCGTTTGTAGCTGAAGTCCAACAAGTAGACGTCGCGATCTGTACAATCAGGTGGTGCTTGCCCGTACACGCCGGGGATGAACTCGGCATCGGGGTACTTGAGCCACATGGCCCAGGCTGCGGTAAAGCCATCAAGGCAAGGGGAGTGATAAATTACCAGTGGTTTCATTGTTTCGTAGCCTTTCAGCGGTAAGTGCACCCAGAGGGTGATGGAGGACCGTACACGAGGCGCGGCATGTTAGGCATGTGCCAGTATTCGGCGGTCTTGCGCCAAACTGCCTGCCAGACTTCGATGATTTCGGTGTAGTGTGTAACATCGATTGGCTTCTCGTCCGTGGCAGTCACTAGCTGCAGATCCAGGCCGGACTTGAATGACAAAATAGCGCCGCTGACTAACGGCTGCGCGGTTCCATCTTCTTTTAGCCACAACTTATCGGCACTGTGCGCTTCGGCAAGCGCGAACGGCAAATCTTCCTTTGCTATGCGAATATCAAAGACCGGCCATGCGCCCTCCGTGCCGAATCCGCGTACGGTGTAACTTGGGCCGAAAAGACCCTTGTCATTCTCGGTCACAAGCAGCGCGTGGCAGAACGTGCGCACGCCGCGCACGGTCACGAACTGCAAATTAGTTATCAACGTAAATTTTTCTGGCTTACTCATAGCAGCCCTTTCTAACTTTGTGCAACCATCGCCGCGCCCTCCCAGTCACAAGTACGGGAAAGGGACCGTAATCTTCCAGACCCAGCTCTCGGTGCGTGGTCGGCAGAGCAGGGAAGGCGCGGCGATGGGCGCACAAACCGCCCATCTTTGGTACTACGAATGCAGTAGTGGATGCCTTGACGCAATACGTTTCAGCATCTTGCGACTGACGGGTGCTGGGCAATCGCCCCACTTCAAAATCGGCCAGCCCCTGCGCATACGCATGGTCGACCGACTTCGCCTGAGCCGCCGCTTTCTTGGCTTAGTCCTGCGTTCTTCTGTATTGATAACTAATGCTGGCAGCGGTTCTGGCAGAAGCCGCATGCCTTGTGGCATGCCAACAGCACCGACAGCAGCAAGTAATCTGCGAAATGTTCCACTTCCTTTCATCAATGCACCGCCACGACGCGCATGTCTTTGACCTCAACATGAGCCATCCAGGCTGGTACACTACGCGGACGCCGCTTTTCTTTTGGGCCGATAAGCGGCTCTTCTTTTGGAGACTGCGTCAGAGGCCATGGGCCTACGACGGTGGCTGTACCGGTAACGGCGGGCATACCAAGCGTAGGTGAGTACACGACGACCGTTAGACCTTGTTGAACTGCACGGCGAAAGTCTTTCTTAGTAGCGAAGTCAACCGAAGCGTACATAGAACGTTCACTCCCTAACCAATGAAACGTTGCGCGGCCTGTAAATATGCCGCATTGTTGAGCACAGCTGCGTAACCTTTTCGCAGCAACCGAGGCAGAGGTTTCAGACCAAGCTTACAAATAAAATTATAGCGCGCTGGAATAGCTTTTCGAAGTAGATCAGGGTTCAGTATGAACAGCCGTAATGACTCAGCCGCAGCCTCGTCTGGCACTGGTTCGTACCCGCTCACTTTCTTACCTTTGACAGCATCCAGCCATTCTGCTCTTTTTACCGCCCTTTCTTCAGAAGTATACTGCTTACTTACAAGCTCAGAAACGTAGTGCCCAACCTCGTGTGCCACCACACCCACCGCAGTACGATCGGTTTTCCAACCGGGCCAACTCCAACTTCTCATGGCTGGGTTTTGTACTGGAAACGCAGTGCGTTGAATATTGACAAAGACATGGCCTTCGCTGTACAGCCCAGTGCCTGTACCGAGCGTTGGTCCATCCATAACTCTACGAAGAAGCAGCACACTGCGAGATTTCATTTCTGTATGCAATGCTTCTTCGTAGGTCATGAACATCGGGTCAGGCAGATCATTATGCGATAGAAATTCCATAGCCGCTTGAATTCCAATGTGATACAGGTCTAGCTTTGTCACGCTGCGAGTTCCTCGCTGAAATACTCTGGCGGATCATGCTCCAACAACCAATGCACGAGATCCGGAATATACTCGTCCTCCACGCAAGTAAACTCAGAAGAGCCACACGTAATGATGAAGTCTGCAGCGTTCATGTGCGTCTGGTCAAACGTACGTCTTGTCCACATAGGATCTTTCCAGGCCGCGTCAGTCCGCCGAAGTAAAGCATTGTAATCATCGACAATCTCAGCTTCGGAATAGCTGCGCGCACTCATAGAAAGCAATACAGCGTCCAGCAGCGTAGCCGTGGGCAAGCGTTCCACTTCCAATTGGTGGCCTGACATCAAAGCCGTAATCAGTTGACTACGCAACAACGGACTTTTCTGATCACGGAAAAACACTTCCCAGCAAGGCGCGCGATCGTGGCTTACGACAGGGGGAGTTGCGGTTTTCTGCTTCTTGCTCTTTGCCATCGGTCTTACCTCCTGCTTCTATTATAACGCGCTACGCTTTCGCACTCTCTTCATCAGCCAACATAAGAATACGACGTTCGATCCACCGCGCCACATCGTCGCGCGCGTCTGTGTCACTGCTTGGATAGTCGCCGCTGTACACCGCCGAGTACGCAATGGCGGCAGCTTCACGCAACGCCTTTTCTCTTTCCGTTACGCAGGGCCCAGACAATTCTATTTCGGCTTTGCCGCACCGCTTGCACAAAGCCAGCTCCACTTGGCCATTGCGGTCAGTGATCTGTTCTGGTATGCCTGTGTCACCATCTTTGTACAGATCATGATTCATATTCGTCCTTCCCCCTTGCACTCCGCGCAAACGCGAATCTTACCTTTGAACATCCGCGTGCCGCGCACGCCATAGCCTTCGCACTCAGTGCATAGGCCAGATAATAGTGCTTGTTTGTGCGCCCATGCCTCGCGCTTCTCTTCTGTCTTAACAGTCGTGTATGCCGCTGTAGCGGCGTGCCACAGCGCGCCTGCAACGCCGCCATTGGCGTCGGGGTGGTTACGCTCCGCGATACGATGGTAGGTTTTCCGAATAACCTCGTCAGAATCGGTTGGCTTTACAAGTAGAACAGCATATGGCGTCATTGCGCAGCCTCTTCTAAGATCCTTGCCCAAGCCGTGGTCCACGCTGGCGTGAACTCACGGTTGAGTGCGGTAGGCCCCCAAGCCTTGATTCCAATAGGCGTAGCCAGCTCTTGCTCGAATACGCCCAGCAGATCGTGCATCAAACGCGTGTCCAGTACGCCGCCGCCGTACACATCCAGATGGCTGATTGCTAGGCAATCTAGGCTGCCGATGTAGCTCATTGCCTTGCGTAGCAAGAAGAAGTTCATTGGTGCTACGCGAAACGGTCCTTGGAACTCATTGGTGACATTGTGCGGCTCCGCTGGGTGCCAAGCAGGGTCGTGCGCTAAAGCGCCAGGCAATGGCCCAGCGCCGTGTCGCGTAAGGTAGGCACGCGCGCAACCCACTCTGAAGCGATCCGTAATACCGGCCTCTGCGCAAAGCGTGTCCGCATTGTTGAACGTACAATCCGTCCATGTGTGATAAGGCGCTTCGCCGTGCGTTTCATCCAACAGGACGCCCTGCGCACCTTCGAAGACCGCCAAATCGGACTTGGGCATCGTGTCGAGCACAACCGGCCACTTCGCGTAGGTGTAGGCAAGCTCACGCAGATTAATCTCACTGTAGCTCATCAGCGTTACACCAAACTCTTGGCAAGCAAGGTTCAGCAAGAATCGTAGCTTCTCCGTCACCTTCTGGGTGTCAAGCACATCCTCCGCGTACAGCACGGCGTCACCATATTTCAACTGCCATTCGCGTGCCACGCCTACACCCATCCCGCAGCTGCCGTGCCGCGCCAATCCGCGTGCCATCTCGCGCAGTCGATTCACCTGCTTGTGGAATGGTGTGATGATTACGCATCGAGGATCCACCGTTAAACCGCGCCAAGGCTGCACTCCCAGTTGTTCACGCAAAGCAGCCGCTTCGTTCATCATCGTCAATGGGTCAACCAGCATGAAGCGCGAAAGATGCGTCCGCACGTGTTCTCCCGCAAGCGTGCCAGAGCCGAATTGGCTGAACGTGTGGTGTGCTCCCTCCGTCGTACACACGTTGTGCGCTGCCTGACTACCGCCATTGAACCGCACCACCAAGTCTACCGGTAGCTGACGGCAAAGAAAATCCACTGTTGCGCCCTTGCACTCATCGCCATAGGCTAAGCCCTGCACCAAGATTGCTCTACTCATTCTGTCCTCTTCCCGTTTGTTCATGCAACCATCGGAGTTCCCTACGTGCAGCCTGCGCAGCATGACGCGCCCCGTTCGCCTCGGGTTCACGCTGCAACTGGTTCCCACAATAAGGAACTCCGATGGGCGCATGACCGTTCTACGCCCATCCAAAGCAAGAAAGCGCCGCCGTGGGGAGAATCCACAGGTACTACCGTGGCAGAGGCGCTCACTCACAATGCTACAACCGTGCGGCCTTGCCTCCACCGGATGTAGATAACGTGCTACTGCTTTGTGTTTTTACAAGAGCGTGGCTCACCATGGTGGACGCCTCGTTTCGGTCCAGACCAACGGATACTAGGTCGGTGACCAAAGATACTGGTGTGGCCTTCCCCTCATACAGACCGACAGTGGAGGCTATCAGCTCGCAGATGAGATTGGCGTCCTGCAAATCCAGTACCGACTCCTCGCCGAACAGCTCCACGTACTGGTTGCGCGCGTGCTTGTAGCCGCCAATAGGGTATATGACGAACAATTGCCAAGTGCGCCGCACCTCCTCGATGATCTCCGCAATGGGGATGTCCCGTTGTACTACGTCGCCGAATACGGACTTTACCTCGTTAGCGCTTACCTTGGTGAAGATTGGCTCGTCGGCGTACATAAAGAAGTAGCCTTTCTTGCCGCGCTTCTCCACGGAGTCGGTTGTCGTCTTCCGCGCCGCCGCGTACAGCATGAGGTCGTAGGATTCCCCATCGTTGGCTCCGCCCTCGCTGGTCAACCGTATGGAGCGTATGTGCTCGTCCACGCGATTGTCGCTCTCGAAGTCAGATATCTGTAGGCACTGGTCGCCAACCGAGTTGTAGTCGTCGTTCGCAGCCACGGCAACCTGCGGATCTGGCAAGTAGCGCCCGAGCAGCTCCATCAGGTTCGGCAGGCGCTTCTGCGCGTCGACGGCCCGCGTATAGTTAGAACCAGTAACGTCGAAGCACACCAGCACCGGATTACTCTGCGGGTGTTCTTCCGAATCACGGCTTTCCAATTTGGCGAACGGCTTGGCACTGATGCGCTTCGGGTCGAGATTGCTGTGAGTCTTGCTTGCTGTCTTTGAGTAGTGGAAGTCATCCACTCCCTTTGCAGCCCTTGTAGTCTTGGCGCTTGTGTATCGCCCTGTATCCCAACTTCCTCCGCCCATGGCTAGTTCTCCTTATCTCTTGGTTATTTAACTGCGCTAAACCTCAGTACCTACTAATGCACGCCGCGAATTCTTCCAATTCTGGGTGTGCTTCCAGGTAGGTTAAGAAGGCGTCCAATTCGCTGAGCTCCTTGGTAATTCGCTCGCGCCGTTTGGTGGCGCGCTCCTTCAGGGTAGTCTTTCTTATGTTTGTAGAATCTGACGATTCCGCGTCGCACGCTACATCGCACATACTTGTTCTCCTTGTACTACAGTCGTTTCGCTTCCAAAATCGGTAGGTTGGCCTCAGTTGGCACGTAGATCACTTGGGCACCGGAATTGCCGTCTTCCATCATCTTGATCCATTGCCAGCGCAGGAACAAGTCGTGTTCCTTCAACTGCGCGCCTATCGCAGTAATCTGCTCCGCGACCGCCTGCGCCTCCACAACGGCGGCCTTCTTGTTCAGCTCAGCCGCATCCAACCTGGCCTGCGCCTCGGCCACTTGCACCTGCTGATCGTTGCGTGCCATAGCTAAGTCAGCCAGTCCTTTCTGGTGTGCGGCCCAAACGCGCCACTGTGGCTCCAGCCACAAACTCCACAGTACGATTCCGATAGCCACGAACACGGCCACGCAAATCAACATGCCGATACTTATCCCGCTGCCGAACATGGAGTTCCAATTGAACGGCGGGTCCTGCTTCACAACATAATAACTTTGCATTCTTGCTCCTTTACTCCGGCAGGTTGAAGTCTACCCATTTCGGTGGCCCGTATATACGCTGGGCAGCCGCATTCCAATCCGTGAATACATGGGCCACGGTTTGATAACGCTTTGTAACATCAGCCAGCACGCAGCGCTCGATTACTGCTCGCAGCGGCGCTTCTGTGCCGTCGATACCTCCCGCAAGATACGCAATCAAACTGGCTGCCATGAAAATATCCGACGCGGGTGTAACCGATTGCTTTAATAATAACTCGGGTGGATAGTGCGCAGTCCAGGCTGGCACCCAGGATGACAACCGCGTACGCTCCGCGTACCTTACGCTGTAGCACCAATCTAACAGGCGCACTGTATGCTTGCAGGGATGCGGATTGGTCGTGGTGCCGTCGTTGTCCGGGTAGAGCATGACGTGCGACGGCAGCACCGCCCCGTGCACAAGCCCGCAGTGATGTGCCCATTCCAGCGCCACCAGCAGCCGTTTGAACATCCAAACCAAAGCACGTCCGTCTACAGACGGCATTCTACGATGGACTTCCTCCGCAGGCAGGAACCCATCTGGTACTTTGCGCAGTACGTTTGTGTCACGATTACTCTGCTGGAAGTGTCCTCGCAACGTGGGAAATGCAGCCGCTACTTTCGTGTTGACTTTGCTCGCCAGGAGCGAGAGCGCCGCGCGTTCGGCTCGCATCAAATCGTTGTCGTCTGAATTTCTGGCTACTTTGACGACGTATTCAATCCCTACGTAAACGTCAGCAACGTCGCCGACTAGCGGTCTCTGCGCCACCGCGTAGCCGCCAATCTCAACTACTTCATGCCAAGGAAACGGCAAGCGCGTTCCCCACGTGCCGGCCTCCACCCGCGCATCGGCTATGCTCTTCAGCTCGTTCAGCCGCTCCATCGTCTCGTGCGCGAAGAGTGCATTCTTGTTGAAATCAGGGTGTACGATTTTGACTAGCTGTCGGAAAGACCGTTTGATATCTACGCCGAATACGTCCTCTGGGCACAGAGCCTTTTCCAGTTCGCGCGCTACTAGCTGTAATTCCGTCATAAGATATCCAGCTCTTTCAATCTTGAAATGGACTCTTCGGCAGAAGTATGCCACACAAAAATTCCACCAGCCTCAGTCCAGAAATGCATGTACTTCAAACGATCGTCCACCAGTACATCACCGAAGCGCTTCATGTGTTTGCACTTTTCTTTAGAAGGGCACACGATGGTCTGTACGCCTGGAAAGTGGTGCGCCGTCCAGCGCAATTTCTGGTTAATGGCCCAAGCTGGTGTACTGGTGTTCGGATGCCCGGTAAGGATGATTGGTTTTAGATGCGCTACCGCGCTGTATAGTTGCATTGCATCTGGTAAGAGCGGCAGATTAAAGTAAAAATCTTTATGCCCCTGCAACAGTGCATACAGATACTGCGTACCATGCGTGATCTCAACCTCCGTTGGAGGTACACCAAATACAGACAAAAAATAACCATCAAAATCGGCTACGACACCATCGCAGTCTAAGAACAATTGTGGCATGATTAATCAGATTCCTCGCTAGTCTGGTTTTCTTGCCGTACCACACTACCGGTGTCCAACCAACGATGAAACGCCGTGCCGACGCAGGCGTGACTGCAGTAGTCCAGCCTGAACGCATCGCGGTATAAGTCACCCGCCCGCGCCTTTTGCTCGGCCTCTTCGAAGGTCACGAACAATGGCTGTTTGGGCGACGCTATCACGCACCACCAGTTGTTGACCACGCCGTGTATTGCGGCGCATTCGTCACATTTGCGTACTGATTGTAAGCTCATGTCATACCTCATTTTACTAAGAATGTCAGAGTGGTCACGCTTATTGTGGCCACTCTGACAATACGCAACGCAATTGCGACGGCGGCGCTGCTAGTCCAGCGCCTCGACCATACTCTGCAGCTCCTCAACAGAAGATGCCTTGAGCGACTCGTCCTGCTTCTCCGCGATGAGCGCCTGCAAGCGCTGCTTCTTCTCGCGGTTGGCCGCTCTGGTGCGCGCTGCTTCCTCCTCGGCCAGCTTGACATCGATAATGTGCTTCACAACGTCGAACTCTAGCTGCAGTCTCTCGTTGAGGTTGCTGGTCTTCACCACGAAGCTAGTCTCCTCAGAGTTTTTCAACTCTTGGTGGAGGGCTCGCGCGATGTCGTCCAGGCTCACGGTTCGGTTGCTGGTCAAGGGAAGATCCCAAAGGTCCTCCACAGTCAGGCTTCCGACGGCGGTCGGGAAGCGTAGTTTCAGTCGCGATGCTTTCTCGAACATGGTTGTTTCTCCTTTGTGTTGTGCTGCAAACTTAGTATAACGCGGCGTGGTTTCTTGCCACCGTGCACCGGCCATCAGCAGCTTGGTGGTCATGCGCACCGCGCCCAGTATTCCGGCCCAGCAGTTGCACTTCTTCACGCCGCTTTTGCCTTGATTGTCGCAAGCCGCTTCTTCGTGCGCCTCTGCATCTCCTTGCTTCGTTGCTCTGGCGTCATTTTTGCCCAGTAAGCCTTTGAACTGCCCGATGCTCGGCGACGTGGACTGCCAGCCACCGCCATCGGTTCCATGGCTTCACCTCCCTTGGCGGCCTCGCTCCGCAGCTTGGGCACTCCACGCGCAGGCCCCATGACTTCCCCGTTTTGCGTGCCGAGAAGTAGTGTTCCCATCCGGGAGGTAAGCTGGGCCGCAGGTAGACCGAGGCTTTGTGCGTAGGCTTCGAGCTGGGCTTCGATGCGACCGTGGATGTATGCGAGTTGAACTGTAAGATTTTCATCCATGCTCCTTTTCATGTTTCTCCTTTCTGCGCGCCTTTGGCGCAACTGCTACAGCGCAAGGTCGATGCCGCGCGCCTCGGCCAACTTCACCATGGCGAAGTAGATCGGCCTCAGGAACTGCTCGCGCGAGTAATCGAAATGTTCGTCCGCCTCGCAACCGCGCTGCCTCTCCTCGGCCTTCATCAGCATGTAATCAGCTTTGCGCTCCAGCATCCGAATCGCACTGTAAAGGTGGTGGTCGTCCATGTCCTTGATGCGAATGAGCGTGCCGTCGCGCTGCTTCCACGTCACGTATAGTGGTGCTTCCTGCTCTGCTCTTTCCATCAGAACACCACCTTCACGACGCGGTCCACGCTGCCCTTGACCCGGCACAGCACCGACGCGCGCTGCGTGGAGCTGAAGCCTAAGCCGGACAGCTGCCGCTCCGCCTCCTCCGTGCGCATCTTGGCGCCAACCATCTCCATGGTCTTGCGGTGCGGTTCCAGCTCGGCAGACAGGAACTCGTTGAAGAACCCGCGCGCCCGTCCCTCGTTGCGGCAGCCTTCCAGCATGAAGAAGTAGTGCTTGTTGCCGACGCCGAAGTCGCCAAGACTGCGCGCGATGTCAGAGTTGGTAGCGTCGCGCTCGACGTGCGCACCGCCCCAATAGTTCGGCGACAGCATGACCACGTTCACCTTTTGGAATGTCTGCGTGTGCAAGCCCCACACCGCCTTGCTGGTCTGCGTGGACGGAATAAGAGCCTCCACGCGGAAGCCCGCGTCCCGCGAGTAGTGTATGTTCGCCACGTGCACCGTCTCGGTAGTTCGCAGCGGTTTGTCGTAGACGAAGCTGTGCGTCGCACCGCCGACCTCGACCTCTACCTCGAAACCGTTGCCGCCGTCACGACGTCTGTAGTTGTGCACGGACAGAGCATACACGCCTTCGGCCATCGTGCACTTGTCGGCGTAGAAGATGTTCTCCGCCGGTTCGGGCTTCATGCCATCGCAACCATTGGCGTCGAGATCCAGCATGCCGCCGTTGACGGACAACTGGCGCACGTTGCCGTAGTAGATGTGGTTGCCTTGCGCGGAAAGCCAGCCGCCCAGCAGTCTGGGCGCACCCGGCTCCTGCATGTGGAAGTCCAGATCGTCGGTGTAGTCCCAAGCCAGCCTGCAGCACAGGTCGCCGACCACGCTGCCCCCGGCACGCTTGACCCGCTCCTTGATAGAGTCCGTGACTTCGCCGTTGTAGGACCAGCTGAAGTTGTTGGGCCACTTGAACATGCCCTTCGCGCCCGGATCGACCGGCGCGATCAGGCTGACGAGGTTACTGACATGGCAATTCTCCACCAGAAGCTCCAACGAGCGTGCCTTCGGCATGACCTCAGCCAAGAACTTTTCGATTGGCACCTCTGTCACCCGATCGTAGCTTCTGGGATTCTCGGCTACCTGTGCCGACAGTGCGTCAAAGGCGTCCTTGTGCAGCTTGGTCGCGGTACGGTCAGCGAACAACACGTTGTTGATCGTGATGTCGTCGATGTGCGCGTAGCGCCGCTCCAGCGCGGACGTGTAGCCAAGCCCTTCCACCTTGGCGCGCGCCTTCTCGATCATCGCCTTGGTCACTAGCGCCGTGGGCCGCTTGTAGTTCGCCGGAGCCATGACGCTCGTCTCGAACTTGCGCACCGCCTCTGTCAGATCCACGTCGGCGGACAAGTCGATCAGCAGCGTACCGATGGCGGAGTTGCGGATGCGCACGACGGCGGGCGGCAGGGCGACGGAGCGATCCCAGACGAACAGGTCGCGTGCTCGGTCTAGCTCCACGTCGCGGCTGCCCAGCATGCCGTACATCTTGTCAGCCGCTTTCAGAACCGAAGCGCCGACATCCACGCCTGACGGCCTTTCCGCGTTCTCCACACCGTACGCCACCTTCAGCTTGCGGAACTCAGTCAGCACGAACTTGTGCTCCTCGCCACGGTACAGCGAGTTCTGCGCGATGAGCTCCAGAACGGTGTCGACGCTGTCGAGCGTGAGCTCCTCCAGTCCGCGCTTGAGCACGTCGTGCGCAGCCCTTGTTTCTGCTAAGGCCGAACCGATGGTGTCTTTGCGCTGCACGGCGGCGTTTGGCAGGTGCAGGTGGAAGTGCTCCCAAGTAAGAACGCCACCTTTCTCAAACTGCGTTACAGTTTCAGAAAGCTTAGTACCGGCCACTAACTGCTGAAAGGTCTTCTCCACGCCGACGGAACTCTCGGTGTGCAGGAAAATGTTATCAATGACGGCACTACGCACCAGTTCGGCCATTCTCTCGCGCACTGTGTCGTAGAAGGTGCCGGTGCGCTCTCCATCCCAAATCGTGGTCAACTCGCCGTCGATGATTGCGACCACGCCGCCCATCGTTCTGATGAAATGACGGCAGCAGGAGCAATCGTGGTCAGTGCGCTCGCGGTAGATGGGATTGGTGCCCTCGGGGAACGCCGCGAGGTAGGCCTCCCAGAGAATGTCTCCGGTAGCGGCTACGCGCTGTTTTGACGACAGAGTCTCTACGCCGTTCGTGGCGTACTTCACCAGAAGCACCTCAGAAGATGTAGCGCTTAGATCGACGCGGAACAACCGGTCCGCCTTCATCAACTCAAACTGTCTGGCTACTGCGTGCTTGATGACGCTGAATGAAGCCGACGGCGTCTTCTGTAAATTAGATGTTCCACTCGACAACCGTCCGGTTGTCGTTACTGCTTTTCTGTAGTTTGTCATTTATAGGTCCCCTTTCAGGACTGGGTTAATTATAGGCCTACTACTTTCCTACTGGCTCCGGAAGTGGCCCGTAGATAGACCCTCATGGCTGCTCCTCGTCGTTTTCGATGACCACGAAGACGTTGTCGGGGCACGCGTAGGTCTTCCAGCCTGGCTCTTCATGTACCCTGCCGTGCAGAAAGAGCTTGGAATCCGGGCTGTCACTTGTCAGCACGCACCTGTTCTTGCGTACGTACTCGGCCTTGGATGTCGTGTTGAGTACGCCGCAAAAGGCCGCCAACAGTAGCGCAGCCAAAACCGCTATGCCTGCAAACCAAAGCCAATTCTTAAGCGCCGCTCCCATCGCCGCCTCCTTTCTTTTTACGAAAATCTGGCTTGGCAGGAATTTCATGCTGGAACAACCAAGCGTAGATAAGCGGAATGGCGTCGGCTATTTTGTCAGCGGCAAAAATAATACTGGTCTGCGATAATGGGTATGGCTGTAGTGTGACTGCTATGCTTGCTTTGCCGTGCCGTTCCAGCAGTATGCCTGGCTTATGGTCGGTAACGTCTATTTTCACAGACATAAATTCCTCCTTGTTTGTTACTGTGCTTCCCATGTTGCAAACGACGGATTATCTCTCAGAAACGTAGCGGTGAAATCTCCTAGATGATATATACCCGGATGCGGGTTCTTCGGATCGTCCACTGCCGCGCTATTCCAGAAAGTGTCGCCACCATGCAGACAAGCACCCGCGTGGAACACCTCATGCATAAGGTTGATTCTCAGCCGCTCCGGATCCTGCGTGACGATGTAGGAAATGGTGCGGTGCTTGCAGTCCGTCTGCGCCATGCGCGGATCATCCACGGCTTTCTTAGTCAAGTCCACGTCGTTGAAGTGGTTGATCATCACCAGACTCCATCGCTCGCCGTTGATGGTGAGCTCCGCAGGCACTCCGCCCGGCATGAACGCCGCGGTCAGTTCGTAGCTTACGTCCCCCAGCTTCATCGGTTTAAAATCGGCCCACGTCGGTGCTTCTGGCCGCATGGCCGTGAACGCGAGGCAGCTTACTCCGCCGCATGACAGAACCGACAAGACAACAAGAAAGCAGTTGAGCCATCGCTCCGCCCGCTCCCGCCGCCTCTTGGCCATACGCTCCAGCACCTTCGCGCTCAGTCCTTTGAACTTCTTACGCATCCTCTTCCTCCGCAGAATAAGCAATTTTTCAGTACCACTTTGTCAGCATGCGCTACGCTGAGCTTACCGCTACCGCCGCAGGGTTGACACTTTCTTTCTAGCTGTTTTTGAACCGTCGCCATAACCTTCGCGCTCCTTCCATGGCCTCCTCCAACGTCAGTGCCCCGGCCAGAGCAACACCTTGCGGTGTGGCCACTAAGAAGTTTCCGCGCCAAAGGTAGCGTAAGTACGGATCGCGCAGCACGATCACCTTCATTCTTTTCATCCCGGTAACCCTCCGTCCGTAAGCACGATCCTACGCTGGTTGTTGCTTACATGTCCAGGCACTATCTTGCTGTAACCGTACCAGCGCAGAAACCAAGTCCATACTTCCTGCGGCTCTTGGCTGCTCTGAACTGGCACGTGCGCCTTCCACATTTTGCCCTCGTACACGCCGGACGGCATCGTAGTGGAGTATTCCATGAGTCTGCGGAACACGGCAACGGGCATGCGCGCAGTCGTGGCGTCTATGGCAATCAGCGCTGTGTCCGGCTGGCTCCAACCACGAGACAACGGATGGGTCATAGGCGGTATACGATTGTCATCCCAGTCCGCCGGGCGCGTCGATCGCACCCATTCTTCAACGACGTCTGGCGAATCGTCCACGACGTAGACACTACCCCAGTGGCTCAGCACGTTCTTCACTTTCGGAGGCAACGCTGCCGATTGGATGTCTACCACATGCTTCTCGGTATCCAGATAGATAGAGGCTATCCTGTTCCGTTCTAGGAATTCGATCAACTCCTTGCGTATGCGCTCGCCTTCCGGCTCGAACTGCGCATTCTCTTCGAGGTCGGCCTTGGGCGGCGGTGCGTGCAGGCTAGTTCTGCTCATTGGTATTGTCCTTTCTAGATTCTGCCGCTCGCACGGCGCTGATGTAGCCTTGTCTGGCAGCCTCTTCGCGCCAGCTCAATGGATGCCAGAACAGCAGCCGCAACACGTATGCCACAGCCAGTATGTGGCACCAGCCTACTATTAGAATGTAGTACCAATCACGCATGCCTTCCGGCTTCTTGCCAACTGTACTCAACTCCGTATCCTCTCGACATACAATTGTTCCCCGCAGCGTTGACTCAGGTAATGGTGCAGCGCGGCAGCGCAGATATTCTTGGCTGGAGCCGAACCAAGTGCCACGCGCCAGACAGCCGCGTTCTTGCAGTGCATGTGATCACACGGTAGCGCTTTGGGAAGCGCTACGCTAATTGTGCACGTGTAGCCTATGCTCACTGCAGCTGCTTCTAACACAGCCAACACTTCGCCACTGGTTGTTATGGTGACGTCGGCTTCTATGCCGTCATGGCTTATGGTGGCCGACCCGATTACCTCACCTTTTTCGTTTAAAAACGGTACTGTTCTCATGGTTTCCTCATTTCCGCCAGAACTCGCCTCAGCGCACGCCTCCCTTGTGACAATCGCATGAGCACCGCAGCATAAAGCAGCGCACATGCGTACCGTCTATGCATAACTTAGACCTGCAGCCCGGCACTGGCCGTTTGCGAACCACGACTTCCGCAGTGGCCCTTCGTAGCGGCATGTCAATGGCACGCGGCATTTGTGCGACACTCACGATCTTACCGCCTTGCGCGTAATTACCGAGCCGCCGTGGCGCGCCAAGACTCCGGCGATATCAGGCGGCGTCCAGCGCGCAGCCTTCAGTATCTTGCCATCGGCGCGGCGATGGACCGTGCCATCCGGCTCAGCCTTGGACATGTTGGACCTGTGCACTTCGTCGAACACGGCGTCTTCCGGTAGGCCATATACCAGCGACGTTCCGGACAATACATAGTGCAGATCCACGATCGCATCGGCGACATCAACGAGGTCGTCGCGCCCCATGGCGTCCATGAGCTCCCAGAATTCCTCTGCGATCAGGCTGCGTCGCAGCTCCATGACGTCTTCCGGCGGCAGGCTGACACCGTCCGACGCCGTGTAGCAGTCGAAGCGCTTGTGAAACTCGCGCACTCTGCCTAGCATGGTCTTGCGCTTGCTTGCTATACAGGCAATATACGCAAGTGCCAGTAGCGCATAGCCTATCGACAGAACCAAGACGGCTAACGATTCGGTATTCAAAATGGTAGAACAGTTCATTTCTCTCCTTCTGAGGTAGTACAAGCGAAAGATTGACGCCCTACGCACAGCGCCGCGAGTCCGCTCAGCATAAAGATGAATGAGCTGGGCTCTGGCACAGGCGAAGGCGCAGGATACGCAACTGGAACGGGCAACGGTATTACAGAATAAGGCAGGGTACTTTGCGGCGGGGCGTATGTGCTTGCGAACAACGGCTCCGACGGAATTTCCGTCTTAGGTAGCAGCGGCAAACTGGGTTCAAGTGCGGCCACATTGTCATCACTCTGAAACGGCACTAGAGTGGCTGGCGTAGTGGCGTCGAGCGTGGCGATAGGGCCACAGGTAAAGTCTAGCGCCGCGAGCGTCTCTGCCGTGCTCTTCTTCCACGCCGGATGCGCGACACGCCAAGCGGCCCAGCGCTTGAGCGTCTTTTGACTATGCTGCTGCTTAATTGCCACGCGGCAGTACGATATGACCGCCGCGCCCAGCGCAACGCTGACACCAACAATACCAAGGCAAGCCCACTTCCATCTCATACGGCCTCCAGTTGCTGCTTGATCCATTCCAGACAGTCCGACTCACTTACACCTGATGCGGCTATCTGCGTTAGTGCTATTTTATTAATAATAGCCTGGTGTAACTCCTTTATGTCCGACGTTTCGTAAGTGCGCCGCTTCGGTTTGTATACGCCAAGCCTCCCACTGGGAGACACTGGCGGAAACGGCGACGCCTGTCTCGGCCCCGGCTTGTAACTACGTGCCAGCGAGCGTCCCTGCTCCCGCAGCTCCTCCTCGGTGGCGCATCGCAGCAGCCGTATAAGCATCTCCAGCCAAGCGTCCTCCTCCGATTCATTGGACGCCGCCAGCGCGTTGCCAGAATCCTCCAGTCGTATGGACCACAACTTCTGATCCCCGAAGTTGGAGCACACCAGCCCCGGACACAGTTTTAATACCAGCTGCTTCACTCGCATGATTCGTCCTTTATCTCCTCGCGTGCCAAAGCGAGGTACACTGCGAACTCTTCAGGGTCGAGCGCCATTATCTCCAGCGCCCTCTTTGTTTCTTTGAGTTCGGTTTCGATCTTGGCGTAGTCGGCGTAATGCACGAAGCCGCCTTCGGGATGTGGCAGACAGTCCAATGCTCCCTGCGCTGTTGTCCTGAACTGTAACCGCTGCACTCTACCGTCTGCCATCACTCACCAGCCTTTCCTGTGGGGCGCTCTTTTGCCCACTTGCGCCACGCCTGAAGTTCTTTGAGCAGAGCTATCGTCGTGTGGAAGCGGCGCTCATCAAATGCCCAGATTTCGCCCTCCAAACTCTTGTCACTCACCAACTGCTTCGGCATTGCATTGAAGGCTTCATCTGCTCTCTGATTAGCGGCGGCAAGAGCGGCTTCGGCTTCCAAGGCACGTTTGCGCCATTCTTGGTGGGACCGCAAGGCAGTATTCTTCAGTAGGTCGGCGGCTCTCTTGTCGCGTTGGAGTTGGAGGATTTGGCGTTCGCGGATGATTGTGTAAGCCGCATAGATGCCCGCTGTTGCCAGAATCGAATGTCCCATTCCTACTGTATGGCTGGCTACCGCCTTACGAGCCTGATCTGCAATCTCGGGCGTTATTTGATCCCGAGACAGAGGAGATACCCCTTGCAGTTCATCCCGTTCACTCTCTTCGCTCATAGCTTCTGGTTTGGTTGTCATCGGGTCTCTGCTTTCTTGATTGCGGCGTTCCATGCTGCCAGTCGAGCAGCCAACATTTCACCAATGGCCTTCTTTTGTGCATTGACGGCGCTTATGTCTGCTCCGGCAGGGGCATTCAATTCTCGCTGACGGTTGTTGCACACTTTCATTTCCTTCCACGAAGGCTCTCGAAGTAGCTCCTCAAACGCTGCGTCCAGGTCGGGAGAGGGTTTGGCCTCTGCTACCACCGGAGCCGAGCAGGAAACAGTTGCGAAATCAACATATCCACTCTCACGGGCATGATTCCAACCGTCATTTTTAGGCTGCCCGCAAAGGTCACACTTCTCTTTGGCCTCTGCTATCTGAGTGGGCTTCGGATCGCTGTCATAGCAGATAGAACACTGTTTCTTCCCATTTATCTGCCCGGATACCCCGTAATGAGCACATGGCTGTTCTTTCTCTTTGTCCTCTACGGGAAGAGATGCAACCGGCTTAAAATTGCAGACGAAACACCCTACGTCAAAGCCATGCGGACATAGCCGTACCTGCTCCGGTTGGGCGGGGAGAGATTCGGTAGCGCTTTGCCGTGCGTCCTCTGCGGGAGATGCAACCGATTCTCGATCAGAAGCTATGGGCGGAAAGCATAGTTCGCAACGCCATATCCCGCCAATGCATATGTTGTAGCAGCATCTTAGGCAAGAGGGACACTGGAACCAAATCTTCGACACTGACATCGCTTACTTCTCCTTTTCTATAATCAGGAACTGCTTATGATACTCGTAGTGGTCCTTGCGGTCAGGATAGGCTTCTGGATCGCACTTGTTAGTCAATCCGGGATAGATGTTCAGTTCTTTCATGCCCTCTTTCGTCGCACCTCTCTGCATATTGAGACAATCCATCGCAGACCAAGGATCGGCCCCATACTTCACCGCGATCCTCTTCTCTTCATCTACTACGGCCTTGCGAAGCTCTTGGAGGTGGGTGTACTCAGCGTCGGATAGTTTCACAACCCTGGAGCCATCAGGGGAGCCCAGCATCTCATCGTTCAGGTATTCGTAGCGTTTGTCTCCGGACGTCGAACCCAAGGGCTCTGCCGGTATGCTGTGAACCCGTATGGGAAACGTGGCGTCGAGTTCCGGCTCGTCGGCCTTCACACATGCCCGTAGCGTCTGAACGCACATATCGCCCCTGCAAGTGGTCGTGTTGCAGCCGTCAGAGTATTGCGTCACTGGCGGTGGGTGAATTTCGCATGGGTTCTCTGGGCTACAAGTTGAACCATGCTGCAGCGGCTTCGGCGTAGGCTTCTTCTGCCCGTTGTCCCACACGCACTCCTCATTCGCGTCCTGGTGCGACCCCGCCACGCACATGGCAGTATGCACGTGCAGTGTCGAAGTAGGCTTCTTCTGCCCGCCTGCTATGAATAAGAACAGCAATAAAGTAATCATTTAGTCTCCTTCGACTTGCTGGACGATGGGCTGTGAATATCTTCAATCAACGGGATCAGGGCATCGAAAGAATTGTCGGTATCCAAGTCGAAGATTGGCTGAAGTCGGCCACAAGGATATGCGTCCCACGACTTCTCGTGATACACCCATACACTTGCATCCGGATGGGCGGCACACACCCTTTTCGCCACCGCGAGGCTGGCCTCTAAGAGCGTGTTTCCCTCTTCGCCCTTCTTTTGGGCCTGACCTACGACGCACGCGAATAAAACCAAGATAGCTGTCTTCTTCATTTAGCCTTCCTATCTCTGAATTCAAATCGATCCCAACCACACAGAGCGACCAGCGCCCAGAAGGACGCGTCGTCGGCCCACCACCAATTATGCTGCCCGCAGGCAAACGCCAGCCTCCATATAAACCACAGGATGAGCGGCGTCCACAGAATTCGCAAGCGCGGTTTGCCCTCAGCTTCCATCTGCAGCCCTCGACTTTCTCCGGTGGATCACTATCGGGTCGTGCTCGCTATCGCTATCGCTCCAGCCGATTACCCATGACAAAGGTCCAGCCGCGCCCACCATGAAGACCAGTGGCAGCTCAGACGCATGGACGTCGAATTTCGTACCTTCCCAATACCAGAAGCCACTTAGCCCGCATATCCACCAAACCAATAAGAACGCCGTCACCTTGATTCCATTTCTCATCGTCTTATTCTCCCGCCTGCGCGTACATCTCCGCCAGCGCGGACTCCACGGCCTTGGCCTTGGTCTTGGCAGGCAGCATGGAGAGCAGGTGGTCCAGCGCTTTGACCGGCACGCTGAGCTGCACAGTTTCTTGTGCGCGCGGCGCAAGGTGTGGGAACGCCTTCATCTTGTCGCCGCGCGCTGTCTTCACCGGCGCTGGCGTCGGCGCATGACCGGGGATGTATTTCTGGCGCGGTCCCGTGGCCTCGCAAGTCAGATTGCAGCCGCAGGCGCACGTAATTAGTCGATTGCCGCTGCGTGGGTTGACCGGCACAAGCTCGGCTGGCGCGCTCGCGTGCAGTGGGGCACTGGTGCCATTATTAAGACCTTCCATAATCGTTCTTGCCTCCAGTAGTGCTCTGTGTACGCGTGCCTTCAAAGCGGCCAGCGTAATGCCCAATTCGTCGGCCATGTATTGGCTTCTGTAGCCTTGCATGTATTTCGCCGTCAACAGATACTGGCTCTCCGCGCTGAGACTGCCGAGCACGACGGCCAGTAGTTGCTTCACTTCTATCTGTGCGTACGCATCACTTGGATCCGCGAAGGTCGCTATCAGCGATTTCCCCGATTCCTCCTCCGCCGCGTCGTATGACAACAAGGCACGATGATGCTTGGCCTTGCCACGAAATCTTTCGTGTGCTTCATTAAGAGCCACACGCGTGACCCAAGTGGAAAATCTAGAATCCCCGTTGAACTTGTCTAGCCGCATAAGCACGTGCGTGGCCGCTTCACATTCGAAGTCCTCGCCCTCAGCGGAGCCATGGAAGAACTTATAGCTGACGGGCTTCACTATCTTCGTTACTTCTTTGTGAAGCGCCGTGTAAGAGTCTTGACCGCCAGCCAACGCTGCCCGAATATGCGCGGTCGTCTCATCCTCTGTCACCCGTACTCCTTTTAACGAATCTTGCTAGCAAGAACAGCTTGGCGTTTTCCATCAACGGGGCCTCAGCGCCAGTCCGTCGGTGCTTTCTGAGCCGCGCCACGTGCGGGTAATCCACTTCCTTCCGCATGCTGCGCTGCTTGCGTGGTTGACACCGCTGCCCCGGCTCCGCGTCGCAAGACGGACAGCTAACCGCCACGCAGTCCCATACCTTGGTCATCGCTTCTCTCCTTTTCGCACCGCGTATGGATGCTTCTTGTCCCAGACCTGTTCACGCCAAGCCACGAGCGCAGCCACAAGAGCGAACAGCGCCACGAACGCGACACCGATACAGAATCCAATCAAGTCCTTCAAGAGTAATGCCTTCACCAAAGTCCACATGTTCATGGCTAGACGTCCCTGGAGCAGATAAGGCAGGTGTCGTATATAAACCCGGTCTCCACGGCGCTGCTGCCGTCTGGGTTCTTGTGGTCGCAGGCGGACCTGAACGCCGCTATGACTGGCTGCCAAACCAGTTTCGCTTCTTCATACGCCAAGCGCTTTTCTTCGAGCGCATTGCGCGCCGTCGCTAATTCGGCTATCTGTACTTGCGTCATCTTGTCTCCTTCAGCTTGTCCAGCGCTTCCCTTGCAAACAACCACGCCCGGACGAAGTTAGGCGCACCGCTGTATAAGTTGGTACTGCCGTCCTCGTTGCGATTGAAGTCCAGCCGCACGATTTCCTCCAGCGCTCTTACTGCGATATCTTCCTTCTTCTTTGCCGCCATGGTTATACCCCATGCAAATAATCATACATCTCGATGGTACGTGCGTCGCTCTCGCGGGCTGACAACTTCAACGTCTCGCTACTGCCGCTGCACTCGACGCCCGCGCCGAACAGCGTGACCTCACCCGCCGAAACGAACTCCACGTCAGTATAGCCATGGTGTTCCAGTGCTTGCTTGAAGTATGACGCCATGACCACATGCACCAGCTCGTTCGGGAACACGCACGGCACGCTGCGCCGCAAGGAACCTTGCGAAACCTCCGCCATGACGTATTTCATCGTTTCCTCTCGGACTTCTTCTCGGCGCGCTCGTTCATCTGGGCCAGCTGTGCCGCGATCTCTCCTAGCATCTGCGCCTCCAGGCACGCTGCCTTGAGCAGCAGGTAGTCCATAGGCTGCTCGGAGCGCATCTCCTCGTTGATTTCTGTCACGATGGCCGCCGAAGCAGCCCTTATCTCTTCGCTCTTCATAATAGCCCTTTCATTTGGTAGAGTGCCTTGCCCCGAAACTCTTCGTGCTTCCGCCTTACAAGACTGGATTTGCTTCGTTGGTTCTTACCGATTCCTCAGCATACACAGCGTCGCCGTTGCTCAGGCGCGCCACGCCGATGATGCGGCTCTCCTTGTGGAACATGACGGTCTCACCAGTGACGGTAATACTGTCAGCCTCGATGGTGTGCGTGGAGGCCGTGAGCTTCGCGATGTACTTCATAGTACCATCCTCAGTTGGTGAAACACCTTTTTCCGAACTTCTTCGTCCAAATCCGCCTTGCGCTTCGCGCGGCGCTCCAAGGCTACTGGCGTGCGGCTACAGGGCCGCTCCGTAATGATCTTGCAGAAATTCGGCACGTAGGCGTCCTCGCGACCGCAGGCGAACTGCACGCTCTCCCAGATGCCGCCGTTGATGTGCGTTAGCAGCACGCCGCCCGTCACCTTGCGCCTTACAACCTCGAACGGTGCTCCGCAGTCGGGGCAAGCCGCATAATAGATGTACTGCGTCGCGACCATGTCAAGCCCTCCACGCGATCTCGTCGCGTAGTTCCATGAACTGCTCCGTCCAGTCGTCCGCGTGCGGGAGCACGTGGCACAGCTCGGCCAGCTTGCCCAGCGTCACTGCCAGCAGCATCTGCAGCGCCGCATTGTCCAACGTTGGCTTCATGCTGGGCACGCAACTAGTGCACAGGTTCGCCTCCTCAATCTTGGCAATGCGGCGAGCCTTGCGTAGCGCCGCCGTTCGCCGCGCGTCCATGGCGCGCTTGAACTCCTTCGGCTTGCCGATGTAGCTCTCCCAGCACTCTGGGTCCAGCTCGTACGCCCTTTGCTTCACCGCTTCGTCGTATGGCATTATCTTCCTCCGTCCAGAAACCACGCAACCGCCTCTTCCACGGTGGCGAACGGTCCGGTGCCCATCGACGGCTTCTCGCCGTCGTAGCAGAGCCGCCGGACCTTCTTCGTGCGCACCACCTTCACAGTGGCGTAGCGTTTGCGTTCTTCCCTGATCATGGCGTTGTAGGCGCGAGAGATACTGCGTCGCAGAACCGGATTCGTCGTCGACCACAGCTGCCGCTGCTTGGTTTCCTCCAGCTGCGCACACTTGCCCTCCACGACCCAATTCACCACCGCCGGATGCATTATCATTTGAACTCCATTCCCGGTCTCAACCGCCACACGTGCCTGAATCCGTGGTCGCGCTTCGGGCACGGCTCTACCCAGCTGGAACTGGCGCTCTTCTTGCCGCAGAGAGCGCATTCGTATTTTTCGGGCAGCGCCGCCGCACTGTCGGGGCGATCCTCCGCAGAGCGCTCCGTCTCCTCGCCGTCGTCGATCTCGGCAACGAGCGTGACCTTCGTATCCAAGGCACCGCCCATATTGATTCTTTGTAGTAATTTATCGTGGAATTTGGCAACGGCCTGCTCCGCCGTAGCCGCCTCTATATCGTTGTACTCCGTTACGCGAATACGATACGTTTTATTCATGGCTACTTCCTTTCGTTGGAGCGCGCAAATCCAACTAACTGCTCCGGTTCAGCGTAGTAACGCTTGCATGTGCGGCAGTACAGCGCCTGTGACAGCTTCAGCTTATGAACCGGGCAGACAGGGTACTGCTCCCAGAACGGCGCACAGCTGTGACAGCTGTCACGCATGCTGTGGCCGAAAAGGCCATCGTTGATGACGCCGGGGCACGGCACCATGATTGCTTTGGTCTTCATCGCTGCTCCTTCTTACCGTACGCCGCGCAATTGTGCAGTTCGCCCTCGGCGTCGAACAGTCGCCAGCCGGTCTTGGTCTCGACCCAGTGGAACCCGTCCTTACCGCAGTAGCGGCAGCTTACACTCCGCTCGTCGTCTTCCTCGTGCGCCATCATGGCATCGTCAAGGTAGTACGAAGCCATCGTATCAGAATCGAACATCATCGCGCACCTCGCAGTTCCAGTGGTGTATTGTCCTCCACCTTGCGGTATACGCTCTTGATGCGCTCCGCTGCGTCGTGCTCCGTTAGAAATGCGTACAGAGCCTGAATCTGTGCCCGCGTGAACGCGATCGGAATCTGCCCATCGGGGTAATCAAACTTCAGCTTCTGCGCCATCACAGCACCTCCCAAAGATCATTCAACAGCATGCCGACGTGCTCACCGCGCGCGTTCTGCGGCGACTCTGTCAACAGCGCGGAGAACGACTCGTCCTCGCCCAGAAGCAAGGTCTCGCGCTGCTGCGGCGTCAGGGTGCCGAGCCACACGTCCAGCGACTCCACGTCGTTGGAGTCCACACCCTCCGCGCAGGCCGGATCGGTGGCCGAGCTCTCGCCGTGCAGCGCCCTGTCCTCGGCGAGCAGCCGCGCGATGTTCGGATACTTCGCCAAGAACGGAGCGTGCTCCGCTGTCGGATGAGTGGCCTCCGCCTCGGCGATCTCGGCCAGCGCGGTAAAGCAGGCGAAGAAGGCGCCATTGTAGATATTCACGCCGAGAGGATTGCGGCGCTTGGTCTCGTGCCAAATGGCACGTACGATTTGCGCCATCTGTGTCCAAGTTGCCCAGGATAGGTCTAGCAGGTTGCTGCCGACGGAGTCGGACTCGAATGCTTCCAATTCTGTTTTCATGTGGTAGACGTCCTTCAAACGCCTGTAACCATTATAAGCCTTGCGTAATAATACACAGTGTGAGAAGAATGCTTAGTACAATACTGACGTATACCAGGACCTTCATCGCAGTCGCTCCATCATAAACAAGTGAAGTTTGACCATTTGCTTCGCCGACATACGCCATCTCTTGCTCTGTCAGGGCCACTGCACCACCTTTCCACCATACGCGCGTCGACGACCACGCTCAGGCGCGTAAACTTGCACTCGAACAGGCCGTCACCAAAATCTTTAGTGAGCAAGCCCCGCATGTCAGCATGCACAGCGAGCTCGTCGTAGCCGCAAAACGCCGCCTGTACTGCCCGCGCCGCCACGTCGATCTCCGCCACTCCGTACTCCGTGAGTCGAACCCAGTCCCCGGTCCTCATCCCTCCGCCTCCGTGCGCAGCGCCGCGTCCTCCAGCCCGACATAGAGCAGTCCCAGCGCGGCCCTTATGCCGATGTGCACGGCGTCCTCCACAATGCTCGCGGCCTCGCCCTCGTAGCCGCCTTCCAGCGCGCCAGTCGCCTCCTGCCACTCGTCCAATCGATGTAGCGCTTCGCGCACCGCCTTGGCCACTTCGCCCTTGGTCATGCCAGAATCCTCTTTCTCAGCTCTTCGTCCGTCTCTCCGTCGCGCCTGCCCGACTTGGCGAGTCGGTCCAGGTCCTCGCCGATGGCCGTCAGCGGAGAAGACGCCAATAACAGCGCGCGAAGATTTTCTTGTGTCTGCCATCCAAGCCTAGCCACTTCCTCTAGCATCACATAGTCGGACGAGCCTGCCGCCGGTCGCACGCCGAACAAGGCTTCATATCCTTCAAGCAGAGCCGCCAGCATACTGGCGTAGGTCGGCCAAGGCGGAGCGCACGGAGTAAGCACTACTTGCACATCGACCAGCTCGCTGAGCGGCAGCGTGGACTCACGCGGCAGCACCTCCGCCAACAGGTCGGGCTTCATTGTGGCAGCACCAGCCAACAGCGCGACTACTTGGAACAGCTCTCTTCTATTCATTCGCGGCTCCTTTCTGCACCCCGGCCCGTATGCGCCACAGCTCCTCGGCCTGACACGCATGACCCTCCTGCCCGAACAAGTCGCTCAGGCCGGACGCCCGCGTGATCAATGGCATTAGATGTGGATTCTCTTCCATGTAGCAGTCCCACAGGTCGGCGTACAAGGCGCGCACCTCCTCTTGGTTGACGCAGCGCCGTCCCTTGGCCGCGCAGGGAAGCAGCCCGGTGCTGCCGTCAGAAAACACCTTGGCTCCCTGATACACATCCTCGATGGTGCGCCCGCCGCAGGCGCGCACTTGCGCATAAAACGCACTGAATCTGCGGTCACCACGACTACTGCATTCCAGATACGGTGCAACGCCGAATCTCAGCATCTGCCCGCCTTTCCTTACCCTCGCTCTTACGCACCCGCGCGTAGAAATCCCGCAGCAGCTCTGACGGCGGAGGCACTGGTAAACATAGAAGGCCTCTGAGCAGCGCCTTGCGCCTACTCTGCCGCAACGCCTTGCGTTCCGCGCCGGTCAGCCCGCGCTCCCCTCGTCGATGTCGATTACGCGCGCGTCCACCCACTGGAACGGCTGGCCGACCACGCCGCAGTGCTTGGACGCGACCGAAATTCCGCAGAACGCGCACTTGAACGCCATCAGCACGAAGTCGCCGGCCAGTTCGATCTCCATGCCCTGTGCGCTGCGCTGCGCCGCCCTGCTCCCCGCGCAGCAAACCACGTCTGGCGCGCACCGCGCCACCTCCTCCAACGACTTGACCTTCGCCCTCATCGCTCGCGCTCCCTCTGCCGCAGCAGCTCGCACGCCATGGAAGCGACCTCCTCATTCTCCGCAATGCTGGGCTCGCTGGCTAGTTCCGCCAGCCGCCCGGCGGCCAAAGGCTGCGGCGTCTCGACGCGCCATTCGCCTAGATAATACCTGCGGTAGTCATCAGCCTCGCGGCGGCGAGGCTTCAGGAATTCTTCCTTGTACCACGGATTGTCCATACTCATCGCTGTCTCTCCTTGTAGTGCCATCACTGCAACTGCCTCCGCGCCTTCTTGGCGCCAGCCAGCAGCAGCGCCGCAAACTCTTCCGTCTTCTCGGGCGTGAGCAACATAGTGGTGTACTCTATATTCGTCACGTAGACCCGACAGTCCTTAGTCCAGCCTACTTCGATCTCGCCGTCGTGCTCCATCCATTCCTCCTGCGTCCCTGCGTCCCTGCGTCCCTGCGTCCCTGCGTCCCTGCGTCCCTGCGTCCCTGCGTCCTACTGCACCCGCTTACCAGCGGCGAACTTCCTACTATCGCCGACGATACGCTGCTGCGGACGCTCGGCCTCGTACATCTTACCGGCTGGGGCTGCGCCCATTTTGCGATACTGGTCCACATTACGGAGCGCCCACAACCTACTGCGCGCACCATTGATAATAGCGCCATTCTGCCCATTCGCAATCCGGAAGGCTCCGGCATTACTCAGCGCAGCGCTCAATGCCTTATTACCGGCCTTGCCTTTACGACCGTCCTTGGCCTCCCACACGTCCAGCAGGTCTTCCGTGCGCCATAGGTCAAAGGTCTTGTCTCCGCGCAGAATACTGTCTGGATCGCGCACAAGATCGTGCGCCCAGTCTTCAATCTCGCTACGCCCCGCCACGGCCATCTCCAGCTTGGCGTGGGTAATGGGCGCGTGCGCCGTCGGCTCGAATCCGGTCAGGTCAACCTCGTTCTGGAAGTAGTAGAATAGGCGCGCAGCCCCACCGCTATCCCACCACTTACGAATGGCAATATACTCCTCCTTATCCAGCGTCTGCTGGTCCACGTGATGGATAAAGTAGCGCCGGTCGGCGTTCTCAATATACAGCGCCGACTCGCTGTTGGACGTAAAGTAATAGTTAATGCAGTCGCGCACGCGGTAGGTCTTACGATTCTTGATGTTGATGATGACAGAGCGGCGCGTAATCATATCCTTGAGCTTGTTGGCGAGGCCGCGCTTGTCGCCGATGGATATCTCGTCGCCTAGTATGAATTGCTTATCGTGTGCCCATTCGGTGAATGGGCTGCTCAACTGGTCATGATCCACGGTGCCGAAGTTGCGCCCGTAGATGGCCTCCATCAGCTCGCCGATAAGCGTCTTACCAGTACCTTGCCCCTTGCCCCAGACCAGCATGGCGGTGTACAGCTTAGTGCCCGGCTTCTGGATTGGATAGGCCAGCCACTGCCGCACCCAGGTTTGGTGCTCCGGCGTGAGGCTGCCGAATACCTGCTTGAACAGCTTCTCCCACGGCGCCATGGTGCCGGTACGCTTGGGCGTCAAGGGCCAGCGCTGCGCGTACCACGTATTGTACTCACCGTTAGCGGTCAGCATATTGGTGCAGGCAGGCTCGTAGGCCAACGCGGCCACATCATTGCGCATACGCCAACCAATCCACTCCTTGGCGGCATATTTGGTGACCATGCGCCCGCTGTCATCGGCGTGATCCTGATACTTACGGTTACGATACACAGTATCACTGAATACGGACTGGCTGTATACATTGCCGGTGTATAGCTCCACCACTTCCCCGGTGGTGCGTATAATGGCTACTTCGTCGTTCAGCCGATGCAGCTCCTGCCCCGGCCCTAGCTCCTCCGCTTCCTGCAAGACGTGGTAGAAGGCCTCGGTCCCGGCCTCCAGTCCGGCAGCCTCCAGCGCTTCCAGCTTCTTTTGGTTAGGACTCTGGCGACTAGACGACGAAGACGAAGTCGCCGCAACCACGTAGGAATAAATAAAGTCGTCCAGACCCTGCTTCTTACGGGTTCCGTCCTCCGCCTCTTCCCCCTCCGGAATGTGGGCGAACTTCACGTGCGCGCCGCGCATGGCCAATATATAGGCCAGACGACTGGCCGCCATACGCACCATAGGATTGGTCATGGCGTCGCTGTCAAAGCAGATGACCACCTTGCGGCCCAGCCAGTTGAATTTCTCTAGAATGGGGAGTAGCTCTTGCTTCTGCTTGCTGCTGCGCCAGTTATACACGCCGCCCAGCCCAATGGTGGGGAAGCCTACTTTGCAGGCGCAGGCTGCCTTCAGCTCGCCTTCGGTAATGATGATCTCTATTTCTGGGTTCTTGGCAATAACGGCCCAAGAATCGTCGAAGAGAGGCGGTAGATACACGCCGCACTGCGTATTCAGCGGTTGGGTGTAACGGCGCGGCTTCTTCGGCTCTTCGGTAATGGCCGCGAAGCCTCTGGATGGTTGCGTCTGTAGAAGACGGAAACGATAAAAGCCTTCGTCGACAGAACCGTCCAGCTTGAAGTAAGGTAACTGAAATCCGGCGTAACGTGGAAATAACGTCTCCGGGTCTAGATCATGATTCTCCTCGTACGGCTGAAACCGCAACTTTTTTACGTCGCCCGGTGTAAGGCAGCTTGTCTTGGCTTTCGCCAACATTTTTTCTCTTACTTCCCGCAGATCCAAGGCGTGCAACCCTTTCCTGTAGTGCTTCTAATCCAAGGCTGATGATTGCTTCTGTAATACGGCTTGCATTTAGAGGTTCGCCAGGTACACAACGTGTAAGGCGGCGCTTGTTTGCGCGTTGGCGCTGCTTGACTTCACTGTGAAAGGTAGCGTAGAACACTGGACCTTCCGCGAAACCAGCAGCGTACAACGCTTTCAGATTGGGTAAACGTTTCGTCTTCCACAGCTTCGCAGCGACAGCGTTCATCGTTGGATGCGGCTTCGGCTCGGGACGCAGCTGTGCATACATCTCTTCATAATCAGAAGGAAACATATCGTCGTCATCCAGAACTTCTTCGTTCTCAGTCCTCCGTTCTCCGTATAAAATTCGCTTAATCAACTGTAAGTGGGGACAGTCGGGTGGACTGTCACGAAGCTGCTCTAGAGCGCTGATGACCTCTAGATCGAGCGTAAAAGCCTTCATGAGTCGTGCCAAAGTGGCTCCTTATAGATTGTAAGTGGTGAGCTTCTATATTACTATAGAAGGGGCTTAAACGCTAGTTTGGAAAAGGCTCACCGGCGCGGCGCGAGGGAACCAAAAATGCAAGTGGCTGATTTATATACAGTTAGCCTCCCTCGTAAGGGTTCCCTCGTTACCACTTCCAAAACGCATATAGGGATAAAAATATATCTAATAATACTATAGATATTACATATACATATTATATAAATAACTTATAAGAGAATAATAGATTGAGGGATACCACCCAGAGTAGGCCAGTCGCGGAAAACCTTTCCCTCGACCATGATTGAGTGGCCATCTGAGGGATCGAGGGATTTAGAGCTAAGTGGTTGGAAAATAAGCTGTTGGATTCCCTCATTCTACAATTTAGTAGGTTCTGAAAAATAAATCCCCGTTTCGGATGACCCGGCGGTATGATGAAGCTACCGCGAAACGAACGTGTGATGGATTAGGTGGAATCTACGAAAGAAGCACGCTGTCTGAACGACGCCCCGATCAGCGCCGTCAGATTCAACGGGTGAAGCCCCTGACTAACGATCGGATTCCTTGCGAGAACTACATCTTGGATATTTGCGTACTGAGCCTTGAAGAAGCTGCACGTCTGGAGAACTACGGGATCTGGCCCACCTGCAAAGCACACTTACATGTGCGTAGGAAGAAAGCGCAGGAAGCGATTGAGGCGGAGACCCATCGGTTTGTGGGCGGACCGGACACGAAGGTGGGGTTCGTGTCGGCCATTGTCGCTACGGACTGCACTCGTGTCTGGTCTCCAGTAAGATGTCACGACGAATCCGGCAAAGCAATCATGGGGCTGCGCACGTGGGGCCTGCAGCCGTTGAGGTAACAACGAGATGAAGAAACAGAGTTCGGCTAAGAAATCTCGGTCGGCCAAGCTCGTCAAGGCGACACCCGTAACGACGAAAGAAGAGCGCCCATTGACGCCGTACGAGGCCGCCATCCACGCTTATATGACGAAGACGTGTGGTGCTGTAAGTCCGGTGCGTATATGTGGCTGAGAGCGCGCATAGGAATTGGGTTCACAATGGCTGGTGCGATACTCGGCGCACTGCGACCGAAGCGGCGCTTATAATAGTTACAGGCCGCTAGTAGGCGCGGAGGTTGGCTAGCTCGTTCCGGAGCTTGCTCTGTGTAGACGCTGTCTATGATTACCATTACGCTTGCTGCAGCAGTCGTCTAGAAGGCGACACCTGCTGGCGGCCTTATAATGATTGATGTTGGCACTGGATTCAGTGCTGAGCACCCGACGAGAGGCCCAGAAGGCTGTTCGGGAACTGTGCGGAATACGGAGGCAGAGCTTCATCGGGGCTGCCTCCCCGCAAAGTAAGTCATTGGAGGCAAGCATGCACGATTTGAAAGTCGGCAGCAAAGTCACCTTGGTGCAGCAAAGAGAACTACGTGTGAAAGAAGCATTCACCGTCGGCGCTACAGAGAGCCACAACGGGCTGGTATTCTACCGCCTGCGTGAAATTGAAGACGGCCTGTTCCTGCGTGAAAGTCTGGATGCACGGTAGGCTATAATTAAGTGTGCGCTGCTGCTATGTGAGATTCTAGGCGAGCAGCAAAGCACGACGGCGATTGGCGCAGTCTGGTAGCGCGCCTGCTTTGGGAGCAGGATGTCGGAGGTTCGAATCCTTCATCGCCGACCAAGTTTGAGTTGTGCAAGCGTTGTGCCGGAGTGGCTGAACGGCCAGCATCGCTGCTGGGGATGACCACCTCGTAAAGAGGCAACGGATTGCATGGGTTCGAATCCCATCAGCGCTTGCACATTAGTTCGGTGCCGAAAGGCCATATAGTAGCAATAAATGGGCTGCCACCGAACGCGCATTACGACCGCAGCAAAGGACTGGGCGGCTCGCGCATTAGAGGCTGGATTGATCAACCAGCTTACCGGTCCTGACATGATTGTCTCCGTCCGATGTAGACGGAGTGGTGGAGGCAAGCCTGTACGGATGCCCCGTAGTTACGCAAGGTATGAAGTGGATTGGAGAATGATTCGGACATGGGTTCGACTCCCATCGGGTCCACCAGAGAGTGCTTCAAAAAGCGGTATAAGTACGTAAGCTAGTGATGAGGGTGGTAGGATCGCAACCTGCTGCTAGAGGCACGGCCTCGAAGCGAGTCACGTGCAATGGTAAAGCCCTTGAAGCTGAGAAGTATTGAAGCACTCTCTTGTGGGCCTGTCATGGTTTCGACGGGTGTTTGAAAGTCCATGGACTTTGCCGGAACTGGTGCTCACCGTAACGAGAACTGAACCACAACTGCCACCCAACGTGACAGTACGCGGAAGAACAACGTGCTCGCATTCCGTGCTCGCACCGTTGCTCCGATGCAGCTGGCGGCCTAACAACCGTCGGGGCAAGCCGGATGAGTCCTGGCAACAGAAGAGGCCGGCAACTTTTATTCTTTGTGCGCGATCAGTTCAATTCAACCAGTGGGTTGGCCGCACAAAGCGCAGTTCGTGAGTGACGACGGGCGTCCTTACCGCGCCGCACAGTGCGCTGAGGCTGACCATGGCACCGCCTTGACGCGAACAGTCACAACCTGACGCCGCTGAGTGCCCTTCACACTTGGCGGCGTCTTCTTTATTTAACCCAAGGAGAACTACCGCATGGCGACTAAGAAGAAGGCGACTAATGCGCCTGCTTCCAAGAAGCCGGTTGCGAAGAAGCCTAGAGGCAATCCTCTGCCTCCAGGAAAGACGCACGATGGTCGTCTTAATAGAGCACAGAAATCAGCCGCAAACAAAGCTGTCACAGAGTTCAATATAGCAGCCGCTAAAGACACGCAAGCGGAAGTGATTGCCGCTACGAAGACTGCTGGTAAACAAGCTACTATGGGGCTGGTCACCACGCCAGCCATTCAGCAGAATAAGGGCAGGCCATGGGAATACGCACGTGTTGAGTGGACTGATCAACTTGGTAATGCTCTGTTCACACTGATATCTACTGGGCATAGTATGCGTGAAATCGCAGAGATAGAAGGCATGCCGCCAGTTGCGCAGATGTTAGTCTGGCTCGGGGAAAAAGAACACCCGTTCGTAGAAATCCGTACGCGCGCAAAAGACTTATTGGTGCCGCTCTATGAAGAAATGGCGCAGCACTTAACACTGAATACGAACAAGGGAACCATCACAGTTGAACGGCAGGTAGTTACTAAGGACGGAGATGTTGTGGACACCGTCGAGACGCGTTACATTGACAACGTAGAGCGAAGTAAACTGGCGCTTCAGGGCATACAGTGGACTCTCGGCCATCTCAAGCCCAAGAAGCACGGACGGAGCCCTGACAACTCCGGAGAGAAGCCCAACGAGCAGCTGGAAGGCCTGTTCGCGGCGCTGAAGGCAGGGCCGAAGGAGTAGTCACCATGACCGTAGCCATTGCACCTGCGCCGCTAGACACGTCAGCGCAGGCCTTCAGGATAGAGCTGGCGCAAAAGCGCTGGGACTCGTTGGACGAACAGGGCCGGGAGGCGCTATTCTTGCTTGCCTATGCTTATTACCTACGCCGTGCAGCGGAGGACGATGGTTTCGCGTAGGGCGCTTTATGCCAAGTACGGAGGACGATGTGCCTATTGCGGTGAACAGTTGCCCAAGCACGGTTGGCACCGTGACCACGTTGCGCCCATTATTCGTTATAGAGGCGTACGATACAGTTTCAGCGGTCGCAATGGCTGCAAAAATCCAGAACTACACACCGTGGAGAATATTGTGGCCGCTTGTGCCGCATGCAACTTAGATAAGGGCAACATGGATCTGGAGACGTGGCGGGGCAGCCTACGGTGGCTGGGCTGGCAGCGCGGCATCGTGTTTTGGTTCGAGAGGTACGCATGCGAAAATTCTTAGCTTGGTGGTACGGAGCTTGGTGCTTCCGGTAAGGAGTAGAGTGTGGAAACGAACCCGGAGTACTGGCTTGGCTACATCGTGGGGTTGCTTACTTGCATCGTCATCATGAAGCTCTTAGGGTTCCATAGATGATAGTCGAGGCACCTACCGAACTCATTATGAAGCCGTTCGGGCGCAAGAGCCACGACTTCATTATGCGTGACCCGGCGCTGGACAAGCGCTACAACCTGCTTATCGGCGCAGTACGAAGTGCGAAGACCTTCACGCTGGACGCCAAGACCATCGTGCAGCTCTCCCGCTATCCGCTACCGCCTAACGCCAAGCGGCTCATGACCGGGGCCACCAAGCAGACGCTCTACCGCAACGTACTCATCGATCTATTCAACATTGCCGGCCAGTCCAACTACAGCTACAACCAAGCTACTGGCGAGCTGTGGCTGTTCGGTAAGCAGTGGTTCTGTTTGGGCGCGAAGGACGAAGCATCTTACCGCCAGATCCTTGGAATGACCGTCGGCCTGACTGTGGGTGACGAGGTGGTGGAGTACCCCAAGAGCTTCCTGGCGCAGAACTTCTTGCGTATGTCGCCAACAGGCGCGCGCTGGTACGGCTCCACCAACACCGGTAATCCGTACTGTTACCTGAAGTCGGAGGTCATCGACTCTACGGAGTTCCAGCCGGATCTGGAAATCATCAACTTCAGTCTGAATGACAACCCCAACATCGACGAGGCGGCCAAGAGGGCCATCATCGCGTCGCAGACCGGCGTGTACTACAAGCGCTACATCCTGGCGCAGTGGGTAGTTGCCGAGGGCAGTATCTATCGTGATAGCTTTTCTGAAACGGCTAATCTATTCGATGGTGTGGTGGTGGTTGATGGCAAGCAGGTAGAGCTGCCTGCTGAGCCGCTTGGCCTGCGTGCAGCGGGCGGACACGTCGATCACTGGTTCAGCGTCGATCCGGGTGTCGATCACGTTCAAGCGCACTTGGAGTATTACGACGACGGTGATGTTGTATGGATCACGCGGGAGCAGCGCTGGGATAGCCGTAAGGAGATGCGGCAGAAGACCGACGGTCAGTACGTTGACGACCTTATCCAGTTCGGTGCCGAGAAGCACCAGATTATCGTGCCGCCCGAAGCAGCTTCCATCAAGGCCGAAATGGTGCAGCGCGGGTTGTGGGTCACCGATGCTGATAACAGCGTCAAGGAAGGCATCCACACCGTCGCCACTCTGTTCCAGCGCCGCAAGCTGAGGATTAGCAAGCGCGGTTGCCCGGAGCTGGCCAAGCGCGTTCCGAACTACAGCTGGGACGACAAAGCGGCCAAGCGTGGCGTGGAGCAGCCGCTGAAGATCGAAGACGATGACTGTGACTCCATGCGATACGGAGTCCATGGCAAGATACCGCAGTGGCGCGTAACGGGAGGTTGATTATGACGTGTGATAGAGCACCCAAGGGCTGGCGCTGCACTCGGTTCTACGGGCACGCAGGGCCGTGTGCTGCGGTCAAAGTACCGTGGTATACGCGGTTGCTGAACGCGGTAGGAACCGCAATCGGGCAGGCTAAGTTCGGAGGCTAGTGATGCAAGAAGCACCAAGCAAGGCACGCAGGCATAATGCACCCTCAATGCTACGTACTGAGCGGCGGCGCACTGGCATCACCTTTCGGCAACAGAAGCGGCGCGGCAATGAGCAACTTCGTGCAGTCAGCAGGTGGCCCGCGCAGAGCGTGTTTACGCGCATGGTGAACAATCGCGCTTCGCGGAATCTGCGCAATCGTCTTATGTGCGACGTCACCGCGCACGAAGTAATGACCGCTTGCGCCGCCATCGGCAAGCAGCTTCGGAGGGACCGTGAATGCGCTACATCGAATTACTGAATAGTCCGCTGCTGGTTATTGTAGCACTCCTTATCTTCTTCCTTGTGTTCCTACGTCGTACACACCTCGACTTTCCGGCCTTCGTCACCGCCGTGAACAACATCAGCAGTCAGCCGTTCGCGCTGCTGGTACTGGTCATCGGTTTCTGGATGCTGGTCGAGTGTAAGAAATTCGGAATTGACACTACCATCGCTGGCGGCGTTATCGGCGTGGCATCCAATATGCTGCAGGCGCAGTTGAAAGAAGCCGCGCATCCACCCGGCTCTATCGTCAAGACTGAATCGGTAACAGCCACGCCACCCATCACGGATGCCGTGGAGGAAGCGGCCAAACCAGTCGCACTGCCTCTACAGGGGCGCGCATACAAGAACATCAACCTCAAGTAGCAAGGGAGAAAACAATGAACATTTTCAAGTCAGTATTCAACGGTATTAGCTCTGCGGCGCACTCCACGGTCGCGTGGCTGGAGAAGGAACTCGTGGCCTTTACGAAAGCAGCGCCCAAGCTGGAGCAGATTGTGGACGCCGGTCTGGCCTATATCGGACCGGTGCTACAGTTGGCACTTACTGCGACGGGCGAAGGAGACGCCGCCAAGATCGTAGGCGACGTTATCCACGAGGCGCAGGCCGACCTCACCGCAGCCAGCGCGCTGGTCACGGACTTCGGGCCGACGCCTACTGCTGCCAGCGTGTTCGCATCGGTGGCAGACCATCTGAGTACGCTGCTGACTGATGGCCATGTCAAGAATCCGCAGTCCGTCGCCGCCGTTACCAAGGCCGTCACCGAAGTCGGCCTGCTTGGTTCGGCCATCGAGGCTGCTGTGAAGGCGTTGGAAAGCGCGTCCAGCACCCCCGCTTCTGCCTAGTCCGATGACGACGTATGAGTGGTGCAAGGCAGTGGCGCTGCTAGCTCTTTGTGCTTGCCTACTCGCAGTTGCGGACGCCGCACTGCGAGTAGCTAAGGCCGCAGAGGAAGTGACGCGTAAGGCGGGATCGACGCTGGTTACGATGCAGTCCACGCTGGACTCGTTCGAGAACGTTGGGCCGCAAGCCGTGAGCACTTTAAAGACGCTGCAGAATACGGCTGACTCGGTAGGAAAACAAGCCACCAAGTCGCTCGCCGTTACCGATAAGGTCGGAGCGGTGCTGGATGGCGCTACCGCCACGCTGGACGCGCTTAATCGTCCTTGCGGCACAGTGCCTAGCGCAGTCGTTAGTGCAGGGCACGCGGAGCCGATGTTCAATGCGCCACTACCGCCCGCGAAGAAACCTTGTGGTACGCTGGCCGACGTTAATCGCACGCTCGCCACGGTGCGCGGCACGTTCGGGCAGATAGAGGTGGCGGCAAATCACGAGAACCGCAACCTGACCACACTGGACGAGCAGGAGCGGCAGTTATACGCTGACATGCACGAGTCGGTGACCAGCTTCAACGCCTTGCTTACCTCGCCCGACGTTGCGCGCTTCCTCAAGGCTTCGGCTGACACTTCCATGCAAGTAAGCGCCATCGCCACTGACGTACACAAGGAAGCCGACAAGCTGACGGCTCCGCAGCCGTGGTACAAGCACGTGTACGCCTACGGCAATACCGGCGTGAATGTCGCGTGCCTACTGACGCACTCGTGTCCGTTCTAGAAGGAGCAGCAAGATGGACGCAGGAAATCCGCAAGAGCCAGTATACGGAGCGACAATACCGTCAGTAATGATGCTGGAGATGGCAATTGACACGCTGAAGGCGGCGTTCGTCAAAGCGATGAACGAGCCTGGCAGCCAGACGGGCAAACTGCTGATCGGCCAAGCGCAACAGCTCGCGTGTCTGGGTGCAGGCAGAATAGACGCGCTGGTCGGCGAGGGTACGTTCGAGCACAGTATGAACGAGTTCACGCAGGGCTACATGCTGGGTTTACAGACCGCTCGCGTGCTGCTCGCTGGGATGCCGAAGGCAGTGTTCAACGGAGTTCAAATCTAAAGCTGTTGCAGGCAGCCCGCTAGCACAGACTGCCTCACGTTAGGCCTCCTGGGGCGCTCTATCCGGCAGGGCGGAGCGCCCATCTTTTTACCTGTTCGTAGGAGCAAAGATGTCAAATGATATCGCAGTAGCGCAAGAACTCCTTCAAGGGCCGAAGCCCATCAGCGTCGAAATCAGCACGCAAGACGTACAGATGCTGTTCGCCTGCCACACCAACCCGGAGCAGTACATGCAGCTCATACTCGCCAAGCTCAAGGACGCTGGCGCGCCGGTGGAGGGTACGCTGCGGCTGCGGCTGGCGCACGGCGCTGTTTGCAAACTCAAGGACAACCCCATGCAGGAGCAGGCCGCATTCGTCTACATGTGGCTACCCGAGCAGTACGTCCACGCCATTGCGCAAGGAGCAGCGCAAGCATGAAGGAAAATCTACTCGTCATGCCCAAGACCACGACTACCACCTGCGAAAAAGCGCGGGAGCTGAGCAAGCAACCCGGCGTTCGCATTTTCTGGAGACCCGGCGGCGTTATAAACTGGATGCTACCGGAGCTGGATGCGGCTCAGGTCTTGGAGGATTGAGATGGGATTCGAAGGTAGAGAAGGAACGATCGTAGTCGTAAACGGCAAGTGGTTCTACCGCCTGCCGAACGATAGTTTGCGGTTTGGCCCGTTCAACAGTGCCAGCGAAGCAGCTATTGCTCTGCGTGGTCGCGGCAAGGACGTCGCCCCGTTGGGCGACAGCACTGAGAACAAAGAGCACCCCAGCGAGTACGCGGAGGACTCAGCGGCGAAGGAGTTCGTGATGCGTGTCAAGAGCGGTGCCACCGTCAAGTGGATGACCGTCACGGCGACGGATCCAGAAGCGGCGAAGGCCGTCGCCGAGAAGCAGGGGCACCAAGTGTATGGCGAGCCGAAGCTGAAGCGCTTTACGACGGACGTCGCTCCGGTGGGCGACGCCGACGGTTTCAAGGAGGGTGAGCGCGTGTTCGTGAACACCACCCACGGCGGCGGAACCGGACTGATACGGGCCGTTAAGTCGAGCGGAGCGTACCTGGTGCGGCACATGGGAACTAACAAAGAGCTACCCGCGTCCGATCTGTCGCGCACGCAGTTCCAGGCCAAGGACGCCGGTCCGCTGGGCCAGCCCACAGGTCTTTCGCCGAAATACGCAGAGATTAGTGTTCTGGCTAGAGAGCTTGACATAACGAACGCAGCTGCGGAGAAGCTGTACAACAAAGGCAAACGACCGAAAGATAAAGCGCATGTGGAACAGTTGACGTACAAGCCCAGTAGAGCGAAGGACGCCGAAGTGAAGCCCGTCAAGTACACGCCAGCACCAGCAGAGCCAACAGTCAGCCCACAAGTAGCTAAGCTAGCACACGAAGCTGCACTGCGTCAGATTAAGGCTGGCGAGCGCATGCGTGGTGGGAAGGACGCCGAAGTAAAGCCCATTAAGTACAACGCCGAAGCCGTCCAGAAGGAAATCAACAAGGACAAGCGCATCGGCGGTAAAGAGGCCAAGGCTATCCACGCGCTGCTCAAGGGGCGGACGGGGGACTCGGCAGAACAGAAGCTGCAGAAGCGCCTTGCGCAAGTGAAGGACAAACAACATCTTCTGAATAACATCTTGAAACTCTTCGTTGCGTACCCGCCAAAAACAGCAGAAGATAAAGCGCTATATGAAGCTGCAAAGAAACAGAACGCGGCTTTCAAAGCCATCGACTCCGAGAACAAGGCGCTCGCACCCATCGCCAAGGTGATTCCGCGCTCACAGCGGCCCAAGGCGGAGGACGCAGGTACGTGGACTGTAACAATCCGTAACGCTTACTATCTTAGTCAGAAAAAGTACGTTACTGTGACAGCCTCCTCAAAGGAGGAGGCCAAGAAGAAGGCAGAGCCGGAGCGCGCTAAACTGGGGTGGGAGTGGCACATTATTAGGGCAGTGCCGTCAGGCAGCGCCACCGACGCCTCCCCCTTCGAGCGCGATACAGACTACGGCAGCGCCATGCTTATTATCCGCGAGGCGGAAGCAGGTAAGAAGCCAGCAGCTATTGCTAAGGAGACAGGATTTGACCTGCGCTTCGTGAACGACGTGCTGAATGGTAAGTACGGCAAGTCTAAGTCCGCATTGAAGAAGGCGCTGGCCAAGGACGTAGCGCCGGTGGGTGCACACGTCGGCATGATGGGCGTGAACGCGGACAAAGCCAAGGCGCTTGCGAAGAGCCTGGAGCGTAACGGCTTCGAGTATCGCTTCCCCGTCGATCCGCCAACGGAACAGATGGTCAGTCACGGCTTTGTTCGTCGTAACGAGGGCGGCAAGAATGAGTGGCGCGTGCTCAACGAGCGCAAGAATGGATTCCATAACATCACCGGCGGCAATCTTGCCAGGGCCAAGGACGTAGCGCCGGTGGGCGACGCCTCCATGATCAACGTCAGCTACAAATTGAACGGGCCTACGGCATTCCAAGTTAACACTTCTCAGTTCGTTGAATGGGCGCGCAAGAACAAGAAGGAAATAGGGAACTTCGTGACCCGGTTGAAGGCGCTTCAAGAATTCACTGGAGATCCAAGGATTAAGGACTGGGAAACTGACTAAGAGGCAGCATGCCCCCACGAAAACCACCCGAGTTCGGACCTACACAGCGACTGCAACGAGCCTATGAACGCGGCATCCGTGAAATAACGGGCCGCGTTTTATTGTCTTCAAAAAAGAAGCCGGAGCAGTCGTTCAATCAATGGCTTGCCGACCTAGCACGGCGCAGCCAGGAGAAAGACATCCAGAACGCAGCCGAGCTGCTCGCCAAGCGTATGATCTTCCATACGCAGAAGACCAACTGGCGCACGTGGCGGGAAGCTGCCAGTCGTTCCAGCCGTGCGCCAATGCTGTACAAGTTATTAGAAGCTGAGATGCAAGGAGCTACGGGTGCGCGAGTTCACCAGCTTGTACGGGAAAACGCCAAGCTCATCTCTTCGTTACCGCTGGCAGCCGCCACTACACTCACAGACGAGATTGCTAAGGCGCAGCAGTCAGGCGCACGTCCCAAGACCGTCGCAAAAATGGCCCAGAAGCGCTTCCCTGAGCTTCTTCGTTCCCGCACCCATCTTATCAGCCGGACGGAGACGGCCAAAGCGAGTACGGCACTAACGCAAGCACGCTGCGAACGGCTGAATGTGGAGTGGTATCAGTGGGAGACCAGCCAAGACCAGCGTACCCGTAAAAGTCATAAGCACATGGACGGTGTGATCGTGCCATGGGGCCACGCACCATCACCTGAACTACTGGTTGGCGAAAAATCGCAAGGAAACTACCAAGCGGGTGAGATCTACAATTGTCGCTGTGTTGTCATTCCTATTCTTACGCTGGACGATATTCAATTCCCAGCGCGTGTTTACTGGAATGGCCGAATTACGACCATGACCAAGCCACAATTCAAGAAAATTGCCGTGGGCCTAGAAGAGCGTGTAGCGGCCTAAGTAAGAAGGAGCCAGTGTGCCTAAGAAACTTCTCTTCATTGTGTCACTACTTTGCGCATTGTCAGCTACTGTTGGCTGCAAAGTAGTGCGTGCGCAAGGCCCGCCTACAGCGGGCTACGTAGTCTATCAGAGCTACACGCCTGCGGGCTCTTGCGCGTATCCTAACTACCTTACTGTTGTTAACACCAGCACAACAGCTGGTGGCGGTGTCTACCAGTGTACTGGTACGCCGCTCACTTGGCAGAAGGTTGGCACCGCCAACGGCGTTCAAAGTATTGACACACTTACCGGTAACTTTTCATTTACTGGGCCGGGTGTTTCTCATATAGGCAATACGTACACCTTCAGCGGTACGGGTACTGGCATTGGCAGTATCGCTTGGGCGCTGCCTTCATGGCTGGCTGCTTCGCCCACTACTCTGTCGTCGTCCGGTACGCAGACATTCCAGAGCGCCACAGGGCAGACGTCGCACCTCGTACTGGGCACTTGCGGCACGGCAACGAGTGTAGGTCTCTGCGCGCTTACCGCTGGTGACTTGCCTGCTCTGCCCTACCTGCCGAGTGGTACGCAGCTGCCGGTTACGCGCACGCAGCTGGCGCACCAGTTCATCGCTAATTACGATTCCGTTTCTGGCTTGTTCGGTACTGCGCAGCCGTCGTTCGCAGACATAACTGGCACGCTCGCTGCGGCGCAGATACCCACGCCTACTGTGGGTGCGCTGGGCGGCGTACAAGCTTCCACTTCCGTGGCCAATGAGTTTCTCGATTACATTGGCACCGACGGCGCTCCGCACGCGCGCAGTATCGTAGCGGCTGACGTGCCTGTGCTGAATCAGAACACCACCGGCACTGCCGCCAACCTGTCCGGCACGCCAGCCCTCCCCAATGGCACTACGGCGACTACGCAAACGCTGGGCGACAATACGACCAAGCTCGCCACGACCGCGTTCGCGCTCGCCAATCGCTACATCACCGCACTGACCACCACCGGGACTAGCGGCCCAGCCACAGTGTCCAGCGGGACGCTGAACATACCGCAGTATTCCGGCGGCACCATGACCTGGCCCGCAGCAGCTGGCATTGCGAATTATGCGGGCAGCAATGCGTGGGGCTTGTCCTACAGTGCCTCAAACCAGATTCCGGCCTCGTTCATCGCAACGTTGAATCAGAACACGACCGGCACGGCGGCAAATCTTTCCGGCACGCCAGCACTGCCGAACGGCACAACGGCAACAACGCAAGCGAATGGAGATAACTCAACTAAGCTGGCAACCACGGCGTTCGTAATTGCGAATGGGAGTGGATATACGCTGCCGCAGGCTACGACCTCTGTGCTGGGCGGCGTGAAGTGCGACGGCACCACCATCACCTGCACCAGCGGCGTCATCACTGCCGTGAGCGGCGGAAGCGGAAATACCACGTCCACTTCGCTGACTACCAACGTTCTACCGCGCGCGAACGGACCAAACTCCATTATCAACTCCGCGCTATCAGACGACGGTACGACCGTAACATCAGCAGAGCCAGTTGTAGTGGCTTCTATTGGAACGAATGGCCTTACTCCAGGAGCGGTAAAACTTACAGCTGGTGCAGGCAGCATCGCAGCATTGCCAGCCAACTCTGCCGGTCTTGCGGCGCCAGCGACAGGAGGCACGGCGTACCTGTTAAAGCTGCCCGCCACAATTACAGCTGGCATTATTCATGCAGCAGCGCCAGCAACGGCGGATGGCGTGAACGAGTCGGCTGTCACGTCCAGTGCGGTCAATCTGGCTACAGCGGACGTTACTGGCAACCTTGGTGTAAGCCACCTCAACTCCGGCACTAGCGCTTCGGCTTCTACCTTTTGGCGCGGCGACGGCACGTGGGCTGGTGCAGGCACGGTCACGTCTGTAGCAGTGACGGGAGCGAACGGCATCGGTGTAAGCGGCTCGCCTGTGACTTCCAACGGTACAATTGCTTTGACGCTCGGCGCCATCACGCCAACCTCAATCGCCACCAGCGGCTCCACACAAGGCGTAGCGGCGCTGGGCGTCGGCACCGGAACCATCGCCACCGGTTCGCTACCAGCCAATTACGTCGGCTTTGCTGGTCCTGCTTCTGGCACACCGGCATATTTTCTGCAACTGCCAGCGGCCAATCCTGCCGGGCAAGTGATGAAGTTCGCTACACCTTCTACAGTTAACGGAATAAGCCAGTCGGTCGGCACATATATTTCCACAACCAGATCCTTGGGATGGTCGTTCGGCGACGTGGCAACTGGCTCCGCGCTCACCACGTCTGAAGTAGGCTACATCACCGTTCCATTCGCATGTACCATTACCGGTTGGCACATCATGGCCGATTCTGGCACAGTGACCGTCAAGACGGCGCGCGTGAACGGCGGTACGGCGCTGCCAACCGTAGCTTCTAACTCAATCTCTACCTCTGGCGTTTCTCTTGCGACCGGAACCAAGATCGACTCGACGACGCTGACCGACTTCACTTCTACTTCCATAGCGGCTAACGACACTCTTGGTTTCTTCATTACCGCAGTGAGCGGGGCCAAGCAGGTAACGTTTAGCCTGGACTGCGCGCAATGAGAAAACTCATAACGCTGTTTCTAATGCTGTTGGTGGCGCCACTGGCGCATGCGGTATCCGCCACCTATGTGACCGGCTGCGTGAACCAAATAGCCAGTTCTGGGCAGTCGGTCACATGCACTTATGCAACCAGTCAAGCGGTCGGAACTCTGCTGGTAATCTCGTCAAAGCACGACAACACCGCTGGCGACGCCCTAACCTTCGCCGCGACCGTAGCTGGTGCCACGGCGAGCTGCACTTCTTCTGGAAACGTACAGACGCAGACCGGGCTGTTCACTAGTACGTGGGCAGCCTGCCTTGTCACAGGCGCAGGCACCCCGGTCATTACGGGAACCTGGGCCGGTGCGACCACGGACGGCTTCATTTCGATCGAAAGCGGGAGCTACACGGCCACGTCTGGATTCGTATCGGCCACCGTGGACAAGATTGCCCCTTCGGTGAACGCCACCAGCACCACATGCAGCTCTGGGACTACTGGTGTAACCACCAACCCTAACGAACTGGTGGTGTTTACGTGCGATAACTGGAACGCCGCGCAAACTTACGGGGTAGCTCCGTCCGGGTTCAGTGCCAACCGTTCGGCTTCTTCACGCAACACCACTGGATGGTGGGATAAGTCAATCACCGCAACTGGAACGCAATCAGCTTCTACTACGATTGTCAGTGATGTTTCTATTGGCACTGTACTGACTTTCCAGTTGAATTCAGGAGCTAGTGCTTCTACACGTGGCAAAGCGGTGATGTTTTGAAACGGCTTGCGTTGCTCGTATTGTTGCTATTGCCTGAGACTTGCTTAGCCGGTAATTGGTATGTCAGTAAGTCGGCTTCTGGTACTGGCTCTGGTACGAGCTGGACGAACGCATGGACGGATTTCAACTCCATCAACTTCGCCTCGGTAGCCTGCGGAGACACTATCTGGGTGGCGGGTGGTAACTACACCCAAGTTATTACACCGACGAAGGTGTGCACCAGCGGTAGTAGGCTTACCATTCAGCGCGTACTCGCCACCGACAGCGTTCCAGTAGCCGCTCCCGGTTGGTCAGCAGGCTTCGATTCCACGGTGAACACAGCTGGAGCAGTTTGCGATTTAGAAGGTGACTACACAACCATCAGCGGCAGAATACCGGGTGGCTGGGTAGGCACGACTTCCGTTGGCGGCGGTAACAGCTGCGTCGGAGCGCTGACACGCTCCATTACTGGCGACACACTTGACCACATTAAATTCGCTGGACCGGCCTGCGCTCCCGCTGGCAACTGCTCAGTCGGCGCTTACGGCATCAACATCGTGCCCGCAAGCAATACAGTGACGAACTTCACAGTTCAGTACTGCGAACTCTTCAACATGAGCGAGACTTTCCGCGAGGAGAATTGGCAGAACTCCGTGGTGCAGTACAACTCCATCCACGACACGTTCAACGACGGCGTGGATCACGAGGACATCGTATACAGCTATCCGTTTGGACCAAGTGGTGTGGTCATTTGGCGCTACAACACCATTTACAACTCGCCCAACGATGGCATCTTCTTCGAGTTCGGCGGCGCGGATAACTTTCAATTCTATCGCAACGTATTCTACGGGTCGCAATTCTCGCTGTTGACTACTAAAGCACCTGGAACTTACGGGCC